TCGTTGTTTCTATTCGATGCCTGGCGAGGGGCATTGGTACGAATATTATAAGCAAGAGGATGTTCCTTACTATAAGGAAGATGATGACGGAAATCGTCGTTGTAACCTGTTGCGTTCTCCGTACTACTTCGACAGCTGCACCTTCTGCCGTGTGTACACGAACGGCAACGCGAGCGCCAGCGGCGCCAGGCGTTCCGATGGCCTCGCCCCCGCTTTCAGTTCCTAATCTCAAATCAAATAAAATCCGTCCTCGAAAGAGGACGGTTACATGGGGACATAGCTCAGTTGGGAGAGCACCTGCCTTGCAAGCAGGAGGTCGTGAGTTCGATTCTCATTGTTTCCACCAGATCGTGCCATGTTGGTTATGTTGGCGTTTGTGCGGTTCAGTTCATTACTTGACTGCTATTCCAGCTAAAAACCTATCGGCTGCAGACGAGGTTCTACGGACGCATGGCCTATTTCGGAGTATAGCTCAGTAGGTAGAGCGCACGACTGATAATCGTGAGGTCGAAAGTTCGACTCTTTCTACTCCGACCATAAAATTAAATATGGGGCAGTAATGGGTTCGACGGGGTTTTGATAGGACGAAATACGCAGGTATGGAGACCGCCTAAGGCTCAAACAAAAATGAAATGACAACGATTCTATTGTGGTTATGATTCATCCCGCTCTGTATGCTGTTATGGAGGGTATTGCTGCTTAATTGCAGTTGATGAATGCTTAAACGATGCACTTTTAGTCTGGGTAAGCATCTGCGGTAATAAAGAATCAGACTGACATTGCAGTTTTCCTTATCACTGTGAAAAGAAATAAGGTGGTGGAGGTCGCAAAACTGGTGCGGCTCTGAGCTGGTTGATAGCACCACGCAGCTCGTCTTAGGGCAAAATGCAAATTGTTATCTATTGCGTAAGAATGTTTTGTTCATGTAGGAATTTCGGACAGGGGTTCGATTCCCCTCTGCTCCACGGCATCAGGAGAGAAGCCTGCTCGTGGCGATGCTGCTTTTACTGATTCTCTCAAAAGCAAATCTGGGTATAGCTCAGTAGGTAGAGCGCGTGATTTGGGATCACGAGGTCGCTGGTTCGAGACCAGCTACTCAGACCATAAAAGGCACACACAGCAACTTTGGAGGATTTTCTTGCGGATAATAGAAAGTACTTAAGTGCCTTGCAGTTGTTAGAGACGCTTACAGCAACTTCAAATTTCTATACATAAAAGATTAGTTTGATTTTATCTGTTGGGTGTAAATGATGTTGCGTCTCGTTGAGAATATTGGTTCGTAGCTCAATGGTAGAGCATCCGACTGTTAATCGGAGGGTTGTAGGTTCGAGTCCTATCGTTCCAGCCATATTGGTGTCGCAACGTACTGCGACTTAATGATTGTCTGAATGGATGACAGCGCCAATTTTATAGCGGAGTGTAGCAGTGGTAGCTTACCAGCCTCATAAGCTGGTGGTCGTTGGTTCAAATCCAACCTCCGCCCCCATGCCCGTCAACATAAGAGGTGGTTACTCTATAAACCGTAGTTGGAATGAAACCATCATGTCTGGCAGTGATGACTTTTTGCAAGCTTTTAGAGTAAAACCTTGCTGCGACCCAACAGCATAGAGTTGGAGGCAAGGCCAATGCCTTGAATTGGCCTATTTGTCCGGTTAGCTCAGCAGGTTAGAGCATCTGCCTTACAAGCAGGAGGTCGGCGGTTCGATTCCGTCACGGGACACCACGAGTCATTATTAAGACAACTAAGACTCTAAAAAATGATTGTCTTCTTTGTGTGGGTATGATGTTTAACGGCAAGCATTTCTGCCTTCCAAGCAGACTGTGCGGGTTCAAATCCCGCTATCCACTCCACTCCGAACATTTGTGACTTCTCTACTTGACAAATTGGTTTGGAGAAATGCTGTGATCGCAGGCATTCAATAATCGTCGAACCTTTTGAGAGTTGGTAATCTCACGGTAGTCCACAGCCCGTCAGTGAATGTAGAGCCAAGTGGAATATAACCTGTCGTATGAGATGGTCGCATCTCTTGTTGTATGGCGACGGCTATATAATTGCGATGGGAAATATACGGGTATGGCGGAACTGGCAGACGCGCCAGATTTAGGATTTGGTGGGCAACCGTGCAGGTTCGATTCCTGTTACCCGTACCACGAAGAGCGCATACAGCAACCTTATTTATGGAATCAACTTTTAACTGATCAGCCAAACAAGGCGCTCTGTAATTAAAATATGCTGGCGTGGTGGAATCGGCAGACGCGACGGACTCAAAATCCGTTGGTAGAGATACCGTGTGGGTTCAAGTCCCACCGCCAGCACCATATGCGCCAGTAGCTCAATCGGATAGAGCAAAAGATTTCTAATCTTTAGGCTACGGGTTCAAGTCCTGTCTGGCGTACCAAATCAATATTGGGGTATAGCCAAGTGGTTAAGGCACGGGACTTTGACTCCCGTATCGTTGGTTTGAGTCCAACTACCCCAGCCATTTATATGCTCCCATCTTCTAATCGGTATAGGAAGCCGGCCTCTCAAGTCGGCAATACGAGTTCGAGTCTCGTTGGGAGTACCAATTTTATATGGTGCGTTGGACGAATTGGTAGAGTCACCGCCCTTTCACGGCGGAATTTAAGGGTTCAAATCCCTTACGCATCACCAACACGAAAGAGGTGTAAACTATGCCGCGAAAAGCAAGTTTATTATCAGTTGATAAAGAACGAAAGGTTGTAAAGAAAATTCCAGCATCAGATTGTGGAACTGGCGTTTTATGCAAGACCAGATCTGGAAAGGAATATTGCATTTCTCAGAATCCAGAAAAACACAAGCACACATTATGGTGCATTGTTGATGGTGGTTTTGAGAAGATCGCAACTGCCGATAGTCCATATGACTTATACCCTCTTGTAGATTGGGATAAATAAATGGCGTATTAGTTCAGAAGAGTAGAACACCGGCCTGTCACGCCGGAGGTCACGGGTTCAAGTCCCGTATACGTCGCCACATATATGAGGTTGGTGTAAATGGTAGCACTGCGGTCTCCAAAACCGTAAATAAGGGTTCGACTCCTTTACCTCATGCCAAAAAGACACTTGCAGCGATTTGTTTAATGAAACATCCTATTACAACCTCCATTGTATCACTACCCCTTCCCTTTTCCTTACAAGTGTCTTGTTTTATACTGGCGTAGCTCAGAGGAAGAGCAGATGACTCTTAATCATAAGGTCGTGGGTTCAATCCCCACCGCCAGTACCAAGTGGTTTTTTATGGTCGCTAATGCGGCCTTATATGGGGGAGCGCCAGAGTTGGAGAGCTGGGGCGGACTGTAAATTCGTTGCCTTCGGGCTGAGTTGGTTCAAATCCAACCTCCCTCACCAAAGCGTGTCGCACCACGCTTTATGAGGTGCGAGATCATATGATTCTGGCCTGCATATGGGCGGCTTAGGATGGATGGGTATGGCTATTCCCGTTGAAATACATATGAAAGCCAGTTATATGGCGGAGTGGTCGAGTCTGGTTTATGGCGCTTGTCTTGAAAACAAGAGGCGGTGATGAGCCGTCCGTGGGTTCAAATCCTACCTCCGTCGCCACACATGACAAAAGCCGCCCGAATGGGCGGCTGGTAGTCACTTCTTTTTTAGGAGTATGTTTATCATATCACACACAACCGCAGCTTCATCATCGGACAGACTGGATATGTCGATAAATCTTTTATCTTCACGGCAGAGCATATAGTCTACTGTCACGCCGAATAGCGTAGCGATTTTCACAAGAACTTCGTAGGATGGGAGTCGGATGTCCGTTTCGTATGAGGACACCATTGAGGCTGTTACTCCTATTCTTTCTGCAACCTGCGCCTGAGTTAAATGTTTTTCTTTGCGCAGTTGTTTTAATCTTTGAGAAAATTCAACCATGACGCATAGCCTCCTTTTCTATCAGTTTACACGAAAGAGCATTTCCGATAGAAAGGTTTGTTATACATAATGGTTCTATATGGGACGATAGCTCAGATGGAAGAGCGGCAGGTTGAAGCCCTGCGCGTCGAAGGTTCGATCCCTTCTTGTCCCACCAAAGCCAGAAATGGCAATTTGCTCTTTATGAGCTTCTATTGGGAACGTATGCCCTCCGTGAAAAGCGGACGGACTGGCAGACCGAAAGCACTGCTACTCTAATGGGAGTTACCAACTGAGTTAAAATAAGTGGGGAAACCGTGCAAACCGGAACTGAATAAGCGTCAGTAACTCAGTGGGTAGAGTAGTCGCCTTTTAAGCGACAAGTCAAGGGTTCAAATCCCTTCTGGCGCACCAAATGAACTCAGAGTGCTTTGCTCTGAGTTTTTTGTTTTATGGAAAGGAGGTTGAGACATGGCAGGAGAAGTAAAAAGAAATACCCGTACTAAAAAGTCTGCATCTGCTGAGAAAGCATATTTGAACGATGACGGTTATCCGTTTCATTGTACTTCTTGTGGTAAGGGATTTATGAGGCAAAAAGATAATTTCAATGTGTCTCCATCTCCGTACTATGCAAGAAATAATGGTTATTTGCCTATCTGTAAGCGCTGCTTAGAAAAGTCATTTGATTACTACACAGATGATGTCTTTAACGGTGATCAGGATAAGGCGATGGACTTTTTGTGCGCTACCATCAACACATGTTTCGATGAAACGGCTTGGACAAATGCAAAAAAGAGTCCGCCAAACAAAAGCCGTGTCAGCGCTTATTTTTCAAAACTGAATCTTGCGCAGACGAAAGGTGCGTCATATGCAGATACTATTTTGCTGCGAAGAGCCAATAAGGTTGAAAATGCAACTTCTGTGCAGCAAGTAAAAGATAATCCTAAAATTGAAGTGCCTATTGAAACCATTCGCCTTTTTGGTCTTGGTTTTAGCGAGCAAGACTATGAGGTTTTGAAGTTTGAATACGATGATTGGGTGAGCAAGTATGGCGAACCTGAGGATAAGCGTCAAGACGAGCTATACAAGAGTATCTGTTATTTGAAATTGCAGCTTCAGAAGTCCGTTCAGAATGGCGATGCTGGTATTGGTGCGTTGGCTAAAACTTATAAAGAGTATATCAATGCTGCAACTACCGAGCTGGAGGATCGCAAGCAGAAGAAAGAAGACTCTGTGAAGTTAGATCCTCTCGGTGTTTGGATCAGCGATATTGAGAAATATACGCCGGCTGAATACTACAAAGACAAGGATCTTTACAGAGATGCGGACGGTATTGGTGGATATGCAAGTCGTTTTATTTTCCGCCCATTAAAGAACTTACTTACTGGTTCAAAGGAGCTTGATAAAGAATTCAATCTCTCCAAGGAGGATTGAGTATGGATAATATCAAGAGAATGGATGAGCGGCAAGCTACTTTACATGAGCATTTTTCGTCAACGCATTATTTGCATAAGCCAGAGAATGTTATGCGACTTATGGAATGGATCACATTCTATCGTCGCAACCCATCAAGATTTGTAGAGCATTATTTTGGAATTGTTCTTCATCTATATCAGCATATTATCTTGTATTTGATGGAGTTCGTTCCGAGCTTTTGTATTGTTGCTGCGCGATCTGCGGCAAAATCATTTCTAATTGCTATCTTTGCCTGTAAAGAGGCTGTCCTGCGACCTGGGGCGAAAATTGTTGTTGCGTCTGCAACCAAGAAGCAAGCTCGTCTTATTGTGTCTGAGAAGATCAAAAAGGAGCTTATACCAAAATCACCGTTGTTGGCCGCTGAGATTGATAGTTTCAAAGATAACCAAAATGAAATCGAAGTGATTTTCAAGAATGGCAGTTCCATTGTTGTTGTTGCTGCAAATGAAAATGCTCGTGGTTATCGTGCGACTGTAATGATCTACGAAGAATTCCGTATGATTGTCAAGAATATCATTGATAGTGTTCTTTCGCCGTTCCTATATATCCGTCAGGCTGATTATCTGAAGCTTCCAGAGTATTCTTCTATGGTCGAAGAACCAAAAGAAGTTTATATTTCTTCTGCGTGGTATCAAAGCCACTGGATGTGGAAGCTCATCCAGACTCTTACTAAGGATATGTTTACAGATGGTTCTTCGTGCGTAATTGCAATGGATTATAGCATTGCTCTGAAGCACAATATCAAAACGAGGAACTTCTTGATCAAAGAACGGAAGAAGCTCGATCCGATTTCTTGGGCGATTGAGTATGAAAACAAGATGATTGCGGAAAATGCAAAATCTTTCTTCAATTATGAACAGCTTAATCGTAACCGTAGATTGAAGAGAGCTTTCTATCCAAGAAGAAATGACGAAGCGCTTTTGAAGCAGAAGAACAAGTATGATATTCCAAAGCAAGTTGGCGAAATTCGTATTTTGTCTTGCGATATCGCTATGGAGGGCGGTAACGCAACCGATAACTCTATTTATTCTTGCATTCGTTTACTTCCGGAGAGCCAAGAGTATAAAGTTATGGATACTCAGGGTGAACATATCGAAGTAAAGCGTGGATATAGACGGCAAGTCAGTTATATGGAGGCTGTTCATGGCGGCGAAACAACCAAGCAGGCCATTCGTATTAAGCAGCTATACACTGATTTCAATGCGGATTACTGTGTTTTGGACGGTCGTAATGCAGGTATTTCCGTTTACGATATGCTTGCTAAGGTTCTATATGACGAAGAGCGCAACATGGAGTATAAGCCTTGGAAATGTATGAATGATGAGAAAGTTGCTAATCGTATTCAGATTGCTGGAGCAGAAGAGAATGTTTACATTATCAAAGCACAGCTTGAAACGAATAGCAACATTGCTGAGTCAATGAGAAACGCTTTGAATTCCGGAATGATTGATCTGTTAATTAGTAATACTGAGGCGGTTGATGAAATTGCAAACTTTATTCCTGAGTATGCTACTGCCGATGTGGACACGCAGCTCTTCTTTGAGCGACCATATCTTGAAACGGTCGCCCTTATCAATGAGATGATTGATCTGGAATATGAGCGTGGAGAACAGACGGGGCTTATTAAGATTGTAAACAACAACAACCGTAAAGACCGCTATACTTCGGTCTCTTACGGTAATTATTTTGCTCAGATGCTTGAACACGATATGTTGTCGGATAGTTCGGAGTATGAGTATGTACCACTATTTAACTGAAGGAGGTGAGAAGATTGCCAAATAATAAAAGACGCTTTCCGTTTTTCTGGAAAACCAACGAAGTATACGAGGAAAATTCAGCGCCGCAAGATCCTACATATGAGTTCAACACGAATTTAGAAACTGCGTATATTCGGATGCTACAAAGTTCTGGTCGTATGCCATATACGATTCAGGAAATCAGAACATTTATTAGAAATCCAATGGCGAATATTGAATCCATCAGAAATTTAGCGCATTGGGCTTATTATTCTAATGGCGTTGTTGCAAGCGGAATTGACTATATGCGGACGATGCACACGCTTGATGGCGTTATTGTCAGTAGATCAAAACGAGCTGACGGTAAAAGACCGCGTAATTATCGTATGAACAAACAAAAGATGGAGGCAACTCTTCACACCATTCGATACAAGCAAGTAATCCGTGATGCCATTTTTAAGAATGCAAACGATGGTATGTATGTAGCTTATTTTGAGACAAATTATGCTACGCCAGATTATCGTACTGCTTTAACGGATTATGAAATTCAAAATATCACAGAGATCAACGCGATTGGTATGAACGCAATGGTTATTCCGCTTCCAATTGATTATGTGAGAATTATTGGCCGCAGAAACAATAGCTATCAGGTAGCTTTTGATCTGCGGTATTTTTCTAATCTAAGTGAAGATGTCAGGAAAAGAAAGCTTGCTGGATTCCCGAAAGAAATTCAAGAGGGATATCTTGCATATGAGAACCAGACGATTGACGCTCCGTGGTTGCGTCTCAATAACAACAAAACGATTGTGACCAAAATCAAGAGCGAAATTACAGATCCGTTCGGTATCCCATTTGCGATTGCTGCTCTGGATGATGTGAGTTATGCGCAGTATTTTGTAGACACCAAAAGAAATGTTCTGGATTCAGTCAACAATCAGATTGTGTACGAGACTTTTCCGGAGGGAAAAGAAAAAGGAACATCTGCTCTAAGTGAGAAGCAGCAGAAACAGCAACACGATCTTGTGAAGAACGCGCTCGCCAGCAAGAGCAGAAATTCGAGCGGCACATCTTTCTTCTCTCTTGCAGCCGGCACAAAGCTTGACAGTATCTCTCTCGATGTTTCTCTGCTGGATGAGAAGAACGAGAATTCCATTATTGATTCTGTAAATAAGGATCTTGGCATTAGTGCAAGTGCGTTGGATGGAAGCAGTACAGGTAACTATTCTACGGCAAATTTGAATTTGGAGCTTGTTTCGGCCAATGTGTATTCATGGATTGAGGACATTGTTGATGAGCTGAATAAGTGTATCAATCAGAACATCATCAGTGATGCGAGTTGCCGTGTTGAGCTATACATTCTTCCAATTACGATGGTGAATAAGAACAACATGGTTGGATATATGGAGTCGCTATATGCTCGCGGTAAGGGTAGTCTATATGCCTGGATCGCGGCGACAGGCTTTAATCCCGATAATTACATTGCTCTTATGGATCACGAGCTGGAAGAAGACTTTGAGAACAGATATCCGGTGCATAAGACTTCCTATACGATGTCGAGTGATGACGGCGGAAGACCATCTACGGATAGTGACAATCCATCTTCTGTTCAGCAAAAGACAAACGGCGGAAATAATACGCCAAAACCATCGGCGTAATTAGGAGGTGAGGAAAATGAACGGAGACCGTTTTATGGGTCGTATTTTTGAGCTTTCTAATGAACGGCAAATTACTGGTCGTAGAAAGATCAAAATTGTATTACACGAGATTTTCCCATCTCATGATGTATGGCAGGAGAACGGAATTTCTTGGGATGAGGAATATACAGCACAGAACATTGAGTCTGTTACGAATATGTCCATCTGTGTTGAATTCCTAAGCGAAGAGCGACGTCTTCCGTATGGGCATGGCTTGACCGATATTAAGGACAATATGCCATATATGGAGGATGCAACTGTGGTAGGTCATTGCGAGAAAGGCTATATCACAGATATTGAAATCGACGGCGAAACAAAAAAGGTGCTTGTCGGTGAGGGATATATTGACGAAATGCGGTATCCAAAGTTTGTTGCGTGGTTAGCTGAAAAGCTAAAGAATGGCAGCGTAAAAGGATCTGTTGAAATCGTTGGTCGCCCAGAAAATGATAATCGTATTATTTACGATGGCGGTTGGAAAGAGCATGGCAGAATTCCTCAGATTTATGATTATAGTGGATATGCCATTCTTGGTATCAGACCGGCAGATGATACCGCAATCGTTGTTGAGTTAAATAATAAATTGGAAAACAGCAAGGAGGAAACACCTATGGACGAAAATGTAATGGGACAATTCGTCGAGCTTGTGAAGACTTCTGTTACTCAGACAATTACTGAGCTTAATAATAAAGGCGAGCAGTATGAGGGGCAGATTTCCGAGTTGAACGGTCAGTTGGCCGCAAAGGATGCGGAAATTGCTGAGCTGAATGAGAAGCTTGCGACGGCACAGGCGGATTTGGCCGCAAAGGATGAAGCTATGGAAGCACAGACTTCTGAACTGAATTCTTTGAAAGAGGCAAATGCTACTTTGGAGAAAGAGAAGAAAATTGCTGAGCTAAATTCTGCTCTATCAGAGTTCAGCGTTGAGGAACAGGCTCTTGCGCAGGCTGAGATTGATGCGTTTAAGGCTGATCCTACAACTGTTGAGATCAACAGTATTACCAGTAAGATTTGTGTTGAGATGGTTCGCAAAAACAAGGAAATTCACAACGCTGAATTGAACAATGGCGCACCGGATATCTTTGGAGGGGTTTCTTCTCCTGAGGATAAAGGCGACGTAGATATCTTTGGTTAATAAGGAGGATAATAGAAATGAAGTACAAGACTATTGGTGCATTTAAGAATGTACAGAATGTGCCTTATTGCAAGGCTGCTTCTGATATGAAGGTCGGCATGGGCGTTATTTTGGATCGTGTTGCAAAGACAGCAACTCTTCCTGCATCCGAGGACGATGCAAAGAAGGTCGTATACATCGTTACCAATATCAATGATAAGCCTGAGTTGCACAACAGCCCTGAGACTTATGTTGTAAACGAGGGCGAGTATGTTCGTGCCGATGATCTGAGAACCGTAAATGGTCTCGAAATTGAGTTTGCTGCTTTTGAAATCAATGGTGGCACTACTGGCTTGGCGGCTGAGGATCTGTTGGTGTTTGGCACTGATGGTAAGATTGTTAAGGCTGCAAGTGCAGATGGTTATGCTGTTTGCTTCAAGGTAATTTGCAAGACTCCATATATGGACGATGGTATTCTTGCTGAGATTGTTGCGCAGTAAGAATAGGTATAGGAGGAAAAACAAATGGATAACATTTTTGAACTAAACACCGTCAACAATGTTAAAGATGAAGTTGGCGCTTCTAAGGTAAAGTCTACCTCTCCGGTGGTTGAGGTTTTCTCTGCGTTGGTGCAGGGCAAGAGCCTGTCTTCTTTTGATGGCAAGGTCGTTGATAAGTCAGTTGATCATATCAAGGATCTTGCTGGTCGCGCTATCGACGGCGATCATCAGGCCGTTTCCGAGTTGAACGCTATTCAGCGTTTTGCTATCGAGCCTAAGTTGATCGAGGCTATTAAGATCTTCAATTTCATGGGTACATACAAGAGCGTTCCTTATGACACTGTTCCTATGATGAAGACCTATAAGTACGAGAGCATTGATTCTCGTTTCCAGGCTTCAAGCGGTGATGTGCCTTTTGCTACTCACAGCTTCCGCGAGTATCCTATCGGCACTCAGACCATTTCTTCTGGTTATGCCGTAGACTATCGTGAGCTACAGAGTGGTAACTTTGATGGCACTATTGCCGAGGGCATTTCTCAAGTGCAGATCGACATGCAGAACAAGGCAGTTTACTATGTCATTGCCAAGCTGTACGATGCACTGAAGAACGCCAAGGGCGTGAAGCACTTTGCTGAGAACAGCGGTGTTACGCAGACTGCTGTTGATGAAATGCTGAAGAAGATGCGTCGCTATGGTCGTGTGAACATTTGCGGCGATTATTCTGTTGTATCTCAGTTCAACGATTTTGCTGGTTATAAGACTTTCGGCGCGAACACCATTCCGTTTGGTGCTGACGCTGTTGCCGAGGAAATCCGCAAGACCGGCCTGCTGAGCTTCTACAATGGTTCTCACATTGTTGAGCTGCCTAACGCTCTGGACTTCACTCGTATGAATGCCGACAAGACTTCTTACGAGCTGTATATGCCACAGGGCTTGCTGTTCTTCATTCCTCAGGGCAAGGTTGCTCCGTTGCAGATCTTCCGTCGTGGCGGCATGACCACTATGACCGGTGATGATATTGTAACCCGTCAGCACTTGACTCGTTTCGATATGGAGATCGGCGCTGGTGTTGCTGAGGGCATGGAGGATCAGATTGGTCTTCTGTCCGACACTAACTTTGAGGTTCCTTCTCTTTAATTAGGAATTAGTTAGATAATATAAAGGAGGGAGGATATTCCTCCCTCCTATTTCATAACAAGGAGCGAAAGTAAATGGAACTAACCGATAAGGTTTTAATTGATAATTTGTGTAGCTGGCCTCTATACTTCCGCCGCCTAAATGGAGTGGGAGATATTCGGATTCCAGCAAAGGTAACTGGATTTGCCATGCTGGATGTTGCAGAGGTACAGATGCAGATTCAGTCTGGGAACAGAATGTTTGTTGGCAACGATCCATCTCGTCCTGGCGATCATGCTCGTCTGTTTATTCAAGATGATGCGCAGCGTAAGGCGTTGTTTGGCTATGCCGATACCACAGACGATGTTCTTGTTTTGAATGCTGATTCTGTGCGAGAGTTGCTTGCAATCAGAAAGAAAGATGAGTTTAACGCTCGTCTTGAGGCTCTTGTCACTAATGATGCTGAAAAGAAAATGATTGCGCAGATTGCAAAGGAAAATGGCGGAGATGATGTCGCTGCCTGGAAGATGGACGCAATCAACAAGCTTGCTGAGTCAGTCACTCTTTAATTAAGGAGGTTTGGGTATGGAGAAAACTACTTTTGAAGAGATCGAGACCAGCTTTCATTCCATGCCTTTAACTAAGTATATTATTCCGACAGCGTTAGAGCAGGAATGGTTAAAATCTGCGGTCGCAGATTATGAACTCGATTTGAGTTGTGATCTTGAATACGACGAAGAGAATCATTGCTTCTCTTCTGCATTGGATCGGCAGACGGTGCGTGTTCTTGCTCTCATGATGTATGTCAGCTATTTACAAAGAGAGCTTAGTCGTGTAATGGCACTGAATGGAATTTATACAAAGGATGTTCAGATTACTGGTGCTGATGGAACGAAAAGAGTAACGAAGCAAGAACTTGAATTTGAGATTGGGCGCGTAAAAGAACGATTGCACAAGCTGAAACAACACTGTTTTGATTAAGGGGGTGCTTATATATGCCTATTGAGTGGTATTTGATGAAGCAGCCTACTTATAACAGTGGTTTTGAGGGCGATGAGTTTGCGAATTACGCCTCAGATGGGTTTGAGGAAATTTTAGAGTCTGAGCTTGCTGATGATATTGAGATTTTTGAAAAGAGTCTTAATGTTGAACCTGTGAAGACGCGATCTATTATTCAGGGTGTAACGAGCGATACCTATAACAATAGTGTTATGCGTCAATTTATTTGTCGTATTGGGACGCTTCGAGCAGGTCAGTATATTAAGGCTCGTGGTCAGTATTGGATGGTCTATTCCCTCCCAGATAATAACAAGATGTATGAAAAGGCGATTGCGTGGCAGTGCAAATACTCTATCTACTTTATTTCACCCGTTACAGGCAAAGCGGTTGAGTATCCTGTCTACGATATCAATAGTACGCAGTATGGTTCTGGTGAAACTACTAAAACACATATGACTATTGGTACTTCTCAGCATCTTGTTTATATCCCATATAATTCTGAGACAATTATGCTCGATAGTGGTTTTCGGTTCTTGATTGATAAAAACCGAGAAGAACCTACCGCATATCGTCTTGCACAGGTGGACTCCGGAGGTTATTCGTGCGGTGCTGATGATGGACTGCTGCAGTGGACGATTGTTGAAAGTCAGTACGACAAAGAGACTGACAACAAAGAACTGATGATTGCCGATTATTATGGCAAGTCGATTTATTCTAAGCCAGAAGATCCCAAGGAAGGATATTCTATCACATTAACTACGGATTCGTCCGGTAACAAGGTTACATTTGGTGAGGATATTCGTGTCGATCTGCACTGTTTCAAGGATGGTGTTCCCATTGATTCTTTCGAGGTCAATGCCAGTCTGACAGACGGTAATGAATACGGTGAGATTAAAGAAGTTGGAGACGGATACATTATTGTTCGTGCGCTAAATAATCGAGATTATATTGGTCAGGAAATTACTCTTGAAGCGAGCAATGATGAGTATGGTGTTAGTGCGTCGATTATTCTAACGATAGGACGGTGGTATTGATGTATTTATCTGAGATACCGAGATATAGAGATGTCGTTATGGAGAGGATTTGTAAGTGCGACGCAATCATTGATTTGATTCGGCCTGAGGATCAGCCAAATATGAAGGCTTCCGACATGGCTTATAAATATATTTTTCCATATGACTACATTGTGGATAAGACCACAGAGGTAGGTACATATCTGTGTTTTGATGTTGCTGCTCCGCGTATTATCGACCATGCTTTTTCTGATTTCCGTATTTACTTCTGGATTATTTCTCATGAAAGAGCAATGCGTACACCGAAAGGGCTTGTTACGGATCTTCTGTCTTGCGAAGTAGACAAGCTTATGAATGGCAGTCGAGAATTCGGTCTTGGCAGAGTTGAGCTTATGGGATGGGATCGTTTTACACCTGCTGACGATTTTCATGGGCGTTCTCTTACCTATCGCACCGTTGACTTTAATCGGGAGTGATACAAAGTGGATAAAAGAGACTTGAATTTGCAACTCTGTTCGGATGACCCGATTTTTGTTGGCGGAGTACCTATCTACCCTATTCCAATCAGCGAAATCGCTAAGATTGGGTATATGAGATTTAACGCAGAGGTTCGTTTGCTCTGTTTGAACGAAAGTGATATCAGTGCAATGACCGGAAACGATATTTCTGATATTGGCGTTTTCAAATATCTGGTTGCAAACGCAATGCGAGATCGAGGGCTTATGGACACGATTCTGTTTTGGCTCTCTATTATCACGCATAGCAGAATGAAATTTTCTTCCCGTAATCTATGTTTTACTTGCGGCGCATTCAACATCACACAAGAAAACTTTGATGAGGTACAAGCTGTTATTAGACTTCGTAATGGCTTGCAAGACATTGAAGAAGAGGAAGAAAATCCAGATAACGAAGCTGCTCGTCGCGTATTACAGCGCAGAAAAGAGGAACGGTTAAAGAGAAAACGCTTGAAAGAGGTGGATGAAGAGTCTGCGATTACGCTTGCTGATTTGGTCAGTATTTTAGCGAGTGGTTTTGGTTTGACGATGGCGGATGTAATGAAATATGACATCTACCAGTTTAACGATCAATTCAATCGTCTAAAAATTATGGACGATTATGAAGTCAATGTTCAGGCACTACTACATGGTGCTAAGAAAGAAAATGTTAATTTGACTCACTGGATCACAAAAATTAAACACGATCCTGAGTAATACGGCAGTCTGGATTATTCCAGACTGTTTATTTTTTTAAGGAGGTACATACATGTCTAACGCAAAATTTGGCGCGAAGGAAGTCATGGACGTTGTTCTTTATGACATGGAGACAGATAAGCCGGTTATTCAGTTTGATAGTCTAAAGACTTCCAGCATTAGCGTAACCTCAGAAAAGGTTTACGCACGAGGCGGTAAGGGCAATCCGAAGCTGATCACATGGGAGATCAATAAGGAAGCAACTTTGACTATTGAGGATGCTTTGATTTCTCCGAAGTCTATGGAGCTTGTGTCCGGCATCGCTCGTAAGGTCGGCGTTCAGACCATTCGCATGAGACAGACAACCGAGTATGAAAACGGCGAGAACAAGGGTAAGATGTATCCTTTGAAGGCTGATGCTACCGGTAAGATCGCTCTGGCGTTTGCTCCGAATACCGATGTAAGCAAGATCTTGGTTTATCCGTTCGATTCCGACTGTGAAGAAGATGCCCTGTTCGATATGACCGGCGCAACTCTCGATAAGGAGAACAAGACTCTTACCATTGAAGCAGCTAAGGATCAGCGTGTCGTGGTTTACTACGACTACGATAGTGAAGCTACTGCTGAGACCTATGTAATTGACGCTGAACACTTCAGCGGTACTTACAAGCTGGTTGGTGATACCGTACTTCGTAATCAGAAGACCGGCAAGGATGAGGCTTTCCAGGTTACTATTCCAAATCTGAAGTTCACTTCTAATTTGGAGCTTGGTTTTGCTGCCGAGGGCGATCCTTCTACCACTACATTTGAGTGCGAAGTCATGCGCGACACCGATACTGGCGCGATGATTCAGATGGTGAAGTATTAAGGTGTTAATCACTTCGGGAGGGCAAATTGCCCTCCCGCTTTTCTATCAACAGGCAAGGTGAAAATATGAGTAAGAACAAGATTTTTGTATGCGATGTATTGCCTTGTGCTGGTGATCTGGATGTGGTTGTAGCGCTCGTTGAAGACGGAGAAACAACGCGAGAAGTACAAATCTGCATTCCGAAATACTGTGATATTTCCAAGTGTATTGGCGAGGAAATTTATTATGAAATCAAGAATGGGCGTGTGCGTCTCTCCGCAGTACGATCACCAAAACATGAGGTAGATGATCCTACGCAGGATATTGAAAGTGGAGAGGAATAACCTCTCCCTTTCTTTTGCTTTGCGAAGGGTGATGATATGAAAATTTTATCCATAGACCAGGCCAGAAATGGTGCTTGGGCTGTTTTTGACTATGAAACGAAAAAGCTCGAAACATATGGGACTTTTTCTTTTGGAAATAAGGATTATACATACGCAAGAGCGATTCTTGCTATTGAGAGTTTGGTCGATACGATTATCAAGACCTATAATATTTCGGCTGTGTTTATCGAAGATATTCAGCTTCGTGTAAATGTACAGTCTTTCAAAAAGCTTGCGCAGCTTCAAGGAGTCCTCATAAATCTCTTTGAGAAGAATGAATACTTGTACGATTTCATTGCTCCAACTCAGTGGCAAAACTACTGTAAAGCAAGAGGACGGAGCAGTAAGGAAATCAAAGATAAAATTAAAGCCTTGGAAGCGTCTGGAAAGAAAGAGTCAAAAATTCTCTCTATTCAAGCGGCGAAAGAAATGTACGGAATTGATACGGACAATGATAATCTGGCCGATGCAATTATGATTGGGCATTTTGTAATTAACAACTATGACATTCGGTCAAATCAAGATGACCAAATCAAAATTGAGAAACATGAAAAATAATCTTAGAGAGGATGCTATAAATGGCAAAGAAGACTAATCGTGTTTCAATTAACGCGCTTGAGCGTTTTTGTAAGGAGACAACTCCGGATATTATGCAGCGTACATTTTCTATTGGTGATGAGACTATTACATACGAGGTAAAATTCCGTCTTACATTGGAAGAGTCTATGCGCTTTATTGAGGATGTTGTAAAAGAAGCTATTATGCCGAATGATGGTATGATTGTCCCGCTCGCACAGAATTATATCATTGGAAAGAACATTCTTATTTACTATGCGAATTTTACGATGCCGAATGATGAGAGTATGGCGTATGAATTGGTGTTGGGTGCAAATGGTATTATTGGCGATATTATCGGGTGCATTGACAACGCGCAATATCAGATGCTTTTAGCAGGTGTCCGTGACAGAGTTAATTTTGAGACGCAGAAGATGTTATCTGTGCAAGAGCAGCGTGTCAATACATTGGTTAGTGAGATTTCTCGTTTTGCAGAGCAGATGGACAGTGTGTTTGGCAATATCAGCGGCGAACAAATGGCTGGTTTCATTTCGAGCATGAGTAAGCTTTCTGACACACAGATTTCTACTGAAGAGCTTGCGAAAGCTTTCGTGGAGAACGCGAAAGAAAACAACTGATAGCAATTTAAGCTATGTGTATCGGTTGACTTTAGCGGGCGATTTTCCTATAATACAAGCATAGCTATGTTGATTAGGAGGTGTGCCTGTGAGAAGAAGACCGAGACCGTTTATGCTGAGTGCATCGACTGGCGACGGAGCGGCTCTTGTTGTTATTGTTGGGTTGCTATGTCTCCCACTTTCTGCATTCGTCGCACTACCAGCGATGCTTCTTACCGCAAAGCTTGTCGATAGTAATATCAATTGGTTCGTTTTGGTTTTGATAGCACTTCCCGTTGTCGCTGCATCGGCTTGTTTCATAGCTACACCGATATTGGCAATTGTAAGTTTTGCTGCACTGATTGCTGCTTTGTATTTTGTTAGGCGGTGGTTAAAGCATTTGCCAGAGACCAGCCAGATTCGTTGTGAGTTTAAGCGTTTCCGAAAAATTGCAGTATATGTAACGGTTGTATGCTACATTGGGTTTTTAATTGTTTCATTATTAGAAAACTATACAACAATTATGACCATTATGACTTGTGCTATGCTTATTTTGCTCTTTGTCGTATTCGGGCTATTTAGTTTTGTAATGTTCCTAATGTTTGACGCTAACAATACATCTAAGACATGTGAAGAGAATCAAAACAAGATAAGCGATTCAAAATAAAATGACGAATAATTGATTTATGAGTATTGCGCCGGCGTATGCCGGCGCTTTTCTTATTTAGGAGGAACGATATGCCGCAGTTCAAAAATACGGCTGATCTGATGGCATATTTGAAAAAAGCTGTCGATGAGTCTTTAACCAACGATGTATTTCCTGTCATTCGTGATGAAGAGGTCGAGGCAATTAAAGACATCGTTTATAGCATGGATACATCTGGATATTACCAGCGCAGATATGATTTTGGCGGTATCGGAGATCCGTATAATATTGTGATTAAAGGCGATGCTGCAAAAAACGGTATCTTGTCTGTTATCAATATTACTGACCCAAACCCATATCTGAACGGTCGAAACGGAGACAGAGCTACGGTAAATAAGAATCTTCCGTATTTGATTGAGCATGGTCGTGGTGGATCTGGTGATCCTGGTTATGACTATTGGAGTAGACCGAAAGCCCGCCCATTTACAGAAACTACGATTGAGAGATTACAAGCTTCTGGCAAATGTACGCAGGCATTAAAACGAGGACTTATGAAGAAAGGCATCACGATTCGATAATCTGGTGTCTTTCTTTTCTTTGTATAAGAAATTAGTTAAACAACTTATAAGTGAGGTGATTGTGCGTGGATGATCTGCAAATTCTATTAAAAGCCGTGATTGACGAGAACAGCCAGTCTTCACTTGATTCTAAGCTTGCAAGTATTGCTAAGTCTTTGAGTGAATCGCACACTGTAAAGCTGAAGGTTGGTTTTGATGAAGACTCCGTTAAAACGGTGCAGAGTCAGCTACAAACAATCGCCAAGCAGGTCGGTGGTGCAAACCATACTGGCACATATAAGCCGTTGCAGGTTTTTGATGCAACGCAATTAAAGGCTGACGGTCAGCGTTACTTTACATCAGTCAAAGATATCGTTAGTCGGGCGCAGGCCGAATTCAGTAAGCTTGGCAAGACGGATATTACGAATGTCTTTAAGGATTCTAAGGGAAACATCCAAAGTTTCACTGCCAGCGTTACTAAGGCTGATGGCGTTGTAGAAAAGTTTAACTTTAATCTCGCAAAAATCAAAGATGGCGCTCAATCAATAAAAGGGTTTGTTCAAAGTAACTCTATTTTGACAGATAAAAACGCCGGTTCTAATTTGGAGCAGACTCTTAACTATCTAAACAGAATCAATACGAAAATTGCTGATATTACAAGCAAGACATTGACAAACACATCAAAGCCGTTGCTTGGTGATATGGAGCAGTTTAATCAGTATCAAGAAAAGTTGAATGCTGTAAAGGCTCGTATTGAAGAGATTAAGCAGTCAAACACCACTCTTTCTTCTGAGCATAAGAGAGAGATTGACTCTATGGTTGCTGATCTTCAGCGCTATGCAAAGGAACTACAAACTTCTGCGTATGCTGCAACGGATTTGAAAGCAAATACTTTTGCAAATCAAAAAGATGAGTTGCAGGCAAGTCTTGAAACACAGATCAAGAAATGGCAAAACGCTGGTATTTTCGGCGGTGATTTCAAGGCAAGCGTAGAAGAGGCTAAGACTGCTTTAGACAATGCACTAAATCCAAATGATCTTGACGTATATCGTCATAAGCTTGCGCTGCTCGAACAGCAGTTTAAGCAGATAAAGCTTGATAATACTGCATCTGGGAAGTTATTGGATGCAGAAAAGCTAAATTCCAACATTCAAACAGCGCAGCTTAGAATTCAGAATCTAAAGCAGACATATAGTGCATTTGTTTCCGATCCAAGCTTAATGTCAAAATGGCAACAGCTTTTTGATGAGTCACAGATGGTTAGTTCTTCAAAAGAACTGACAAACCTAAATGCGAAAATTCGACTTTTCGAGCAGGAACTTATTAGTGCAGATAAACACAGTCAGTCTCTATTTGGAGAGCTGAAAAACAATATTGCAAAGATGGGGTCTTGGATGGTACTCGGCGGTGTTATCGCTGGTATCATGCGGGGTGTTACTGGTCTTTATGACGCTGTTGTCGATTTGGACACAGCGATGACCGAGCTGAAAAAGGTTACGGACGAAACTGATGAGTCGTATGACCGTTTTCTTTCTGACGCGGCACAAAAGGCAGTTGATATTGGTACATCATATTCTGACTATGTAACTGCAACTGCTAATTTTGCTCGTCTTGGTTATTCGATGGCTGATGCTTCTGATCTTGCAGAAGTTGCTACAATTTATAGCGTCGTTGGTGATGAAATCAGCGATGTAAACGAGGCTACCAGCTCTATCATTTCTACAATGAAAGCGTTTGGTATTGAAGCCAGCGATGCAATGACCATTGTTGATAAATTCAATAAAATCGGCAATGAATTTGCTATTTCTTCTGGCGGTGTTGGCGATGCTTTGCAGCGTTCCGCTTCCGCTATGGCTGCTGCAAACAATACAATTGACGAGTCAATCGCTTTGATTGTTGCGGCGAATAATGTCGTACAAGATCCTGCTGCGGTCGGTACAATGTGGAAAACCGTTGCTATGCGTATTCGTGGTGCAAAGACTGAGCTTGAAGAAGCTGGTCTTGAAACCGAATATATGGCGGAAAGCACAGCAAAGCTTCAAGATCAAATCAAGGGTTTGACCAATGTTGATGGATCTGGCGGTTTTGATATTATGGCCGATGCTGATAATTTCAAGAGTACATATGAAATTATCCTTGGAATTAGCAAGGTCTGGGAGAAGATGAGCGATATCGACCAGGCTGCATTGCTTGAATTGCTGGCCGGTAAGCGTCAGGGCAACGCTCTGGCGGCGGCTATCGAAAATATGGACGATGCTGTTAGTGCCATGAACGCCTCCGTTAATGCGGAGGGTTCTGCTCTCGCTGAGCATGAGAAATGGATGGACAGCATCGAGGCAAAGCAGCAAAAATTCCAAGCTCAGTATCAGGCTCTTGCAAAGACTATTTTGAATAGTGATTTGATTAAGGGTGCATATGATGCTGGAACTGGATTGCTTGGCTGGCTCACAAAACTTATTGAAACGCTTGGTGCATTTCCTACGATTCTTGCTGGTATTACCCCATTCTTTGATAAGCTTCAGTTATTAAAGACAAACACATCGAAGAATTGGCTTGGCACTGGTACTGGCATTTCATTTGCATGGAATAGTGGAAAGCTTGAATTAGAAAATGATATTCGTCTACTTGATGAATACAAGACAAAGATTCAAGGTCTTGGCACATCAACAAGCGATCTGACACAACGCCAGATTGTATGGAACGATACAATTGGTCGTGGAAGTAGTTCGCTGAAAACGGCTGTCCATGTGACAGATGATGCTACGATTTCTACTGACGCATATCGTTCATCCATGACAAACGCATCTGCATCCACAACAGCAATGGGTGTTGCTTCAAAAGCTGCTGCCGTAGGCGTACAGGTGTTAAAGACCGCTCTGAATATGCTGATTAGTCTTGGTATTGGTCTTGCTATTTCGGCAATTGTTTCTGGAATCTCAAAACTAATTAACAAGGCTAAAGAAGCTCGTCAGGCTGCTGTTGAGGCTGGTACTGCCGCTTCGGAAGACGCACAAAAACTGTATGATCTCGCGTCTTCTTATATTGAGTTGAGCAACGCCGTTGAAGCTGGCACTGGATCGCAGGAAGACCTTATTGCTATTCAGGATGAGTTAATTGCATATTTGAAAGATCAGGGCGTTGCCGTTGATAATTTGTCTGGTAGCTATGCAGATTTGCGAGACAATATTATCGACGCAGCCAGAACGCAGTTACAAACCGATATTTCAAAAGGTGTTCGTGCTGCTAATGTTGCCAAAGAAGATGCCGTAAAAGAGCTTGACGGATATTTCAATAGTCATAGTTTTTATTCTGCAACTGGTAAAGAAGCGGGAGACGCTATGGCGTATCTCAAAGAGCTTGGTTTTACTGGCATTGACGATAGTGGTAGCAAGGGCGGCGGAACAATCTTCCTTCCAAGCGTATATAGTTCAGATGGTGGCTTAAAAGATGTCACATTTGAAGATTTAGCGGCGAATTATAAGTATCTACAGGATGCGATGAACGCAGTTCGAGACAAATTCGGAAGTGAAAATCCGGTGTTTGAAGTTCTTGCGGATGCTTATAACGAATATGATGCTGCGTTGTCCGACGCGATTGATCAGATTGATAAAAACAATCAGATGATTGCGGAAGACGCTTTCCTTGCTGCTCAGAAGCTTGCGAAGCCAGAAAGCCTTGACCAGTTTGAAAAGATGCGCAAGGATTTGATTCAGCAGGTTCAGAACGATTTGAGTTTCGACGAGAATGGTACATATTCTGCTGAGGAACTTGTTGATAAAACGCTTGGTACGAATGACTACTATGCTGGTTTGCTTGACGAGTTAAATCAACGTGAAAATCAGGCTAAGCAAGTCAACGAGAAAATGCAGGCTATTGCTGAGGCGTTAGTTCCAAAAAACTACGAACAGTATGAGCCTGGCACATCTGCACATTTCCATGAGTTAGACGCATGGCTTGCTGAGGCTGATGAAGTCAAAGAAAAGCTACGCGGTTTATCCGATGAGGAATTTGAGGTTGCTTATGATGCGGTTATTAACCAAGGCGCAACGACTTGGGATGATATCACCGCAGCAATCGAAAAGTATAATAGCGAACAGGAAGTAGCAAGAAGACATTCTGAACAGCTCAAGACCACGATTAAGAGCCTTTGGAATTCTGAAAACTTTGCTGACGCTAAGGAAGAGTTGATGACTCTTTCGACAACACTTGATGGTATCACAGCGGAAAATGTAAAGGAATTGGCTGAGGAAAGCGGAATTCTTGCCGGTGTTCTTGATGAAGACGGTATGAATGCGCAATTCCTCGCACATATCTTACAGGTTATGGCTGAGGGTGGCGATGGTGTTGCTCTTATTACAGAGCAGGCGTTGAAGCTCAACGATGCTCTTGATGGCATGGTAGATAAGTTTGATAGCGTAACTGAGGCGAAAGCACGGTACGATGCTGCCATGTCTGTTGAGGAAAAGGATACCGACTTTAAGTCTTATGCAGAAGCCTTTGAAGAACTGAATAAGCAGTTTGAAGCAGGCACGACCAACTCAAATGCTTTCTGGGCTGCGGCTGAATTCCTATTTGGTAGCGATCAGCTATCTACATGGGGATGGAGCGATGGCCTTGACGAAATCTACTCCGCGATGGAGAAAAACAAGATTGTGTTTGAGGACGCTGACAGTGCTGGTGCTGGCTTTGTTGAACGGCTATATCAGATGTCTCAGGCTGGTCAGTTAGTCAACGATCAGGGCGAAAAATTACTGGATATCAGTAAAGATTCTGATGGTGCTTATGTTTTCGATATTGATCCGGATAATCTGGACGCGATTGCCGAAAAGATGGGTATTACGACAGATGCGGTTCTTGCATGTCTGGAAGCCCTCTCCATGTGGGGAGATATTGATTTCTACGATATGAACGAGGTCGCAGATGTTATCGACGAAATTGGTCTATCTGCGGAGAATGCTGGAAAGAAAGCAATCAATGTTTCGGCGCTTACCGATCAGCTTATCACTCTTGGTAAGACTGACAAGGAAATCTATGATATTCTGACAGGTTTACAAGATCTCGATGGTGTTGTATTGTTGGATGCAGAGGGCAGCATTGACGGTTTAACGAACAGTCTTACTAATCTTGGTTTAGCAGCCAGCGATGGTATCACGGTCAATGTTGATGCAGAAGCTCTTGCCCCACTTCTTTCTGAGCTAAACTTCACTAAGGAACAGGCGGAAAACCTAATCACAAAGCTTGGTGAAGCAGATGGTATTTCCCTCACAAATTCGCAAGGTGAAATTAAAGATACGACAGATGCGCTGGAGTATCTGAACGGTTTGGACTTTGCGACAGTAACTTCTAATGTTGATGGCGTTGCGCAGGCTGTCGAGGATGTTGACGATGAGACAACTGATAATGTTGTTGATCAGTTTAACAACATCGAAACTGCTGCAAGCGACGCAGAGACCGCAGTAAAGCGTGTCCAAACTGCTGTTCAGCATTTGGACGGGCAAACCGCTACGGTCACGATTGACACAAAGCGTAAGAGCGGCATTCTTGGAAGTATTTTCGGATATGCTTCTGGCACTGGTGCTGCACCGGCTGGCGATGCGCTGGTTGGTGAAGAGGGAGCTGAACTTATCCAGTCTGGCGATAAAGCTTATCTTGCTGGTGTAAATGGCGCTGAGGTTGTTAATCTCAAGCAGGGCGACCGTGTTTACACTGCAGATGAAACAAAGCGCATCGTACACAGGTCTGGCAAGCAGCTCAAGGGTGTTATCCCAGCTTATGCGAAAGGTCGAGTCCAGACAGGCGGATTACATGTAGAGACAGGCAAGACCGGTTCAACCGGAACGCCGATCACATTCGACGCTACAGTCGAAGCGACAATTGATGATAAGACATTAGAAGAACAGCTTAAAGATAAGCTGGACGATTTGGAAGACCAGCTATCCGATATTATTGGAAATTTTGAGCATTCAATTTTCCTTCTGGAGAAGAATGACGGGACTCCGGAACAAATTATTGCCATCTATCGGAAGATGCAAGAAACAGTCCACGCACAAGCTGAAAAGTATCGTGCGCTTGGTTTAGATGATACCTCTGATTATATCCAAGACCTACAGAAAAAGTGGTGGGATTATCAGGATACGATTGAGGATATGTTACATGATATTTACCAGACTGCGGTAGATAATCATAACAATATGCTCAGTCTGTTGGAAAACCAGTATGATATGCTGGACAACAATCAGACCAAGGATGCAATGTTGGACAACCTTTATAAGCAGCTTGAAGAACAAAAGAAGATTCAAGAAGAAGCTCATAAGGAAGAACGACGTCTGCGTGATCTCGGACTGGACGAAAACGACGAAGCAATTCAAGATTGTATTGACGCATGGTGGGGCGCTTATAATGATATTCAAGACATTAACTCTAAAATTGCAGATAATGTTCTTGATACATTTGATGACTTCATTGATTATGCCGATGATTTTGATTTGTGGGGAGATTTCAACTTCACCAAGGTTGATTACCTGAAACAAAAGCTGAAAGAGATCAATCGCCTATTTGAAGAAGGTGTTTTAACTCTGAAAGAGTATAACAGCCTCATGCGCGAAACGGGCGTTGAAATCTACAACGAACAGAAAGATGCTCTAACGAAAATCATTGAGATGACGATGGAGCTTGTTCGTCAAGAGGCTGAGGATCAAGTAGATGCTCTGGAAGCACAGATTGACGCTTTCCGCAAAATCATTGATTTGAAGAAAGAGTCTCTTTCTGCAACTAAGGATGAAGAGGACTATCAAAGAACTGTTGCAGAAAAAGTAGCTGAGATTGCTGAAAAGCAAGCGAAGCTTGCGCAGTTGGATCGTGATACGAGTGCATCTGCAAATGCTGAAAAGCAAAAGCTGGCACAAGAGTTGGCTCAGCTTCAGCAGGAGTTGGCTGACTATCAAGCAGATTATGCGTATAATTCACAAGTTGATGCTTTGGACAAAGAGGCTGATACTTTTGAAGATACGAAAAACGATGAAATTTCCTATGTGAAGTCCACAGTTGATACGGAAGAAAAGGTGTACAATGCAGCTATTGCCCGCATCAACAGCAATTGGGAACAGCTATACGCAGACCTAATTGAGTGGAATAAACAATATGGAGACATGATCGACGGCGAAGATTCTATTACTTCCGCATGGAGAACTGCTAAGGCAGCAGCGCAGGAATACGGCGATGTCGTATCTGCGCTGAATGGTATTAACTCTGAAATTTCCTACGCTGGAAAGAATGCTGACGATAAGCAAACGCAAATCGACAGAATTTTGAGTAAGATGCAGACAAATAGTAAGGGTTGGCATACTGCAAAGACGCAGGAAGAAAAGAACCGTTTGGTTAAGGAGAATGAGGATCTTGCCGAACAGCTTTCCGCTCTATTGGGGCGCAAGGTTGTTAAAGTGAATGGCGTTTGGTATCTTGATTCTGCAAATGGCCCGCGCCTATTCCATACTGGTTTGGATGAGGGTTATGTTGGCGGTCGAGCTACCGGCGCTGATGAAGTCCTTTCTGTTTTGAAGGATGGAGAGCTTGTCATGACGAAAGATCAGTATATGCGTATTTTCAATTCGTTGAAATATGGCATCACTGGTGTTTTGGACTCATTGATTGGCAATCTTACTTCTACATCACCCGCTGTTTCTGAGGTTGTTAAGTCGATTACAAACGACAATAGCAATACAGATAATTCGTCTACGGATGATCGTGTTACTATTCAGAACTACTTCCAGATGCAGAATGTGACGGAAGAAAATATGAAGGGCTTTGCTGAGTATTATGCTGACTTTACAATTGGGAAACTGATTAGTGCAAATCGGCGTAAGGGAATTAGAAACAAGGTTGCTAATTCTATGCTCAGAGGATAATTTTAAGAGGACACCCATTGGGTGTCCTCTTTGTTCTATAAAGGAGGTCTTGGTATGGTCATTGATTTTGCAAAGATCAATGTAAAAGAACAGCCCGTGTTGATTCTCCAAAATCTTGATGATACCCCTATTGGAGTGCTAAAATACGCATTCAATGTTGAGGCCGACCTTTGTTATAATGAGATTTCAACACTGACATTTGATCTACCAGCGTATGTGAATCGAAAGCTCACAGAGAACTATGGTCGAGTTGTCGGAATGCGAATTATTGATTTGATGAACTACGGTCGCTTCCTTTTGGTTGATCCAAAAGTGGATGACGATGGTATCAAGCAAATCAAAAGTTGTACTGCATATTCGCTTGAATATGAGTTTTCGTTTAAGAAGCTTCCATTGACAGAGGGGACATATAATTTGTGGAATCCTATTGCTCCGAAAGGAACAATTTTAGGGATGATTCTTGAACTAATGCCATCTTGGAATGTTGGAAGCGTTGATGCGACTTTAATTGACAAGTATCGTACTTTCGATGATAGCGACGATCAAAATATCTACAATTTTATGAAATCTGATTTGCAGGAGTCATATGGTTGTATTTTTTATTTTGATACCTATAAACGACTGATCCATGTGCGTGATATGGCTTCTGCCGCGCCGATTACACCCATATACTTCTCTGTAAAAAATCTCGTGAAAAATGTGAGTGTTGATGAGGATAGCGAAAGTATTGTTACCAATCTTAGCGTATATGGTGCAGATGGGGTTGATATCCGAAGTGTCAATCCGATGGGAACAAGCAGCATAATCAATCTGCAGCATTTTATGACACTCGATAATTTTAGTCAGAATGTAATCAACAAATATAATCTGTGGGAGGAAACATTTGAGTCTTACCAGCAGCAGTATTACAATTTGACGATTGAAGAGGCTCTGAAAACTGCACAGCTTGTCACGGAGCAAGCCGCTATGACTACATTGCAAGGAGAATTGACAAGCCTTGAAAATATTCAAGCGGTTACTATTCAGGCTATTGCACAAGGATTGAAGTCACAAAGCGATCTAAATAGCGTCAATGCAAAAATTAGCGTTAAAAAATCGGAGATCACACAGAAGCAGTCTGAAATTGATGCTATTTCTGCGGAAGTTTCAAGTTTGAATGAGCAGATGGTCGCAATCAACAACAAGACTACCCTATCTGCTTTTTTTACGGAAGATGAGTACAAGATTATCAATCGGTATCTGAAAGAGGACTCTGTTTCAGAGGATTCATTTGTAATTCCAAAAGTTGCTACTTATGATACTTCTGGTGAGAGTGTAAAAGTTTCTGGTGCTATTTTTAATATCAGCAGATCAGAAGTTATCAAAGTCAGGAATGATTTCGGTAAGGACATTTATTCTGCATCTGGTGGTGTTTTGGAATGTTCAACTAATGGTTTCATTCTTCGAGCGAATCTAATTCGTGCGTCTTTGGATTTTGACAGTGACAACAACATTTTGTTTACTGCGCGTGTTAATGACGGCACACTGAATGACGCAGAGTTTCCTAACGCTTGTGTATCTATCTCAGGTACGGCAATTAGTGTTTCGTCTAATGTGAAAGCTGAGTCTGAGGTCAATGGTGCGATTAGCTCTGGAAGTACATTGCAGTTCAAAATCAATACTGCAAATTTGTATTTTACAAGAAGTACGACAGAGTATGAACAGAGAACCGTAGAATGGGATCTATTTGAATATGGCAAAACTGTGTTGGAAAAGGTTTCGCAACCCTCTTATACATTTTCACTTGATTTAGCCAACTTTCTTGCTATGTCAGAATTCAAGTATTTCAAAAATCATTTGGAGCTTGGTAGCAAGGTTTATTGGCAAGATCGTGATGGTAAGGTTTTGCAGCCTATTTTGCTTGGAGTCCATATCCCATTTGAAGATTTGTCTAAGTTTGAGGTGACATTATCCAGCAAGTATAATCTTTCTGGAAATGATTTTTCATACTCAGATGCTTTGAGTGATAGTGTGTCTGCGGGCAAAACGCTTGATAGTGGCAAATGGACATATAATCAGTTTGTGAATAGCGGTGCGGAAACATCGCTAAGCAAATTCATGAAGTCTGCGCTGGATATTGCAAAGAACAACATCATGTCATCGAGTGGACAGGACATTTCGTGGAGTGAGTCTGGTTTGCGTCTACGGAAACGAATTGACGGATCTCCCACAGAATATGAGCCGTACCAGATTTGGATGAACAATGGTTCGATTATGTTCACCACAGATAATTGGCAGACAGCAAATCTTGCTATCGGTCAAATGGTGTCTGAGGATGGTACGCTTATTAGCGGCGTAATTGCTGATAGCCTCATTGGTAAGTTGATTGCCAGCAACAGTATGATTATCGAAAGTGAAAAGAAAGACGGAAAGACTTCTGTGTTTCGTGTTGATGGGAACGGGGCTTCCCTTCATAACGCTATTTTTGATATCTACAATGCTAATCAGGTACAAATCACTCTAAATCCATATTCCGGAATTGCAATTGGTAAGTATCCGTTGTATGACGATGATGAGTATACCATTGATGAAAAGAACGCATCTTTCTGGGTCGATACAAACGGAAATGTTCATATTAAAGGTACACTTGAGGGATGCGATGGCAAGTTCAGTGGCGAGCTTTCTGCTGCAAGCGGTAGTTTCAAAGGCGTTGTACAGGCATCTGATTTTCTGGATAAGTCCGGAAATTCAATGCTGACATCTGATAAAAACAAGTTCGATAGTAATTATCTTGATCTTGGCAATATTCAGATTGATGGCACAACTGGTAATATCACGATGACAGGCAGTATCAATCTTCAAGGAAATATTACTTGGGGAACTGGCAGCAGTCCTGTCCGCGTTTTGTATGGCAGATCAAGCTATGCAACACCTACATCTCCGTATTCTTCATACCCCAGCTCGTCTTCAAGCGGTTGGCACAGAAGTTTAAGCGTTGCATATGACTACTATGCTTCGTATTCTTATGACGGCGGTAATACTTGGACTTCTGCAATGCAGATTCAAGGTAAAGATGGTCGTGATGGATATGACGGCGAAGACGGCAGTGATGCAAATGTTACTCGTGGCAACATTGCTAAGGCTCTGTACGAAAATTCGGCTGACTATTATTACGATGGAATTTATTCGTACAGATCTGGCGGTCGATATTACCTTGCTATTAACGCATCCTATATTCTTGCTGGCAATATTGATGCTGATATTATCGAGCTTACATGCGGTTATGGTGGTTTTGCAAAAGGATACGGATCTGGTAGTAGTGGCCGATTAACCTATGGTGCTATGATGTATGGTAGCAACGGTAATGGCTATGCCCCTTACTTTATCGTCACCAACTCTGGATGTCGAATGACCGGCTTGGATGAGGTTGGTGCAATGGACTTCTTCATTACTGCTAACGGCATTTACGCAAGTGAAGAAATTACATTGCGCTCTGATAAACGATTGAAGAATACCATCAACTACGATTTTGATCGTTACGATGAGTTTTTCATGGGACTGAAACCAGCGACATTTAAGTATAACAATGGTCATGGCGGAAGACTTCATTCTGGATTTATTGCGCAGGATGTTGAAGATGCTCTTCACAACGCCGGTCTGTCTAATATGGATTTCGCTGGTCTGGTTATTGCACCTATTGAAGAGGTCAATGAGGCAGACGGAATTACAGACAATTACTACAAGCTTCGTTACGGCGAGTTCATTTCTTTGAATACACATATGATTCAGAAACTATATCGTCGTATCACAAAGCTTGAAAATGAATTGCAATCTTTGAAAGAGGGTTAATATATGAAGGATGAAGTTATCAATCGTTTAGTTGCTGTACTGAATGCGCTTGACAATGTTTCTGTTCGTGGAAAGCCGAATCTTGCAAATCTGAGTGGAAGTATCGCCATTCTTGAAGAGACGAGAGACATTTTGCTTGGTTGTGAGATTACGAAGAAAGAGGAACAGCCAAAAGATAAGTAAGCGGAGGTGCAGTTATGGCTTTTTGGGGCGACTATTTTATTTTTGATGGTATCCCTTGCACAGAATACGGGCTAAGGCTTTACGAAGTCAATGGCGTTTCTCCTGGCAATGGTAGTTTTCCTTCGCCGGCAGAAATTTCGGAAGATCGTATTTCTGGTCGATATAAGCCGCTGTTTTATGGTATCACGCAAAATGAACCATTGACATTCAAAATGGTATTTGGAGCTGATAAGTCGTTTGTGAAAACAAACGGCTTTTTTGATGCCTGGGATCGGGAGGCAATCAGCGCATGGTTGTCTCCCGTCGATGGTTATAAGTGGTTGGAGATTGAGCAGGCCGATATGGAGCAAGTTCGATATCGGTGCTTAATTGAAGATTTGCAGATGGTCGAGATCGGTAATTTACCGATTGCCTTTTCATGCACGGTTCGATGCGATTCTCCATTTGCTTATCAGTATCCGGTGACATATAGCTATAACTGCAGCGGCAGCACTAACATTATTTTGCGCAATCTCGGTAGCTATCGTGGTGGGTATCAGCCAAAGATAAAGATTACGCTGAATGGCAGTAATACTATCAAAATTATCAATCATTCTGATAACGATAGAGTTTTTGCATTGAGCGATCTTCCACAAGACTACTTTCTGGAGATTGAAGTTGATAATGAAAACGGTGTAATTACAAACAATATGGATTTGAACCTATATCCGTATTTCAATTTTGAATTCTTCAAGCTTGTTTGTGGTGACAATTTGCTTGAAGTGGTTGGGAATTGTATGTTGGAAATCCAATGTGAGTTTCCCGTAAATGTTGGAGGTTAATATGCAATCAAAAGTTTATGACCTACCTGAAATCCTTTTTGTTGGCGGGGAAACACACGATTTACGATTTTGCCTATTCACTGATACACGAAAGCCGTTCAGCGCCTCTGGCGCTACGGCTACATTTTCAGTGGTGTATTCAGTAAATCGTACAGGTACTCCGGTGCTATCAAAGCCCATGTCTATTATTGCAAATGATGAGGGTGTTGAAAATATTCTGACGGTTACGCTTCTTCCACAAGAAACCGTAAATCTATATGGGAAGTATATCTATCAGATTACCATTCAGGATATGTCCGGAGAAACTGAGATTCCAAGCCAAGGCATTTTGGGTATTACAAACAATATTGATAAGGCAATCATCAAATAAGGAGGATTTGCGATGACTACTACATATTTCTTGAATCAGGTGATGGGTAATCTATTTCACACAAAGGAGAATCCAGCGCTTCCAGGTGACTATTACATTGGTTTAAGCGCGACTGAACCTGGCGTAGACGGATCTGGCGTATCTGAGCCGGCTTCAAGTGCAGGATATAAGCGTGTTAAGCTGACTGTGCTGAGTGAGCCGACTGTTGGTGTAATTAAGAATACTGCTGCGGTTTCGTTTGATGAGTCAACTGCGAACTGGGGTACAATGACGCATTTTGTTATTTACGACGCGTTGACTGGCGGAAATCTGCTTATGTTTGACGAGCTGTCTTCTGCTCGTAATGTTGAAACTGCGACTATCGTTACCATTAAGGCTGGTAGCCTGACTTTGACATTGAGCAATCCTACATAAAATTAGCTAAACAATTTGGCGGTGAGTTATGGCACAAGAATATAATATCTATCTTCGCAAGCGGCTGACGGAGTTTGATGTTATTATCAAAAATCTTCCGTATCGAGACGGCCTAATCATGTATAACAAAATGTATCTGGATGCGATGGTTAATTATTTGTGCCTACAAAGATTTATCATCGGAGAGAGTGACGCTGATCTTAGAACTGAGATTGACGAGTTGTTAGAGCGTGTATTTAATACATTTCAGAGCAAGGTTGAGATTGATTTGGATGTTGAATTGGCTGCTGGTAAGCCGATTTCTGGTCAATCTGACCTTGTTTTTGCAACGAACCCATTCGAGATGGGCGAAGAAACATACGAGGTTTTTCAAAATCTAACGAGACTTACAACATCTGCATTGCAATATGATCTTGCAAAGTCAATTGGAAACGGGCGTAGTGATTTAATCTTTCACACATCGACCGCTGACACATTAAAGACTGCTTTTGATAAAATGCAGAATAATGTTGAGCTTTTGTCAAGTTCTGATACAAATAAAGAAACATTTGCTGGTGCTGGCACGGAGATGCAATTAAACACAGATCGGTTTGATTTGTATTACTTGCTTGCTGTGCAAGGAGAAGCTGTTATGAATCTGCTCTGCTCGATGGATTTTGAAATGTGGTACACGCTTGGCAATGCAAATCAGACATTTTATTTGACTGCTGTAAACAACGGTGTGAAATCGACAAAGTATCTTTCTGCGGATGGATTTATGTCACTAATTGCCGCAGTCAACGAATCTCTCGAAGCTTTTATTAAGGCGGAATTTTCGGAACTACATTTGACACCAAATGTTGTTGCCGGCTTAAAGCGATATCGTTTGTTGTCTGATCTCGATTCGTCTACTCTTAGCAGCATAGATTCTGTATCACTTGACGAACTTGATTATGTTGAGCTGGCTTAAAACGATTAGGAAGGTGTTTATATATGTCTAAGGGTACGCTTGGTAGTTTTAATGGAACTACAACAGCGAATGCAAACATGGTCGATGTATTCAGAAGAAACGAAATTGAATTACATCAGAATAGTGTTTTAGCATTCGCTGAACGAATGATTATTAAGAAAATTGGTATTCAATGCGATCCAGGCACAGAGGTATCCATCAACGGATGCGATATCCCGATTGTGTCTGGTGTTTTTGAATTAGGGTATGGGCAAATTGACATTACAAGTCTTGTTTTCAAACAGGCTGTAGCTGTCAACATCTATTACATGTATTAACAAACAGGAGGTTGCTATGAGTGATATTCCTTTTTGGAGTGGAGGTTCTGGCGGCGGAACAGGCGGAGTTTCTAACTACGACCAGCTTTCCAACAAGCCGGTAACAAACATCAGCGGCTCTGGTATTGTTATTTCAAGCTTATCTACTGGCGTTTACAATATCGACGGAACATGGAAGATTACCCCAGATGATGATGAGCGCGAGACATTAAAAGATGATCTTTTCTATGTTAAAAATGACGGAGATAATGTCAAGCTTACATGGATTAGCGCAGGTCTGATTAAGACATATAGCGTTCCGTCTAACGGTAGTAGGGATGACATTGTTGAAGACAGTGTTGCCACATCCTCTGCTGTCATTGCAGATATGATTGGCAGTTTTTAATTTGTGCAGAAAGAGTAGCGCTATCTTTTTGTAAATATTCTGTAAGCTAAATAACAAGAAAGGAGAACAAGATAATGGCTCATTTTGTGTATACGGGCTTGAAAGCAAATTTGCCACAAGTCCGTGAAAATGCGTTTTATCTTTGTACGGACACAAGAGAGATTTACTTTGGTGCAGATCTCTTTACCGAGGCAGTTCGTACATACACTGGTGAAAAACCGGCAACTCCTGCCACTGGCGTTCTGTATGTTAATACGGACACCAAGGTTGGTGAGATTTGGACGGGCAGTGCATGGGTGCAGCTATTCGGCGGATCGTCAACAGATGATATTGTGTTCACAGAAGATTTGGTGTTTACATATCAGTTTGGTAAGTATACACCGGTCGGAGGCAAGGTCACAGTTCCAGCAAAAGATAAGACTTTGACAGAGCTTCTGAATGACGCTTTCGCAGAAGATCAGAACCCGACTGTAACTCAGCCGAGTGTTGCATTGACTGCGGCTAAGATCAAGGCTTATGAGGTCGGTACAAAGGTGTCTCCGGACTATTCTGCCGTTCTGAATCCTGGCTCTTATGAATTTGAACCGAAGGCTACCGGTATTGTCGCTTCCGCATGGAAAGTGACTAACACGGACGGCGGCGAGAAGACAACAGCCAGCGGCACATTTGACGAGATTCAGGTCGGAGACGACACGGCTTATTCTATCACTGCAGAGGCGACTTATGCGGACGGCGCTATGCCGCAGACTGCACTTGGCAAGAATTACGCCGCAGGCCAGATCAAAGCCGGTACAAAGTCTGCAACAAAGAGCAAGATTTCCGGCTATCGTAATAGCTTCTATGGCACTCTGACCGCAAAGGACGGCGAGGTGAACTCTGCACTGGTGCGTGGTCTCTCCGGAAAGAGTGGCAGAGCGCTTGCTGTCGGCAACAGTTTCAGTATCACAATTCCTGTTGGGGCAATCCGCGTTGTGTTCGCTTACCCAGCGACGCTGCGTGATGTGAACTCTGTGCAGGATGTGAATGGCATGAATGCTGAGATCAAGTCCGCGTTTACCAAGTACACCGTCGATGTTGAGGGCGCAAATGGTTACACGGCCAAGTCTTATAAGGTGTATGTGATGGATATGGCGAACGCCAACGACGCTTCAAACACCTATAAGGTTACGATCTGAGGAAGGAGGGAATTGTAATGGCTGATTTCGGTAAACTGAATTTCGCGGTTGCATTCGTTCCTCAGACGGCTTTCCCTTTGGACGGACGTACATATTTTGAAAGCCTTGAAGCGGCGCAGGCCGCTGCTGCAACTGCTGTTCCTGTCGGTAGCTCTGATGGTGTATATCATTATGGTATGCAACTATTTGTCGTTGAGAACGGTGTGTCTGCTGGATATCGTATCCAACCGGATAAGACTCTTACGAAAGTCGATGGTATTTCTGCCGAGGATCTTGTCGGAGAGTTTTAATCTATTTGCTTGATTTGGCGAGGGCAATAGCCCTCGCTTTATCTATATTTATCACTATTTTATAAGCCGTATCAACGGCAAGAAAGGATGAAGAAACTATGGCAAATCTAATTTATAAGGGTTTGAAAGCTAACTTGCCTGCGGAGCGTAATGTAAACAGCTTCTATCTCTGCACTGATACCCGTGAGCTGTTCTTCGGCGCAGATCTTTACACTGAGGCTGTGCGCTTCTACGATGGTACTAAGCCTACCGCTCCTGCCCAGGGTGTGTTGTACATTGACACTGTTTCTGGCGCTGGTGATGTGTGGACTGGTACTACATGGAAGTCTGTTTTCACCGCTATTGTAACAAAGACCGTTGCTACAACCATCGGTGCTTCTGCAAGTGACAGCGAAGTGCCTACTGCAAAGGCAGTCAAGGATTATGTTGCTGGTATTACTGGTAGTGAACTTGGCGAGCTGGCGCACAAGGACAATGTGTCTGAAGCTGAGCTTGAAGAGACTCTAAAAAACAAGATTAACGGTAAGGTTGATTCTGTCGGTGCTGGTGACAATAGCGTTGATGTTGGTGGTACTGCCACTAAGCCTACTGTTAAGGTAAAGCTTTCTCCCGCTGCGGGCAATGCTTTGGAGCTTGACGATACCAAAGGTCAAGAAGGTCTGAAGGTCATTATCCCAGATGCAGATACCTATACTGTCGTTAAGGACGAGTCTGCTGCTGACGGTTTTGCTGCAACCTACCATCTAACTAAGAATGGTGCAAGTGTCGGTGCTGCAATCAATATTCCTAAGGATATGGTTGTTCAGAGCGGTACTGTTGTCACCAATCCGGAAGGTCAGGCTGAGGGTACTTATCTGAAGCTGGTGCTTGCCAATGCTGAGAACAGCGAGATCTATATCCCTGTTGATTCTCTGATTGAGTATGTCACCTCTGGTTCTGCTGCTGGCGATATGGTCGTTATCGACATTGATGAGACTACTCACAAGGTAACTGCTACTATCACTGACGGTACTATCACCAAGGCTAAGCTGACCACTGAGCTACAAACCGAAATCAATAAGATCCATACTCATGCCAATAAGGACGAGCTGGATAAGATTGAGACCGGCGACAAGGAGAAGTGGGACACCGCTGCTGGTAAGGCTCACGAACACGCTAACAAGGCAGAGCTTGACAAGATCGAGGTTGGCGATAAGGCAAAGTGGGATGCCGCAGAGCAGAACGCGAAGGACTATGCGGATGAGCTGAACACCGCTATGGGCAAGCGTATGACTGCTGCAGAGGGTAAGCTTACTACTTTGCAGGGCGACGAGAAGACCGAGGGTTCTGTCAAGAAGGCTCTTGCTGACGCTAAGGGCTATGCAGACGGCTTGAACAGCAACATGGATACCCGTGTTAAGGCTGTCGAGGAAGCTGTCACTGTCGGTACTTTTTAATCGAGGATTTTTCATTCGCTTTAATCAATGATATATCCGAAAACGGCGGACGGGCAAAAGCCCGTCCGCTTTCTTTATCAATTTAAGGAGGTGTGCAAGTGGGATACAATTTTCGGGTTTTTGAAACGGTAAAAAGCAAGGCTGAAAATACTGCCTTGATTCCGATTACACCTGGACGGTATCTGATCTGCACTGATACTTCCGATGTCTACTATGACACCAAAGACAATGTTCGTAAGCATCTTACTGACATTATTGATTTGGAGACGGACGCGGAAAGAACAGCAATCCTTGCTCCATTGGACAAATTTTACTTTGTAAAAGATACGGCTCACTTCTGGCGCTATTTGAATGATGCGTGGGTTGACCTCACATCTGGAAGCGGCGCAAGCGACGCTGTTTATGCAACTCTGGCCGCAGATGGATGGGTGAACGGCAAACAGAGTATTTCGATCAATGGATTAGGTGCAAATCAGAATGGAATTATCAGCATTACACAAGACATTTCAGCACAAGCGATGGAGGCAGTAAAGAATGGAGAGCTTTATGTCTGCGCTCAGGCCGATGGAACTATCACAATCGCTGCGGATGGCACTGTACCCACCTGCGATATTCCAACCGTCATTATTTTGCTGAGTTAAGAAAGGCGGTGTTGACGGATGAGCGAAACAACTAACTACGGGCTTTATTTGGAAGATGATGTGTCTGCTAAGTTCCAAACATGGAGACAGAAAATAAATGGTTCTGAGCAATCCAATATGGTGAAAATTGACACCGCTCTTGGTGAGAAAGCAGACAAAAGCACTTCAGCTACGGCAACATTGCTGGCTTCCGCATGGGTAGGCGTAGATGCTCCTTTTACACAAGAACTCTCTATTGAGGGGCTTGGTGCTGCGCAAAACGGAACTATTTCGGTGGCGCATAGTGCGACTGCCGAGCAACGGGAAATTGCGCGAGAAGCGTTGCTCTCCATCACTGGTCAGGAAAACGGAAAGCTACAAATCGTAGCTGATGGTGAACTCCCAGAACAAGATATTCCCGTTGTAATTATTCTCTTAGGTTAATGGAGGAATCAATATGCCTATTATTTCTAATTTCCCAACTGGCGGCGGATCTGGCGGCGGACTTGCCCTTGCTGCTGTTACGGGAATTGCAACGCTCGCGGCGGCTGGAAAGGTCTATGTAAAATGGACTGATCCTGATGATATGGTCGTTGCCGGCTCTACTCTTGCCGCATGGGGAGGAACACTCCTTGTTCGTAAGGCTGGTTCTGCTCCGACAAGTCGTAGAGATGGCACAATCGTTCTCGACAGCAAGACACGAGATCAATATAAATCTGCCTATTTCTGTGATAGTGGATTGACTAACGGCGTGAAGTATTACTACAAGCTGTTCCCATACACTACCACTGGTACATATACGGACAGTGCGGAGGACGAATTCAATGTTACTCCTGCTGCTGTAAATGTTGGTAATATTTCTGGTGCAAGCGCCGTTGCCGCTGGTAATGGAAAGCTTGCAATCAAGTGGACTGATCCAGCCGCGACCGTAGTTTCGGACGGTGTGACGCTTGCGACATGGGCAAGCACAAAGATTGTCGTTAAGGCTGGAAGCTACGCAACTTCTCCAGATGATAGCGCTGCGGCTTATAGATTAAATGTGACCACTCGTAATCAGTATGCGAATTCCGCACTTACTGTTACCGGCCTAACTAACGGAACAACCTATTACATTTCATTCTTCCCTATCTCTACGGATGGTGCAGTTAATGTAAACACAAGTAATAGAATAACCGGAGTTCCAAATCGTTTGAAGATTTCGACTGTTCCAAGCCAGAGTGGTACATTGACATACAATAAGAACTCTCAGTCCCCGTCTTGGAGTAACTATGATACATCCAAGATGACGATTGGCGGAACGACATCTGGGACAAACGCCGGTACATACAATGCTACATTTACGCCGAAAAATGACTATTGCTGGTCTGACGGTACGATTACGGCAAAGACTGTTTCGTGGAAGATCGGTAAGGCAACTGGTACGCTGACTGTAAGCAAGACAAGTATCACGCTGAACCTAAGTAAACTGACTGATACATTTACAATCGGCGGAAATTATGATGGTACTTTGAGTGTTACATCTAATAAGACAAGCGTGGCGACAGCTTCTCGTAGTGGGACTACGGTTACAGTTTCTCATGTCAATCAGACAAACGGAGAAGCTACTATCACAGTTAGTTGTACTGCCGGTACGAACTATACCGCACCCGCAAGCAAAACTGTCACGGTCAAAGCTGAGTTCATTCTTGCTACGCTGAATGACAACTCTTGGGCGGCTATTCACAGTGTCTCTGGAACAGGTGCAAGCTATTGGGCGGTCGGTGATCGTAAGGCTGTCTCTGTGAGTGGAACAGTTGGTACTAAGTCAGTCAGCGGAACTTATTATGTTTTTATTCTTGGATTTAATCATAATGGTGCAACCGGCATTGATTTTGGTACATTCAAGACCGCTTTGACTAATGGTGTTGATATTTGCTTGACAGACAGTAAGTACAACAGCTATTCCACAGACGGAACGAAATATTTCAACATGAACCATAGTTCAAATACGAACTCTGGTGGCTGGAAAGGCTGCGATCTTCGTTACGATGTGCTTGGCTCAACGAATACGAATGATGGCGATGCTACATCTACGACTGCGACAAATCCTGTTGCGAATACGCTAATGGCAGCTCTTCCGTCAGATCTTCGTGCTGTGATGCAGCCAATGACGATCTATACGGATAATGTTGGCGGCGGTTCAAACACAGCGTCGAATGTTACCACATCTGTTGACTACTTGCCGCTATTGGCTGAGTATGAGATTTTCGGTAGTAGAAGCTATGCGAATTCTACAGAACAGACTTATCAGGCACAGTATCAATACTTCAAGAATGGTAATTCTAAGGTGAAGTATCGTGATAGTTCCACCTCTACCACTGCGTATTGGTGGGAGCGTTCTCCGTACTACGACTACAGCACCACCTTCTGCACTGTGGGCACGAACGGCTACGCGAACTGCACCGACGCCAGGAATTCCAATGGCCTCGCCCCCGCTTTCCGCGTCTAATCCCGTATCAAGAGAATCCTGCCCTCGAAAGAGGGCGGGTTTCTTTTTGTTTTTCAAAATATAAAAAGGAGTTCTATTTATGTCGGTATTAAAAGCACATAGATCTGAAAGCAAAGCTGAGTTTGTAAATACCGCAAACAAGATTTATGTGGAAACGATTAACTTCTTATCTCGACTTTCTGCAAGATTTTCAAGATTGATGGCAAACGATGTATCACATCTTGCGTCAGAAGTCCTTGTGAACGCAGAAAAGGCAAATAGTATCTTTCCATCGGATCACACCAGAAAGGAATTGCGCAAGCAACACCTTTTAGAGTCAAGAGCTGCGTTGATGGCTTTGGATGTTGAGTTGTCTCATTGCTACGACATTATGATGCTGAATCCAGAGGGATGTTTCACAACATCAAACGGGAATCCAGTTAAACCAGCGAGAGCGAAAGAAATTCTTGAAAATATGGCGCAATCGCTTGGTGAACTGATTGATTCCGAAAACGGTCTTTTGACAAATACATTAAAGAGCGACAAAGACCGCTGATATTATATCTACCCACGAAAATTGGGCTTTGCTTACCAAATCATAAAAATTGGGTGCATTTCTGTAAAACCTGTCGGCTTTGGGGATTCCCGCTGTCCACTGCGAATTGGTGGGAGCGTTCTCCGTACTACAACAACAGCAACAACTTCTGCAATGTGAACACGAACGGCAACGCGAACAACAACAACGCCAGGAATTCCAATGGCCTCGCCCCCGATTTCGCAACCCTTTTTAGGTATGGTCAAATACGGTAGTCCTTTTGAGGATGACGGAGACCTTTGCGAAAGGAGAAATGTTTCCCGTGGATAAAACCCGAAACCGCTCTTTTGATGCTTTTGCACGGACGCTTCTTGCATGGTGGGAGGATATTGTGCTTAATCCTATTTCATGTGTCAAGGCAAAGCAGTTTAGGCGCACTCTATATTACAACTGTACGAAAGGCGAATAACTATTTATGACAAGCAAAGAGCGTCATGAGGCAAGATTCCAAAGACGGAAAGCCGAGAGATGGCGCAAGAAACAAGAACGAAGCTTTGCTGTAGGAACAATGGCAGATGTATTTTCCTATGGCGACTTATACAAAGCAGGAAAGCAATGCTGCAACGGTGTACGCTGGAAGAATAGCGCACAAAGATTTGAAATGCACTTGTTTTCTGGTACGGCGCGGCGGAGAAAATTACTGCTGGATAAAATGTGGAAGCCATGTCCATATGTTCATTTTGTTATCTCCGAGCGCGGCAAAACAAGACCAATTGACGCACCTCGTATTCAAGACAGACAGATACATAAGGTTTACACAAAGAAAGTCCTATTACCTTTATATCTGCCAGATATGATTTGGAATAACGGAGCAAGTCTTCCAGGCAAAGGTTTTCATTTCTCTAAAAGACTTTTGCGTGAGGACTTGCATTATCATTTTAAGCGCTATGGGAGAAATGGAAACATAATCCTTTTAGACTGCAAGCAATTCTTTCCGAGTGCATCGCATCGCGTTATTTATGCTCGTCATGACAAGCTGATTCATGATTATGATTTACGCAAGCTTGGTGATGATATCGTTGCATCAAGCACCGGCAATAAAGGTATGCCGCTTGGAGTTGAGCCAAGTCAGGCTGAAATGATTGCTTTTCCATCTCCGCTCGATAACTACATTAAATGCCAGCTCTCTATTAAATGCGCTGGTCATTATATGGATGACTACTATATCATAGTCCCTCCGAATCAAGACCCAAAGGAGATCATGCGTCTCATTGTTCAAAAAGCGTCAGAACTGGATCTGACAATTAGTAAAGAAAAATCCAGAATTGTTCCGCTTTCCAAACCGTTTCGTTATTGTAAGGCGAAATATACCTTGACGGAAAGCGGGCGTGTTATTGTGACTGGTAATCGAGGAAGTTTCAAGCGTACCAGACACAAAATCAAAGCATTCTATGAGAAAGTCCAGAACGGAGAAATGTCATACGAGGATTTATGGACTTCTATAAATGGAATGCTTGCGTATTTAGAGAGCTACCAAAACCATCAACGAGTGTTGAGGCTGCGACGGCTCTTTTATGCTATCTATGGCTTTTCAGCAGAAAACATAGAAAATTTCAGAGCAATGGAGAGATTAAAAGATGCAGTACATTGTACATAGAAGATTGAAGGACACTGCTATTTGCGGTGGCGTAAATATTCCAGCGACAACTATTTGTGAAGAAATCTGCGGTGTTATTTATTACAACGGTCTTTCTGTTTGTTATACGACAAGTGAAAATGCTCATCAGTTTTTTGCGAGAAACGATGACGAGTGCGGTTTGCGTCGTGGCAAATTAACTCAGACCATTCAAAAAACACTTTCTAAGCGTGATGGTAATTATCAGATCCGATGGAATAAGGTCTGGGCAGATCCAAAATGCCGTCAATACAAAAGACCAGAATATGAAGATTATTGGCTTTGGAATCATGAGTTTTTCAACGCTGATATTGATGTTTTACTTTATATTGCAAATTTAGTCGGAGCAAAGGAGGACAAGTAAATGTATCGAATTATTAAGGTAGCCGATGGAGCGGAGGTTGGAATTACTGAGGCTGTCAATTATATCAAAATTGGCAGTAGCGGCAGTTTTGCAACCGCAACAAAAAGTGATGCCATTGGTATTGCATTTGATAGCACTCCATATAACATCGTTGGACATGACGAAATTGAAGGTGCAGAAACCGTTGTTGTATCTGAGATTGACGGCGGGACTGCTGTATCCCATCAACAGTCCGCAATCAATGAAATGATTCAAACGATTTTGGAGGGATAACAATGAAAGAGAAACTTAGAGAGCTATACCAGAATGGACAGGCCGGCATTACGCCTTGCATTAGTGCGAACGGCTTGCTTAAAGCAGTTGCAAACGGCTGGATTACACTTGATGATGCTGTTGAGATCATTGGTAGTGAAGACACTTTACCAATTGTCCGTGCGGCAAAGCTGAAGGAGATTTCGATTGCTTGTAACGAAACAATCGCGAACGGCGTTGATCTTACTCTCGATGGTGAAACAGTGCATTTTAATCTAAGCACGGAGGATCAGGCAAATATCGCAAACCTGTTCCGCGTTGTCGAGCTTGGCGGAACTGAGTTCCCGTATCAGGCTGATGGCGGCGTTTGCCGTATCTATACAGCGTCGGAAATTGCAACGATTTACATTGCTGCGCAAACACTTATTACGACACAAACAACATATCACAATGAATTGAAATCTTATGTACAATCTTTGGATAGCGTTGAAGCTGTCACATCAATTGTATATGGAATGACTTTGCCAGATCCATATAATACCGAAATGAATGAAAAGCTTGCTGTTGCAAATGAACAAATGCAAGCAATTATTGCTCGTCTGAGCAGCGCGGCAAATGCGTAATCTGAAGACATTTTTCAAACTGGCAGCACTGTTTGTTATTGGCGGTGCTGCCTATGTTTTGATTGAATTGCTCTGGCGCGGTCATAGTCATATTTCCATGTTTATTCTTGGCGGTATGTGCTTTGTTTCTATCGGTTTAATCAACGAACTGTTCCCGTGGGAACTTGGTATTGTATGGCAGGCTTTAATCGGCGGTGTACTTGTAACCGCTCTTGAATTTATTACAGGCTTAATTGTGAATGTTTGGCTTGGATTAAATGTGTGGGACTATTCAAATCTATCGCTTAATTTGATGGGGCAAATTTGCTTGCCGTTTTTCTTTGCTTGGGTTGGATTGTCTGTCGTAGCTATTGTACTTGACGATTGTTTTCGATATTGGTTTTTCGGAGAAGAGAAGCCGCATTATACGCTGGTTTAAGGGCGGTGATATAAATGAATGAAGAAAAAATCTGGAAATTCTTAAAGTCAAAAGGTTTTACTGATTTTGGTGTATCTGGGCTTATGGGGAATCTATACGCCGAGTCTGGATTAAGCCCTATCAATCTACAAAACTCATATGAGAAGAAGCTTAATTTTACAGATCAGAGCTATACGCAAGCCGTTGATAATGGCAGCTATACAAACTTTGTCAAGGATGCTGCTGGTTACGGACTTGCCCAATGGACATATTGGAGTCGAAAGCAAAACCTATTGAATTACGCACGAAGCGTTGGAAAATCAATTGGTGATTTGGACATGCAGCTTGAATTTCTTTGCAAGGAGCTTTCCGGATATTCTACTGTGTGGAAAACTCTACAGTCTGCGACGTCCGTTTTTGAAGCATCTAACGCTGTGCTATTACAGTATGAACGACCCGCTAACCAAAGCGAAGCCGTTCAAAACAAACGTGCAAGCTATGGACAAGCTTATTATGACAAGTTTGCACAGAGTACGACAAAGGAAGGAGTTGGTAGTTTGACTGCGATTGAAAGACTTATTGCGACGGCAAAGGCAGAAGAGGGCTATTTGGAAAAGGCGACGAACGCCCAGCTTGATAGTAAAACTGCAAATGCCGGTAGTAACAACTGGACAAAGTACGCCCGTGATTTGGATAACATCGGGAACATTTACAATGGCAAAAAGAACGGCTATGCCTGGTGCGATGTTTTTGTTGACTGGTGTTTTATCAAGACATTTGGCGTAGATCTTGCTATGAAGCTACTGTGTCAGCCATATGGCGGTGCTGGAGCTGGATGCACCTATTCTGTTCAGTATTATAAGCAAAAGGGACAGTTCCATAAAAGCAATCCTCAGGCCGGCGATCAGATTTTCTTCACTAACGATGGCGGAGCAACATCTTATCACACCGGACTTGTTATTGCTGTTGGAAATGGCAAAGTCTATACGATTGAGGGAAATACATCAAGCGCTTCTGGAGTTATCCCTAATGGTGGATGTGTAAGAGCCAAATCCTATAATCTTACCGCTACATATATTTGTGGGTACGGTAGACCAGATTGGTCGCTTGTTGGTGAAAGTGCAGAACAGGAGGATGAAGATATGACTTTGGATAGATTCAAAGAGTTGATGAAAGAGTATCGTGCAGAGCTTCAGGACAACGATTGCGGTACTTGGAGTAAGGACGCTCGTGAGTGGGCAATCGCAAACGGTCTCATTGGTGGCACTGGAAACAATGCAAATGGAGAGCCGAATTATGCTTGGGCGGATCAGCTTACAAGAGAGCAGGCCGCAGCGCTATTCTATCGTTTTGCAAAATTGATGGGTAAAGCGTAATGGCTGTTAAGCGTAAAGTGAAGCGTCGCAAGAAAAAGAAAGGTCTTATCCATCACCTTGTTTCGCTTGGCTTTAGCAATCGGCTTGCAATTTACATACTTTTGTTTTTGGCTGCTGGCTTGGCTGGCGGCTTTTATCTTGCCAACGAAAGCATTAGAACCGGATATACTGGCGCTCTGATGTGCTGGACGGTGGTATTTACGCCGATTGGTACAGCTTGTAGCATTGTGCTAAGTAAAATCGTTCATAAAAGCGAAGCTGAAAATGTTGGTGGAAATGGAGACGGCATCAAATTTGCAATGGCAATGTCTGACGCAGTAAATGATGACGGATCGAGCTGGGAAAGTCCAGCTATTTAATTTGAGAAGATAACAGTAGTCTGCCGGCTACTGTTATTTTTTTTTATTTGTTAGGAGGATACGCAATATGGAATGGGTAAAGATTCTTGTTTCTGCTCTGGCCGGTTTAGCTGCCGCAATTCCTCTTGTAGTTGAGTTGGTAAAATATGTTCAGAAAGCGATCAGAGAAAAGAACTGGTCTAAGGTGTTGGATATGGTAATGAACCTTATGCAGACCGCAGAGACTAAATTTGAGACTGGTGCTGAGCGTAAGGAGTGGGTGCTTGCAATGGTAAAGGCATCTGCTGATACCATCGACTACGATATTGACATGGATGCAATCAGCGATTTGATTGATAGTCTGTGCAATATGAGCAAGGTCGTAAATGCCCCAAAAGCTTAATTAGATTTGAGCAGATTGGAGGTACTTTATGACTGGACTCGAAGAGTTTCTAAAGACTTTCGGGAACATTACGGTTTCCAATGTGATTACCGTTGCTCTTGCAGCCGTTTTCCTTGGTATGACTTATAAGAAGATCAGAGATTATCTTATTAAGAAATACGAAGCTGAAAAAGAAAAGGACAAAGAGCTGAAAGAGGCGCTTGAAGCTGTGCGTAAGTACCCCGAATATCGTCAACAAAGCATTAAGATTCAAGAAAAGCTGGAAAGTGAAATCCAAGAGTTGCGTAAGGCGCAGGATGAACATACCTGCCGCTTATTGCAGATGGAAGAAAACTCCCAGCGTAGAGAGCGTAATAAACTACGCGACAGACTGCTCCAAAACTATCGTTATTACACGAGCAAAGAGCATAACCCGTGTCAAGAGTGGACTCGTATGGAGTCAGAAACATTCTGGGAGTGTTTCGCAGATTATGAGAACATGAATGGCAATGGTTATATGCACAGTGTTGTGCAGCCAGAAATGAATTTGCTTGGCATTATCGAAATGGATGATGCAAGTGGAATCGCTGAGCTGATGCACAGCAGAAAGTGATTTTAGATCGGCAAGATCGCCCAGAGTCATTCTGGTGAAGTTTCTTCAAACGAGGAAACAAAACAAGGGTGCAGAACAAATCTGCACCCTACAAATAATCAAATACATTTTCAGATAATTTAATATGAATAGCCTGAGCAACACCGCTCATCGACGGACGATGACGCGACGCTTCACAGTCTTTTTAACCGTTACTTTCACTTCTACTTTGACTTTCGCCATAGCAGTTTCCTCCTTCCGTAGTTACTTACCCTGCGCACAAGGCGCTCTGTCTGCTGTAACAGACGGGTTCGGGTAGATGAACCGTTATTCCCATGCGGGAGGTGGAAGGATTCTGTTATGAAAGCGCTCAGGCTATCCGCATATAAATATATCATGGAGATGGTTTCTTTTCAATAAGGGTACAGATTTATTTCTGTACCCTATTTTTTACGCATTTGTTATTGTACTCAGATTATGACACCATTTCGCGCTGGTATAATAAGCTCAATATAATAATTTGTAAGCTAAAGTGCGAGTTGTTTCAAATGGTATCTTTAACTAAGTGAATCCCCCCATTCACATACTTAAAGATATTGGTCTCTCAGTCGATCTTTCCTATAAACTTATAGAAAATCTCGACCTCTTGCTCTCGACTTCCATCTTCGTGTTTAACTGCCTCGTGAACTGTAATTTTTTCCACAAGAGCATTGAGTAAAATTGAGTCTAATTCCGTTGGAGATGCGTACTGCTTAATCAGTTTCACCCAAGTTTCAATATTGCTGTATCGCTCAGAATTTTCACTGATTTGCCCATTAAGTAGGTCTATCTTACCATCCAAAGCATTTTGCTCTTCCTGATACTTTGCAGATAGCATAATGAAGTTTCGCTCTGTAATCCTCTCAGCAATTCGATCCTCATATAGCTTAGCGAAAAGGTTGTCCAATTCCTTTTGCCGTTTTTCAGATCTCTTCAAATCGTCAGCGATCTTTTTTCGCTCGGCATTCTGCTTTGCATTGCCAGTTTGAAGAAGCCTTTCTAAAAGAGCATCCTCGTCTTGTACGGCTTGTGCCGCCCAATACTGAATTCTTGATAGCACATAGGCATACAGTACATCATATCGGATGTAGTGTGCAGAACAGTGAATTCCTACTTGCCCATACTTGCTACATGTGTAGTGGCTGTATGGGTTTTTGTTTTGCCTATTCGTACCGAAACGCATTGACCATCCGCAATCTGCACATTTGACAAGTCCAGAGAAGATTTGCGTTGTATGATCTTTTTGCATCCGACGTCTGGTAGCAATTTGCGCTTGAACAGAATCAAACATCTCCTTTGGAATCAATCCCTCGTGAGTGTTTTCTATTCTCCACCATTCATCTTCTGGCTTGCGAATGCGTTTCTTGTTCTTGAAAGATATATTCGTCTGTTTGTAGTGAACTGTATTCCCAATGTAGGTTTCATCTTTCAAGATGTACTTGACTTGTGCAACCGTCCATGCGTACCGTTTTTCTTCTGAGGCATTTTGATATACATGAGCGAATGTTCCGAATCTCTGGTAGTTAATCCAGGACGGCGTAGGAACTTTTTCTGCGATTAAAGTCCTTGTAATTTTAGCAGCTCCAGCACCGTGATAAGCCAAATCAAAGATTTTCTCAGGTATCCACCTTGTTTCTTCATCTGGCACAATACGGTTTTTGATCTCTGGATGCCGCTTATATCCGATTTTAACATATGCGCAAATACGATCTCCAGCAGCAAACTTTGCTTTGAAAGCAGCCTTAACTTTACGGCTTGTATCCTTTGCAAACCATTCATTGAATAGGTTCTTGAACGGAACAAAGTCAGACAAGCCTTTTTCTGTATCTTCATTTTCTGTGACGGCAATATAGCGGATTCGCTTTTCTGGAAAGTAGAATTCCAGATAATAGTCCATCATGATATGCTCACGACCAAGGCGGGAGAGATCCTTGGTAATAATGCAATTCACCTTTCCGGACTCGACATCTTCCATCATGCGTTGGAATGCTGGGCGATCAAAGTTCGTACCACTCCAACCGTCATCAATGTATTCGTCAACTATAATGAAGTGCTGCTCATTAGCAAATTGTGTGATGATTTTGCGCTGGGTTTCAATACTAACGCTTTCTCCGTAATCCTCATCGTCTCGGCTCAATCGCATATAGAGCGCGACGCGATAAATCAGTTGTTTCACCGTTGTTTAGTAACCTCCTTTAGTAGTGAAACAACTCGCACTTATGATAAGCTTACCGCGTAATTATATCACAAGTACGAGCTGTTGTCACCGTTATTAAGCCGCATTTGCGGCGTATTGTACGGCATTTTCTACGAGATCTTTGATGTGTTTACCCTTGCTATTAAAATGCTCTGTTACACGGATTTTTGTATTGCCAACTACGAAAAACTGCGTACCATTTTCATCCGTAATATACTTAGGCTTTTCTTCTTTAGGCTGCTTGTTCATTTGGGTAATCTCCGTCAAAGATTTGAATATCAATCGGTGTTTGAATCATGGGGTAAACGATACAGTCTCGAACCTCGTTCCAATCTTCAGCCCATGTGAGTTCTTCTTGCACGGCGATAATATGCGCCCGATGTCCACGGTGCTGATCTGAGATTTTGGAACAGCGGACACCTTTCACACTTATTTTTTCACCACTGAATGTGAAGCCGTTGCGAGTTTCTTCAAAAATCATCAATGGCATATTTCTAAACATTTTGAGGTAGTTTTTGACCGCAGAAATGCTCTTATAGAAAATAAGAATTTTGAACATCAATTCACACTCCAAATGCTGTTTAACTAATTCCTTGCAAGTTTTCATCGTCCTCTTCGGACTTGTCTGCATAGAATAGTTTGCTGTTTCCATCTTCGTTGATTGCTAAGGCACATAACTTTCCACCATAAACACATGCTGAGTCGATACAAATATCGCCAGTTGCTACGGTGTAGGCAGCACCAGTTCTACTTGGGGTATGCCCGAAAATCACTTGCTTTTCCCGTGGCCTATGGTCGTTATGTCGAATCCAGTCGCGTCCCCAAATCAAATCATGTGCTGTATTGTCTTTGAGCAATGGTTTTGACAGACCGGCATGACAGAATATAATTTCTGGTGTATCATACACAAGTGGAAGAGCCTTAAACCAACCAATATCTGATTCAATATCTATGCCATTTCTATCGTAGCTGCACACGGTTGAGTATCCGCCGTTGTAGAACCAAAGCGAATTATCTCCGCTTGTAAATGCGTCAATCGCCATTTGCTCATGATTACCACGAAGGCAAATACAATTATCTTTTCCTACCTGATGCTGAAGCTTACGAAGAAACGCCACTGTCTCACAGCTATTTGCTCCGCGATCTATGTAGTCACCAACAAACACTAATGTATCTGTCTGACTGCTATAATCCACACTTTTCAGAAGCTCTTTTAGTGTGTTGAGACATCCGTGAATGTCTCCGATGGCAATTATCCTATCCATTTCGGATTCCTTTCAGCAATACGGACGGTTTTGTGTTAAAAATCTCTTTTGTGACGATATGGTGTTCATTGAGCAATTTGCAATATAGGTTTGCTACGCTGCTGCCAGATACGATAGTAAGCTCATTTACAAGCGGGGTAATCAGCCCAATCCCATTGCTAATAGGAATTTCAGATACAAACACCTTGTCTACAATATCATTTGGCAAGCCCTGGATCGTACAGTACCCATTGTCCGTAATGATCGTACATCCTTGCCAGTCTGGAATAAGTAATACATTCATTCATTCGTCTCCTTGAAACGCTGCGAACGGAAGAGCTTTTTCAAAATAGAAAAATTCCGTGTGACTTCCTACATCAAACTTTGTCATTTGCTTTCCTTTGCATTCCTCGTGCCATATCCTCGTGTAATAAATTTTGAAGTTTCGTTCGCTACAAAATTCATTGATTTTTGCAACTATCTGTTTGGCAATCTCTTTGTCTGGCTTTCTGCCGTCAATATTGGCGATAGGACGGAACTTAGCTCTGCTATTGCGAAAATATAGTTTCATACTTCATCGCTCCTTGCTGAAAGCCTGTAAATAGTAACATTCATATCACCAAAGTATGTGTTGAGCATATTTTCAACGATATTCCAGTCACCATTTGCTAATCCACAGCCAAATCCATATGGGAATGCAAACGATTTGTTATGATACTTACTGCGGATCTCATCAAACGCTTTTGTGAGAGCAACATAATCCGTGTACTTGCGGTACTTGTCTCTGCCATAATCAAGCTGCCCAAAGATATTCAGAACAGTCTTATTCGGTTCAACCGCTACAGGAAGAACATGACCAAGAAGTTCATTTTGATTTTCAAATCTTCTGCAATATCGGATGTATGTCTTCTTGATGATAGGCCAACGAGTACAAAGCGTTTTTGCTACACCAGCTCCCATTACACCCCGACAATTTACCTGATGGCAGATAATATCTTCCGTTGCGTCAAGAATGTCCCCAACAACTGTTTTAATCATTGACACGCTCCTTCTGGTATTCCGGAGGAAGCATAACAACTACCTTATCATTCCACGAATAGTAGCTTTTAGCGTATTTTGCGTTCCACTGCTTAACAAATTCTCTTAGTTCTTTAGCGGCGACGTCATCAAAATAAAAGTCTTCAACATCCGAATCTTCTTCTGCTTGCTGCAGCATTTGATTTGCGTCGATCTCCATGCTTCCCATTGTTGTTCCATATACATACTTTGGAATATCATTATAGTCACAATCAATGCTATCTAATAGAGATTCGATATCGTCATAGAATTCTTCTCCGTAATAGAGCATGTTGTCTGGGAACTCTTCATAATACTCTGCCAGAGTCATTTTTCTTGCTTTTTCAAAGCGTTCATGCTCTGCGCAAGAATCGCAAATCGACATATACTGCGGTGTTTCTTTTCCGCATACTCTACAATGATATTGCTTACAACATATATTCGCAGCATACTCAGATGTATAAAGCTTTTTGCATTTTTCACATCTGTATAAGTCCATATTTTCTTTGATAGCCATTATGTTCCATCCTTTTTAGATTTGAATATAACCACCATGCTTGGGAATGGGGCGGAGTTCTTTCCATCTCCGAATTTTAATCGTCCACGAATAAAACGGATTTCAACATTCGGTTTTTGATAGATATAATCGTGGAAATAACTCGTATCGGTTCGCGCCGGAATCAACATTACAACCGTCGTATTTGGTTTTAACGATTCCTCCGAGCATTTCTTTACCCAATCCTTAATTGCTCTTCCGTATGGCGGATTACAGAAGACCGTTTGCCCCCCCCCAGCACTGTGCAAGACCATTTTCGCGCTCTGTGTAATATGTAGCACATTTATGGTTTTCGCTGTCTGCACACGGATCAAGGGTAAAGTGAAACTCGGAGTTGAGTTTATCAAAGAAGTCTTGCGGCGTTGCCCAATTCATAGACTTCGATGAAAACATTACTCCTGTATTCATATTTCACCTCACTATTTCTTTTCGCTATGTTCGAGTTCCTCTAATACCTTGTAAAACTCACTGCCAAGAATAGGATCACAATCCTGTGGATCTTCAAAATCTTCATTGTAGTTTAATGACATATACAGCTTCCCACCGTGTTCAAATAAACGGGAACTCCCTCTGCCCCAAATTCCAAAATAGAATCCTGGCTGCGGACGGCATTTTACTTTCAAATCATTCTTTTTTAATAAAGAGATCAATTCCTTATAAACCTTACTATTCTGTTTGAAGAACATTAGACCGGTTGCGCCGTCAGCATATTTTTTGAATTGATTTGCAAATTTCTCTTTGTCTTTTGCTGTCGGTACGATTGACACTGTGTCATTACTGGCATAATAGAGATTGGATTCGATTTCCATATCATGAGAGAACTGATTGAACAACTTGTTTACGATCTGTGCGTTTTCTAAATAGTCGAACACCTGCTTGTAAAATCCACACTCAGGTTTTATCACATAGAATTTTTCCATATTGTTTAACTTGCTCCTTTTAGAATTTCATCAAGGGTTCGTGGCGTATAATCCATATATGGCATCATTGCACCTACATTAAACATTTGACACTGCTTTCCGTATAATTCCTGCATCAGATATTTGTCATGCTCCATCATCTGATACTCAAACGAATTATGCACATGCCCATATAAGTGATACCAACCATAATAATGATTTTTGAAACACGGAATTGGATAATGGCAAAGCACGATGTTTCTAAAATTATCATTTACTTCAAGGTATTCTGTAATTTTTGTAAACTCTTTTACAAACTTGCCATCGTTTGATCTGTCGTGATTTCCTTTGATAAGAAATTTCTGCCCGTTCAATGCTTGCAGAATTGGTACAGCCTGAGAGGAAATACACCAGAACATATCGCCAAGCACATAAACCGTATCGCCAGGATCGACAGCATCGTTCCAACGCTTAACAAGCTCTTCATTCATTTCTTCTACTGTCTTAAACGGGCGATTATCAAATGCAAGAATGTTTGCATGTGCATAATGCCAGTCTGCGATATACAGCTTTCGGTTTTCAGACATGTGTTGTAGCTCTCCTTTCGCCAAATTCGCAAGAATCATCTGGTCGTACAATTCCTAAATGACACTTTGTACATTCTCCGTAGCAATCGGAAAACATAAGATGCTGGCAGTCCTTGCAATGAATAGGCTCGCTTGTATTATTCGTTTGTGTGTACTTTTCGTTGTCCATTGTGAAAACCCCTCTTATGCAAACGGATCATATTCGTGTGGATCTGCTGTGTTTGCCCACTCAACCCACTCTGTAACTTTCTTGCGCAGTTCGTCATCGAGTAAGAATGGTTCTCGTACTAAAACGATCTTGCTATTTTTCTTCATAATGTTTGCATTGTCTACGATTTCTTCGTAGTCAACTGGAAGTGCAAGCATTTTGGAATACACGCGGTCTCCACGGCTTGAAATTCTTCGAGTAAACGACGCTTCTCTGAAACGGAATCGTTCTTTACACTGAGGGTTAAGTTGAAGATCAATCTCTTGAATATATCCAATTTTCATCGCCATATTAGCCACTGCTTTCTTTTTCACCATAAGCACAGAAGAAATCTGCGTTATTCGGACATCTTGTTTTTAACAGCCAACAATAAATGTAATTTTCACCCTCATCATGGTGCTTACAATACTGACACCTTACAACCGGCTCTGCGTCTATGATTGGCTGTTCAGCTACAATTTTTCTCGCAGCATCCATACCGCTCATAACCCCCATGCCGTACAGATCATCTGTGACTATGCTTGTTGTCTGAAGCTTTTCCAAAATGGAAGATAATTCTATGTATTTAGGCATTACATACACCACCATTCAATTTAGCGCCGCACCAAGGGCAGTATTTAGGCCACATCCATGATGTCATTTCTGTACAGTCAGTTCCGCAACACGAAAAGGTTCTACAAGCCCGTCCGTTTTTTATTGTTTGAACAATATTACCAAGTTTTTGTATATGCGTTGCTGGAACTACATCTTCCGGAACGATCTGCGCAATGATGTATTGAGCAAGATTATAGTCATTCCAATGATGGAATTCACTTTCTTTACAAAGCAATCTCTGAAATGCCACATCTTTTGAAATATATTCTGGCATTTACAAATCCTCCGATCCAAATAAAGCTTGTCTAATCACATCAACGCCATTCTGAAAACAATCGCATTGGTGACAAAGCGTTCCATCATATTTCTGTACACAATCGCTACAAAAACCATATTTCACAACGATGTTAAATGCTTCCTGCAATTTCTTTCTGGATTCTTTTGATGGCAAGATAATAATACGATTTTCTTCGTCTGCTTCTGCAAGATACCGTAGCCGGTCAATCCCATTTTCATTTACCCACATTGCAAACTTGGCGACCTTTTCAACGAGTTCTGGAGGCATCTTTGTATCTTCGTATGCAGCGAGGCGAAGGAAACGCTCTTCCGGAATGTTGCGAGGATAACCGTTTTTAATACGATTTTCGTAATCCTTACGCTGAGCGTCTGCCTCGCGTTTATTGGTCAGCCGCTCCATTAGTTATCCTCCTGAGTATTACTGACTGGCGGTTTCCGATAACATTTCAGGTTTCGATCTTTAATATTCCAGTTAAAACAATGTCCTTGTGCAAATGGGATGCCCTCATAATAACCATTCTCATCAACAGAGACGATAGCCCACTCATGAATATCTTCAATCCACACTGGTTGCCCATTCATACGCTGAAGATCTTCGATGCTAAGTACATTGTTTGGTTTCTGCGTCTCCGCAATAATCTTCTCATACTCTTCTAATCTGCTTGCTGCATCACGCAGAGCAACAGAATAAACCGTCGAGAATGTCGGTGGATTTGGGTTATCTCTGTCCCATTTATTTGCAGCTTCACGGAGATTTTTGATTAAAACATCAGTTTCCATTGCTTCCTCCACTTTCTTAATACGCCTTGCCTTAACAATTTCGCGTCTGGACGAGCGCCACATCATTAACAGCATTTCTGAGACTGATTTTGTACGATCATGTTTCTTTGCGTTTTTCACAACGACAAGTTGATATGTAGAGCTACCGCTAAATACCTGACGCGGGCATAGGACACCAACAAAATAAGGGATTTCATTTTTCACATTCTCAAATACACTCTCTGGCATGACATAGTAGTTCTTATCGCCAATGAAGTTATGACCATTTTTCGAGTGAAAATCATCGACGGAGGATTTAATCTCATAGCAAGAGAAATCTCCTTTTTCAATGCCAGAAATGGAGTTGTTTATTGGTTTGAAAAGCATGTAGTCAACTCTTACGGTATTGCTTGTTGCATAATCAAATGTCACTTCTTTTGCCCAATACACACGCGGATCGTTATGCGGATCAATGTGTTTTTCTAACAGCTCTGATAATTGCTTTGTGATTTCTGGTCGTTTCAATTTTTTCGCTGCTCCTTTTTATCTTCATGACAACTCAAATGGTATAAAAAACACGAACTACACGGAGGAACATCACATTCGCCAGAGCGGACAAACGGGCAGATACTATTTTTTACTCTTTCGTCCATGCGTGTTTTTCCTGCTTCCATCTACACCCATCACACATACCAATATGCTCAAACTGATACTTTCCGCATAATACACATAATTCATTTACCGCATCATGTAGCTTGTTTTTCAGTTCTTCATACTTTTTAAGCTCATTCATGTGGAATCCCTCTTTACCATTAGGTACTTTTTTACGCGCACATCAAGTCCCATATTTTGCGCTGTTTCTATCATATGTTTTGTACCAGACGATACTCCATCCCAAAAAGCAACGAGTGCATCTGCGTACTCAGCCATCTGCACATTGCGTTTGAAGCCGGCAGATTTTCCGTACAAATCCCAATCAGCAGGCATGTAGATTACTTTGTAACCGTGTTCCTTTGCATATCGTTCTCCAAGTCGATCTGCGCCACGAGCCATTCCGCAAACAATTTCAATATTATCGTTGATGTTTTTTAGCAGACGGTCAAGACATTTCGACATGCCGTCATAGTTGTTAAAATCACGCCCGCCAGCGATTATAAGCTTAAACATGATCTGCACATTTGCCAGAACCCTTACAGTCTGGACATGTATAGTAGTCTCCCTCGTCTTCTGCGCATGAACGCCTAAACACTTTTCCTGTTCCACAGCATGTTTCGCAAGCCGTATTGATTTCTTTGAGCTTGGCTAAACTCTCTTTGTATGGCGTAATCTTCTTCACATATTCACTATTCAGCTCGCTGATTTGTTCTTCAATTGCGCGAATTGCTGGAACTAAGTTCAAATTTTCATTAGGCATAACTGTCCTCGCTTTTGCACATTGAGCAGCCATCACAAAGCTCCGTAGGATCAAGACATTCATCGCCCTGCATACAGCGACAGTAACCACAAGTCGCTACACATTCTCCGTTGTAACCATGCTCTACAAGAATTTCAGAACCGCATCTTCCAACACAATAGTACATATCACACCTCACGCAATTTCCGCCAAGCGCTGTGTTGCAACATCAGCCCAAGGCATTCCAAAATATTTACTCTTTTTATTATCGCAAATGCCATTATCCATGCCTATGTAGTGACGTCCTTCAAGCTTTGCAGCAATCGGAATAGACCCACAACCACAACAATTATCAAGAACAACTGCATCTGGATTCGTAAAAGTACGAATTGCATATCTGCATAGTTCAATAGGCTTCTCAGTTGAGCTGATTGCAACAGACGGATGAGACTTTGGAAACTCCCAAATCGAAGACGGGTATTTCATGTCTCCGGTCGTTTCTACGACTTTATACGCACCGTACACGCGATTATTCAGAATATCTTCCGCATTTTCGCCCTTTGCTTTACCTTTACTATGATTCTTTTGTCCTTTTACCATTTGTGGATTATAGACTGGCTGCGATTTATAAAAGACCATGATATCTTCATGTTCCCGTAACGGCATTCTATTCGCATTCAGAAATCCGCTTTTCAAAACCTTACGCCAAATGATGTTGTAACGATGTAGTTTTTCATTTGACAACATCATCTTAGCCGTAAACTTATCTTGACCGAACAAAAGAATCGCACCATTTGGTTTGATGATTCTTTTGTATTGCTCCCAGAGCAATTCTGGTGGAATAACAGAATCCCACTTGTTCTTAGTTACCCCATAAGGGAGATCACAAAAGATCATATCAATAGATTCATCTGCAATCTCCCTCATTCCGATCAGACAGTCCACATTATAAACTCTGTCTAATTCCACGCTATTTAGCCGACCTTTTCTGCCTGCCCAAACTCAATTACATGGGGAGTATTCGTAGATCCAAAACCGCCATTTCTGATTCCGCTTGCTGTATCATCATATGTAATGCCGTAAGGAAGAAAAATGGCCTGCGCAAATTTATCACCCGTGTTTACCACAAGCGACTTTCCATCGCGGCTGTCATTTGTAATTTTCACGAAAATATGTCCCTCATTATCTGAATGGTAATAATCGCTATCGACTACACCAACAGTATTATCAAGCTGCATCCGATACTTAAAGCCAAGGCTACTACGAGGAACAATAGCGAGCCACCAGCCCTCTCGGATATTAACACGGATACCAGTTGGGACTTTGATTGACTCACCAGCGGCAAGTTCAAATGAAATTGGACTGACAAAATCATATCCTGCTGATCCAGAGGTCGCACGGACAGGGAGCGACACATCATCAATATTTGCTGTAAAAATATTTCCAAAGGTGTTAAGCATAGCTTCCGCGAACTGCTGCTTGCTCACCTTTTCAAACTTTGCAATTCTGTTCAACTGCGACTACCTCGCTTTTCCATAGAATAATCTCTCCAGATGAGAGCGATTTGGGAATGTCAATGACTCTTTGATTTGAGCTTCCTTTATAGCAAAGCGTCATGTCTCTCTGCTCAAGAATAAACTCTCCATCAACAAGCACATCACACAATGATAAAAGACTTAACATTTCACTGTTTTCCAGTATTTTTTCATAGCTAAACCCTGAGTAAATCCACACAGAGATATCTTTTATATCCTCTTTCAACGCCGTCACAAACGGCACAAGCTCACTTGCAGAATACATAGGATCTCCGCCGCTTAATGTTAATCCAGAAATAAATGGTGTTTTCTTGATGTACTCTATAACCTCACGCTGCAGCTCTTCTGTAAAAGGTCTGCCAGCCGTAAAAGAGTGGGATGTTGGATTGTGGCATCCCTTGCAGTTGTGCAAACAGCCGCTAATATACACCACAACCCGAACACCATCACCATCCGCTATGGATTCAAAGTTAATGCCAGATACATTCACTCAGCATCATCCTTCATTTGATTGAAGTCTGTATAGTTGCTGTGCTTAACTCGATCAAGGCATTCTTTAATTTTTCCAGCATTGAAATTACGGTAATCTGTCGTAAGATATCCGGTAACTCGACGAAGACGCTGAATTTCCGTATTGCCGCACTTAGGGCAGTTATATCCAATCTCACCCTGATACCCACACTTGAGGCATGAGTCAATCGGGAAGTTAAATGCAAGATACGGGATATCAAGCGACATAGCGTAGTCAATGATATCTTCAACAGCCTTTTCGTTCTTCATAATCGAGCTTTCCAGTTCGATATAGGTAATGCAGCCGCCAGTCGGATACTTGCAGAACGGAGCTTCCAATTCAAGCTTTCTGTAGATAGATACCTTCTGCCAAACGGGAACATGGTGAGAATTTGTGATATACTCACGATCTGTTACTTTCGGAATTACACCGAATTCCTTTTTCAAAGCAGTAGCATAAGTGCGGCACAGATTTTCTGCCGGCGTAGCATAACACGAGAAGTTTAGCCCGTGCTTTTCGCTTGCCTCTACGCAAAAATCATAAATATGCTTTACAACGCTCAATGCAAACTTCCAGACCTCATCATCTTCAGAATGGTCTTTTCCAAAAAGCGCCTGACACATCTCTGCAATACCGATATAGCCAACGGCGAGAGTTCCATGCTTCATCGCCTCATAAATGCCCTTATAAGAAGCCTTATCATAATCTGCAATCGTTCCATTGCCATACATAAACTTCGCAGAGGCAACAGACTGTTTGCACACATGATAGAATCGGTCTACAAGGGACATTTCTGTAAGATGTAGCACTTCGTCAAGCTCTTCCCAGAATCCGTCTAAATCAGCGGTATCACGCTCGCCAAGACAAATACCATGTTTGATACCAAGCTTCGGGAGATTGATTGTAGTCGGGCAAACATTTCCGCGCCCAAGTTTAGAATATCCAAGCCCATTTCTGTCATATCCCATCATCGTTCTACAACCCATCGTTGCCATCTCCGTATCTGGATTGCCAGGTTCTTCAATGTTTCCTGAGAAATTGCAGTTAACAATATTGGGATAAATTCTTCTGCTCAGTGACTTAATGGCAAGCTTTTTAATATCGTAGTTCGGATCACCATTATGAGCGTTCACGCCGCTCTTGTACTTGAAGATACTGATTGGGAAAATTGGTGTGAGGTGATATTTGCCAATACCATCAAGACTTGCAGCCATAAGCCACTTTGAAACGAGCTTGCCCTCTGTCGATGTGTCCGTACCAAAATTGATTGATGTAAACGGAATCTGAGATCCCGCGCGGCTTTCCAGTGTGTTCAGATTGTGATACAAGCTTTGTGCCGACTGTTTGCCCTCGCACATCAGGTCAAAATACGCCTGATTGTACATAATAGGATTAAGGTTCGCCTTGTTGTCAATATAAATATCGCTTTCGGATAAACCGACGCGCTCTAAAATTACAGGCTTAATTTTCTTGATAAAATCATCAAGCTCTTCATCTGTCATAATAGAAAAGTCAGTTTCTCCAAATTCTGCGCTTGCTTTTACAAGAGCCATGACATACTTTTTGACAAAACTTTTTTTCACAAATGGAGCAAGATCATAGTCAATATGGCAAGATGCGACTCCGCCAAACTGAACTTGGCTCTGAATCTGAAAAATTACAGCGATAAGCTGGCAGGCCGTAGAAAAGCTATTCGCTGGGCGAACATCACCGTTTCTTGTTGCAAAGCCGTTATGGAGCAATCGCCCAAGATCTGCAAATAGGCAGTTGTGATCTCCAATATCGTACTCTGACAAATCATGCAGATAGATTCTCGACTCCCTATGAGCCTGCGCAACCTCAGGCCGTACAAACACATTCATTGCAATATTTTTGTGGAGTACATTTGCGCTTTCAAATTTTCTGCCGCCAAACGAATGCTCATCGACATTTGCGTTCTGGTTTTGAACATTGTTGCACAAGAGGATATCTTCAATCTGCTTATTCAATTCGTTGTTCTTTTGGCGCTCCTGATTGCGCTTCTCACGATACTTGATGTAAGCCTTCGCAGTCTTCTTGCATCTGCTTCCCATCAAGCCGTCTTCAACCATATCCTGAATCTGCTCAACATCAACAACGCCAGAAAGGTTAGAATTTGAGATTTTGCTTGTAACGCGCAAAGCTACATCGCCATCAACTTCATCGACAGATACCATCGCCTTTGTAATTGCATTGGCAATTTTACTTGCATCAAACGGTTCAATACGACCGTCTCTTTTCCGAATTTCTGTAATCATTCTTCGCCTCCTGCGATTTCGCAAATAGCACGGTAAATCTCGTTCCAATCGTGAACGCGAATCATGCCATTTTCTTCTGCGTTATAGCTTCTGTTGTGTGGCTGGTCAAAAAGAAGCTTTTTGTACTTTGCGTTTTCGAGATTATGAACGCCGTCATCAATCAAGACATCACCGTTAATAAGTTTCTTGTCGTGTGCAATAATGACATCTTTCCAACATAGGTACGGATAATGCTTAAATAGCCATGTCATCTTTGGCGGAACAGTGTTGTAGTAAGACGAAGTTACAACCCGAACCAAATGTCCATCGTCAATCAGCCGGCAAATAACATCCTGTGCGAATGGCATAGGAGAAAGATTTCCCCAGAATGCTGGATCATTCAAAGGGGCAAACAGTTCTTCTTTTGTAAGAGACGGGAAGAATTCACCAATCAGCCAGTTTGTGATATCTTCTGGCTTAACCGTAGTTCCGTGTTTTCGGTTCAGCGCAGCGACCCAACATTCAACAAGGTTTTCTAACACATCGTCCATATCAATAAGAATTGTCAAACGCTTAATGCTGTTCACCTCCAAGCCAATTTGATAGTTTGCGTTTTAGATCTGAGATTGTACCATCGTTGCAAATCACATAATCTGCACTGTAGCTATCAAGCGCTGTTTCTGACGGATGCTGCTGTTGCTCTACTGTGAGTGGACTATTAAAATTTGGTCGCACAATTCGTAGATGCGTTACATCAAAGCCAGCGTTTCTCATAGCCTCAATTTCGTTTGGAAAACGACAATCTGGAATTAGGATATAATCCCATTCATCGGGAAACAGATCGAGTACATTGACGAGGAAACTTACCCAGAAATCCGGACGCTTCTGACGAACCACATCCGTCCCAACATACTGTAAAAGCTTGCGACCAGCATCGTCTTTCTTACCGTCCCAATCAAAGAAGTTACGGCAGATGTACTTCAGCAAATCTGCGTAGTGTGTTACAAGTACGCTTTGGCATTGATTAACTAATTCCTCACGAAGCAAATTTGCGGATGTGTCTTTCCCGTGCTGCGCTTTGCCAGAAATACAAATCACTTTCATTTGCTCACCCCAACATACTTATGATACTGAGGAAACTCCGTATCAAACCGATCAAGCAGCATAGACGCTACTTCACGCATTTGCGGATGTGCTGCCGATGAAAGACGCAATGTAAAGAAATGTCTCCATTCGGCAAGATTCATCGTAATGCAAATTTCTGTTTTCGTAGAGTTATTTAGCACGGAACGCGCAATTTGCGGGGTTGCCCCAAGCTCAAGCATTTTGAAGTAGTGACGCTCTGCATCTTCACAGGCTGATACCCATTCATCATAAATTGCAGATTTTTCATTTGCAGACATTCCTTTGACCTTGCTATCAAGCTCCATACCACCAAAAAGGTCAATATAGGAAATCGTATTGTCAAATTTGTCCTTAGAGTAGTTGCAGTATCGTGTACTTTCCTGCGCAAAACTCGCTGGGCGATGGCGGACTTCCTCGTGAGACACGCCACGGTCGTTTGTAAGACGAGCTGTGATATCAACATGTGCCAGTAGCTCAATATCGCCATGCAAACCTGCTACACTCAATGGTGTAAACACATAATCTTCATCTACATCTGTTGAAAACAATGAGTCTTTGTATTCTGGGAAAAACAAAGGATACGCATATACAAATGACTTCATATATCCAGGAATACGGTATCCAAGCTTTGTCGCCCACTTAAAAAGTTCTCTCCATGCTCTCACATTTCCAGAAACAACCGGACGCTTATCGTATGTAATACGAAGGTAACTATTGAAGCCATTATCAGACAGGTTTTTAATTAAAAACTCAAGGCTGTCCAAGCTCACATCATTCAGCTCATAAATGAAGGAATAATGTTCAATAACGGCTTCATGTCCACGCTTAATAATTCCGGAAACAAAATTGATACACGAATCATCGGTAATATTGTTTTCGCTCTTATAGCATGTTCTCCCGACTGACTCTAAGTGCTTTAATGCAAAAAGATCATCATTATTTGGGGCAAACATAAGTTCAGCATTTGGTTTTACAATCTTCAATCCTCATTCCTCCGATTGTTTAACTATTTCCTAAGTAGCAAAAATAAGTGGTTGTGCCAAGGATCTCATCATAGTATTCATAGTAAACACCATCACCTTGCTTAAAATTCGCTTGGAACACAACATTTTCTGGCAAAACACTGCCTTCTGTTAGGAGCTTCTTGGCATTTTCAATCGTGCGTTCATCTGGTGTGTTGTTAATAGCACCAGTCCAAGTCGGGGAGTATTGACCTTCTTGGTAGACCACATCGTATAATGTCTCACCTGGAAAAGCATCGCTCTTCATTCTGTTGAGTGGTACGCTGCCGACATATAACTGCACCTCGTCCGGAACCCATTCGCTTCCCATTTCTGCCGTCATCAACCTCGCAAGTAAATCAAGATCTTCTTCCGAATATGACGGCTCTGATTTGACAACTGCTTCTGGTTCGTTAATAACCAAGTCTGCAAATTCGACATCGACATACTCAATGTCCTCAGCTTTAACATCAAATTCTTCCGTATTGTCTACAACAATTTCTTTCGACGGAGTTACATATGATGTAGTCACTGGATAACTGTATGAATTATAAAACTCATACGCCTTTGCGTCCTGAGAACAGCTTATCACTTCTGTAATAACAGCCACGATAGCACAGATTGCAAGTACAGCAACCAGTGGTGCATGATTTTTTTTGCGTTTTGCTAAGTGTTTACCACACATGTTCGTTACGTCCTTTCTTGTTTAGGCAATTAGTTCGTAATCGAGCAAATACCAATACCCACTCTTGTTTTTTCCTAACTCTTTTGCCTGAATAATATCGAATCTCTTAATAGGATTCTTTTTATACCGATAGCTACGAATAGTAAGCCGCGCAGCCTTACCACTACCGATTGACCTTGTTTGAACTGCATATCCCCAGATGTTATTATCCTTTTTACTTACAAGGGGAAACACATCCGTAATCAGAAGCTTACGGCGATCTTCTGGCTTTTTTGTTGTCAGATCAATATACCCCATAAGCTCAAGCTGCGTCTGAATCTTATTTTTCAAATCAACATCTGGGAGATTAAGTGATTTTACAGCTTTCTCACAGGCTACAAGCAAACCGCCAACATCTGTAATCACAAATGATTTACCAGATGTTCCGTCTTTGTTTTTATCTGTGCCATACTGAGAAACCAGTTCGATCATTTCATCGCTTAGTTTATCTTTCTGAACTCGCTTTGCTGTGCCGCTTTTGAAGAATGAGAAGAAACTGACGATTCTGCTTAGCTCTGGGATGTTACCAAAATCTCTAAAGTAGTCAATCTTGATAAGGATATCTCTTTGCCTTGTATCTAACGAACTTTCAACCGCCATTAGACACAGCAACTCCATGAAAGTATTTGGCTTATGCTTTTGAGAGATTTCGTACAACTCATTCGCCACAGTGCTGTTCATGTATTTGATAGACTCAATGCCCTTAGCAATTACTTGAGACTTCTTATCAAACAGATACTTGTCTTTTGACAAGCCAAACCTCGGAGGAACAATCTGAATTCCGTACAGTTCGGCAAGTGCGCTTCCGTTTTTAATATCATCCTCATTATTTGCATTGTTCAAATATGCAGTGATGAATTCAAACGGATAATAATAGCGGAGATAAGCACACAAATAGCCAATCATACAATAACCAATTGAATGATTATAACCGAACATATAGCTGGAAGCGTCTTCGATAATTTGTAGGAACTCTTTCGCTTCCTGTTCCGCAATGTTACGCGGCTGCGTTGACTTTTCACAATATCCCTCAAGAATCTGAGGAAGCGCTTTTTTCAAACGCTCTTCGTCCTTACGACCAATAGCACGGCGCGTGTTATCTGCATCAGAACCGGAAAAGCCGCAAATCTGTTGCAAGAACTTAATAACATCCTCCTGATAGATCAGATATCCGTTATTGTCTTTCAGAAGATCGTCGATAATTGCTGACGGATTCTTGTGCGGCTTATGTTGCATCAAATCATCACGATAAGAAGCGCCAGACGGTCTTAACGCTGCAGTAATCAGCGACATATCAAAGATGCTGTGCGGAACATACTGCCTCAGCATGGAATGTGCAAAATCTCCTTCAAACTGAAACACGCCAACAGGAGAACGCAGCATGTCTTTCCATACAGCTTCATCAGACCAGTTAATTTCATGTGACTTTGGATACGGAATTCCAATCAAATCATACGCATCCTTGATAATCTCAATATTCTTCAAACCAAGAATATCGTATTTAACAAGGCTTACCTCATGCACACACTCCATATCAATCTGAAGTAGCACATGCCCATCTGCATCTTCAAATGTACCGTAATGATCCGCCAAAGTGATTGGACTCGCTACAATGCCCGCTGGGTGCATCGACTGAGAGATTGCAGTATCGAGAAGACCATCGTAGTAGTAAAAAACCTCAGAATACTTTTTTCTCGCTGTCTCCGGATCTGCTTCAAACTCCTGCTTAATAATGCTGTTGATTTTTCCAGTCCACGGATTCTTTTCAAAAATCTTTTCGTTTTCTGCTTTGAGCTTGTCGTATTCCTTGGTGTAATACTTGATTAACTCCGATCTTGGCGTATTACTTAATCTGCTCTGGAAAATAAGCTGATTCCCATTCTCCTTATCGAAGTAATAGGTCGCATTACCATCTCTTGCATCGCCAAATAGAATTTCGACATTTAGATCTTTCAGTGATTTAAGTACCGCTTTCAGGTCTTTCAAGTCGTGCTGATGTTCTTTGTTCCACCGAACACCAAGCGCACGGCAAATCTCATCAATACAACCCTTGGACTTAATCGTACCAACAGCAAGAATAAACGCGGTTTTATCCTGCCCAAAACGATTGATAATGTACTCATACACTCGGTCTCTGTCAGACGGTGAGACGTCGATATCAATATCACCGATTTCCTTACGATCTTCATTACAGAAACGAGAGAATACCGTATGCCATGTCTCTGGATTTAAGTCTGTAATATCGGTAACATAGGCCACACGAGATCCGCCGCATGAGCCACGGTTGAACCCAACAGGAATGCCGTTTGACTTGCACCATGTAACAAGCTCTGACATAAACAGCATGAATCCTGACATGTCGATTTTGTCAAACACTCGGCATTCTTCAGCAATAGCCGACTTGAAGTTAGGAAGCTGCTCTTTTGGAATAGCGCCAGACAAAAGCTTGGCTTCAAGCCCGCTCTTAATTCGCTCTACAAATACTTCCTTGTCTCTTCTGCCATAAAGCTTTGGATACTTAAAAGACAAGTCCAAATCAAAGCTTTCGACAGAATCAGCCATACGGTTTGTGTTTTCGATTGCATCAAGATACAGACTTTCTGGAAGCACATTTTGTTTTCTGAACATCTCAACCAGCTCATCATAACTCTTATAAGTCAAGTCAAAACTGTCTTCATCGCTATATTCGATATGCTTTGCAGCAAGAAGAATACTTCGACATTCAGCCTTGTATTTATCAATGCTGTGCGTATCTGTGCCGGCAATCAGCGGCTTGCCAAGTTCTCTGGATAGCTGTGCAAGATGTAAATTAAAATCCTTTTGTTCTTGGAAATCATGCGGCTGAATCTCAAAATAATCATAATGCCGTGCCAGCTCCATATACCGTTTATGAGAGAACGGAAGCTTATTCAGCGGAGAAGCAAGACAAGCGCTGATTTTGATGATGTTTTTTGAAGTCCCAAGAAATTCATCAAATGAAATTCGCGGTTTGTAGTATGTATGAGAATCTGTCGTTGAAACACTTACAAGCTTATTCAGCTCAAGAACGCCCGCATAGTTTTTTGCAATCAAAATTGTATGGTAGTTATCACGAACCTTTGATCCCGTTTCAGGATTCGGCTCGTGCGTTTCCGTAAGATAACATTCAATGCCGTGCAGATACTTAATTCCTTTGTCATCGCAATACATCTTTTTCTCTACCCACTGATAGATGTTGCCATGCTCTGTAAAAGCAAGAGCTTTCTGCCCAAGCTCAACAGCCTTATCGACATACAGCTTGTAATTAGTACAGCTATCTAACAGCGATAATTCAGTATGCACATGATATGCGGTATAATTTTTATCTGAAATCGCTCACACCTCCTAACTAACTGAACCAAACACCTCTTCTTCCTCATCAATCATTTGAGGCGGAGGATATGGCAAAGATCCTGTGTGCGTTTTTGTGTCCCACGAATATTTTCTATCAAGATCTTCTTCATTTAGGAAAAATCGTCTGGATGGCGTATCATAATACACACCAATACTACGACCTTCGTAACCAAGCATTCGATCTTTAAGAATGTCAATAAGGACATCATCTTTAATCGGCGGCACTTTCCAACCACTACCATTTAACTTTGGCTCACCCTTTTTGTCCTTTTCCTGTACGCGGTACAAGCTAATGATTCGATGAGCAAGATCAATGATTGCGGAAATACCTTGGACATCCATCTTTGTAAGGCGGCGCATGGTATCAATCTTATGAGGATGAACAACCAGCACAATAGCAACATTGAACTTCTTTGCAAATGCAATAAGCTCCATAACAAATTCACTTTGCTTGTTATATTTGTTATCATCGCTACATTCCAAATTGATTGCGGTTAGGTTATCCAGAATTACAAGCTTTACACCATACTTGCGAACTGCATCTTCAATCGTTGTCATCAATGCAGTTTTTGTATTTGGCTGCCCATCTTCGTAGATATGCAGCCGGCCACGATAAAAATTATCAATGGAACGCTTTGCTTCTGGTCGAACCTTATAATAAACGGCTTCTCCGGAATGCTTTTCGTCGATATATCGTTGACCTGCAATCACAGAATTAAGCCAATTCTTAGTTTGAAAGTTAGGAAGCTCACCAGAGAACAAAAAGACATTTTTCTCTTCCTCTAACGACTGAATAATGAGCTGATTGATGAACGAGCTTTTACCAGCACCGTTAATACCAGTGATGATATTCAATGTGCCAAGGAAAATCTTCATCAAATACCGATCAAGCGTCTTAATTCCTGTACGGATACCGTCAATCTGGTCGATATCAATATCCTGAATATCAGAGAAATCAATTACACCAGGGACAGGGCTATCCTTAGCATTTAAGATTAAATCAAGCACTCGCTCTTTACCAAAATAATAAAGAGCTTCGTTCAGATCGTTTACGGGAAATTTTCGACCGTCATCGGTTTCAAAAATCTGCGGTACTTCAACAACCCGTGTTCTCCAGCTTCCGAGCCGATACACAACCTCTTTCTGCATCTTATAGCCAGCCTCATCATTGTCAGAACAGATAATGATGTTATCAAATTGTTCCAGCCAATCCCAATTTTCTTCAATCCAGTGATAGTTTGTGCTTCCAAGTGGGACAGAAACGGCATTGCTAAACCCAGCCTCAATAGCAGACAGGCAATCAGGTTCTCCTTCGCAGATCAGCAACGGAGAATTGACATTTACACGGTTCATATTGAACAGTAGATTGCATGTATCAGCGCCTTTTTGACACCAACATTTGTTTTCGCCTTTACGCACCTTGCGAGAGGGGCGATACTTAACCATTGTCAGAACATCGTTGGTGTCGTAATAGTTCCAAACAATATTTCCTTCTTCATCCTGCCGCACATCTGCATAGTCCAGTGTGCTTGGACTAATGCAGCGCTTTTTGAAATATCCGTAGATTTTCGATTTATCTCCAATCGGTACTTCTTTCGGATACTTGTATTGGTGCTTGGTGTGAACTCCAAGCTCACCAAAGCTATATCTGATGCCAGCCAGTTCAAACAGCTTTTGGCAAGCCTGAAGATAAGTCATACCCTTGTAAATAAACACATCAAGAATATCATAATTTCTTGCACACGCACCAAAGCAATGAAATGAGAAGGTTTTTCGGTTGTATATGAACGATGCGTGATCCTCTTGGTGAAATGGGCAGCAGCACCGTAAATTCTGCTCATCGAAATCTTGAATATCCAATTCCTGAGCGATAATTCTGGCGTTTTCATCACCAAGTTTTTCTTTCGCTTCAAGAATTACATCACGATCAATTTGCAGCGCGAATCACCCCTATCAAATCAATCCTTTATATTCGCAATGGTCACAAACATCGCATAGATAATTACACCTCCAATAATCCGGTTTTGCGTTCCACTTATCGTTGGTGGCAATAGAATCTATTGTTTTACTTGCCCAATCCTCAACCGTATAAAGCCTTTTTAACTCGAATGGTTCTTGAATCATGGCTTGAGAGCGGAAACAATTAAACTCTAATATATCTGGGTAGCGACCATATTTTCCTTTGATTGCTGCGGAATAGACATATAGCTGGCGTAGATATTCGTCTAATTCCGCATCATGCTTCGTTTGCTTTGAACGCTTTGAGCGAGGCTTCAAAGTTCTTGATTTATGGTCTGTTACGATCAACTTCCCGTTTTCGCTAATGAGATCAACGAATCCGGTAAATTTTCTGCCAGCAAACATAAAATCAACCTTTTCTTCTACGCCAATAATAGTTCTCGACGGAAATGAAAAGTCATCAAGATAATGAAAGCCTTGCTGAAAATAGTTCATATAGATCTTGGAGTTTGGGGCTTTTGAAAAAACATTCTCCTTGAAGTGGGCTACATAGTAGGTAGACAAGCGCTCTTTTTCCAGTAGCCCACTCAAGTACATCTGCAAAATCTTGTGCATGTAGCTTCCGAATTCTGCAAAAAAGCCACTTTTCTTTTTCAGAGAACGTCCATTTTCATCCCGATATAAATAGGAAAGAAACCACTTATACGGGCAATCATCAAATGATGCTACTCTTGAATAGCTCCAAGTCATATCTTCGATGATTAAATCGTATCGAATAGTGCATCACCGCATTTATCGAAGCGACTTAAAACGGGAGTTCTTCGTCTTCATCAGACTCTTCTTCGGTCAGAGCAGACGGCTTTGCTTTCTGCTTTTTCCCGCCCTTTGGAGTTTTCTTTTCCTTAGGAGCTTCTGCGGCATCAGATCCGCTTCCATCAGGCATCTCGAAATCGAACAGCGTATAGTTTACAAACTCGCGGCCTGCATCCTTATCGTAGCGATTAGAGACGTCACAAGCACCAAGCTTGATTCTGCACCGACCATCTTCATCCAAAGAACGCTCAATGAGACCTAACTTTTTGTTCGCCTCGCCAATCAGACTGACGAATCCGTTAAAGTCGGTTACATATTCATCCGTCTTCTTATCTTTACGGCTTGTGGACACTCTTACCTTAGAGAAGCTATCTCCCTGATTTGTAATCTCCCAAACCGTAGCAAATGCACCTTCACGAAACCCCATTACGCATTACCTTCTTTCTTTGCTACTGACTTTTTCTTTGTTCCAACCGGAAATTGCTTTTGAAGCTCTTCAAGAAGCTCTCCTGCGACCGTAGGATCTGTGAGGTAATTCATATAATCGGCAGTTGGCTTATTGCCATCTTTGACATACTTTTTAACAACTTCAATAAGCGCCTTTCTCGCACCGGCTTCATTTTCATTTGCATTCAGATATGCTTTGACATGATCGTCAATCTTTGTGATGATTGGACGAACAATAGCCATTTCAGCTTCCTGTTCCGCCTCTTCCTTCTTGCTCCGCCAATTATCCGGATCATCGTCCGGTGTTGCGATTTGGAAGAATTTCAGCATAAAATAACGATTTGCATATGTTAGGCCGCTACCAAAAGCTTGGCTTGCGTCGCCCTGCTGTCCAACCAATGCCCACGAAACAACGAGAGTATCATTTACATCATCGCAGTTTACCCAAGTAAAAGTAAGTTCTGCATGAACAAGCGTTTCGTTGATTTCCTCTTTGAGCTGATCTCCAGACTTTGTATTCTTTGTTTTTGTGTAACTGACAGGCGTTACAGAAAGTGTACCAGGAACAATACTCGGCTGCAGTGACACACCGTATTTCTTCATGCCAGCAGCTACACGCGCCAGAATCTCATCTTCCGTAACATACTTGTAGTTAAATCCAGATTTGTTCTTGCGAAGAACCTCCACCATTTCTCGGATCTTCGCAAGTTTCTGTACCAGATTCAAATTTGCTTCATCAGGCATTACGATCCTCCATAAGATAACTTGCGGTCATATCTGCAAGATGGAGTAACACCGCAAGCGGGCAAAGTTCATAAGCTTTGCTGATACTTCCATCTCCGCCTTTGACGGCGGAATCAAATCCACCCATATGGAAGCGAATCGCATAAATTTCATCGTCTGTGAGAGCCATATGCCGAAGCAAAATAATCACAGACTTTTCGCCATGACCAACGGGAAACTGGTCATCATGCTTATAAATTGCTTCCTTGTGCCATTGCCCTGTCTGCTCATCCTTAACATTTCTGCTCCCTACAACATATAGGTTTGCCTTGCAAATATCGTGAAATAGTGCAGAAATTGCAAGCGTCTCATCGGATACTTCAGCCTCTTCATGTTGCTTAACAAGTTCCTTTAAGGCTTTGTAAACATTCAAAGAATGCTCTAACAGACCATATTTGTAATTGCCATGGAATCTTGTACTTGCTGGAGCATAAAAGAAATCACTTTCTTCTACCCATCCTAACAGTTCTTCGATTCCGTCTCGACAAATATCTTTCTTACAAATAGAAAGAAATTCATCTTTCAATGATTGTCCCAACTTATCGCTAATCAAATTAAAACCTCCATTTATGCAGCTAAATCGTCCTCAATATTCCGAACAGAATAGCACTCTTCGCAATAGCGTTTTCCGTCCTGAACCACAACATAATCGGCGGTAATAAATTCACCGCAACAATCACAACGATGTGCTTCCACAAACGCCCCGCCGCAATGAGGACAAACTGTAAAATGCTCATATGGTGGAGTATCGAGACCATGCGTTTCGATATAATGCTTTGGCTCTTGAAACACACAGCCGCACTCCACACATACGAAATAAGGATTACTCCTTTGGCTTAAATCCAATAGCGACACCAACGCTGTCATCTCCAGCAAAATCACGCAGCATCTTATCCAAAGAGATAGGAGCATCGGGGTGATTGACCTCACAGCTATCGGTATGCTTTTCCTTTTTCTTCTTCAGATAAGGACGGTATGCGTTCTTGAACTGCGCCTTAAACGCATTTCGAGTACCGAAGATCTTGCGCATACAAGCCATCGCAAAACCGAATTCCTCAGAGAAATCATCGTTGTCGCAGCGCACGACCGTCTTAGTACCATCTCTCCAATACACAATCGTGGCAGGAGGATTAAAGATGACCTGCGCCGGCTGGTGAACCGCCGTCATAGCAGTAGGACGATTTGCTGGAATGCTCGCGGCGCTGACAGAACGCAACACATCATCCAAAATGTTGCCAACAATGTTCTGATTTGGATACGGATAAGAAACCATTCGCTTTTCCATAAACTGAACTCCTTTAATAAATTATTTTGCTAATTCCTTTGAAAGAACCAAACGGATGGCTACATGCCATTCCGATATTGTTTAGCTATTTCCTCTATATAATAACACGCTTGACGCTATCTGTCAAGTGGATTTGCGGGAATAATCTGCTTTTTCAATAAGGCAGATTCCAGTATTCTGTGCTGTAATTGTTGGGCAAATCGTTCCGCCCTCTTGCACTCGACCACGCCTTGTTTTTGAGTTGGGATAGGAGAGATCGACAGCCCCCCCACGACGCACTCAATAAAACCCTGTTTTGTGGCCTGTCTAATTTTTACCTTTTCCATTGTTTACACCCTTATTTTTGGCGGATCTTTATAATGCGTCGCTTTGATAGTAGGGGATATCCCACCGCCGCTATCGCAGCTTGCATCATAAATTTCTTGGTTTTGGTGTAGTTTTCCACTGGCAGGTAACACTCTTCCAATTACGCTGAATGAGCATTGACGCTGTACCATCCGGTCTTCGCACCCCCCCCCACCAGCTTCCGCTTTCAAAGCGCGGGCAACAGCGTTTCCATCATAGATACGGTTTGCATCACCATTGTAATCGTTGATATAACCGATCTGCATCAGCTCTGCGGATACAGCATCGCCGTCAGATTCGCTATGGTGATTCTCTAAACGGGTAAGTGCCTTTTCAAAAGCACCAATACCACTAAAGAACGATCCAACAGACATATCGTCAAACAGATATGGCATAGCGTCATATAGATTCTCCATGATATGCTGAAGGACATCTACGACAATACTGTTGCCGGCCTGCTTGTAGAGCTGCGAACTGGAACGGTCGTTACCATTATAAATATTCTCGTTCATAGCATCGCGTGCTTTTTCAAAATCCTCATCGTCAAAACCCATCAAACGCCAACACTCTTTCGGCGTGAGTTTTCTTACCCGAAAACCTTGGCGCATTGCAATGGGCGTTTGCCCACCGCCCATACCGGCAGCGCTATTTACGCATGGACAGATACCATCGTCTCTCGGAGTCTGGTGCTTTTGCAAGCCACCAAGCATTGTGATTTTATCCTCTGGTGTAGGACTTACTTCAATCAGCTTAGTCCCATTGCCAGGAGCGTCATTCTTGAAATTTGGCATAACTGTTCCTATACAAGTCTGATCCGACTTGATCCTCCTATTGTAGTCATCATAGATAATTGTCTGGTGTAATGGCGTATGTGATTTAATGCGGATTTTTACGCCTTCGCCTTTATTCGTCGTTAATGTCGGAGAAACACCATCTGCGTCGTAAACCGTACCGTTCATTCCATGCCCAGACGGATTAACATTTCCAACATTGATTGGCATATTATTATCTTTCACATCTTCACTCCGTTCAGTGGAGAAACGGATATCAATGCAGCATTCCACTATAATATTGTCTTTCTGTACAGAGGTAAGCGTATTCGTGCATTTATCTGGCCTAAGCTCTAATCGTTGCACAATACTACCATTGTCAGAATAACGACCGCGAATTGCTGCGGGAATCAAAACGCTACTTTTCATCAGCACTACTTTCTAATTCAACATGCTCATTACAAACAATTATAAACGGCTGAAGATTACCCCCCCCATACAGGTGAGGGACGGTGCAATTCCTGACGGATCGTATACTCGACCCCTTTGCGGGTTCTCGCGTTTTGCACCTTGCGTCCAGTTCCCAACTTGAATAATTTTATCAGTCAATTTCCATTACTCCTGTCATTTGCTGATTGCCAAAACCCTTATAGTCTCTCGCAAGAAGGGTTAGGGCAATGTCGCTATATCCATCAAACTTATTGCCTTTGTTACTCAATCGAACTCCGTGTGTTTTCTGCAACCAAGTCCCATTGGTGTTGTCTGTCTGCTGAGTTTCTTCCTCCGACTCGAATTGTTTTACTAATCCGCTGCGGGGGGGGGTGATCATTGCAGCCACTTTCTCATCACTGAGATAGTATTTTTCATCGACATCGGTTTCTAACATATCGGCAAGCGTATGTTTAAGCGGAATAGGCTCTGGAAATTTGAACTTTCCGTTATCCAAGTCTTTACGAATGATGATACAATAGACACGCTCTCGATTCTGAGGAATACCATAATTTTTCGCATTTAATACCTGCCAGTGAACATTATAGCCGTAGTCCTCAAGCTCTTTAACAAACAGATCGAATGTCGGTCTAAAACGAGCGCCTACAATGTTCTTGACATTTTCATAGATAGCAAAACGAGGCTTTTTCTCCCGAAGGAAGCGCAGCCATTCAACCAAAAGAGATGAGCGTGTTTTCTCAATCTTAGTCGAACCACAATTCGGGCATTTGTCTCGCTCTGTGTAATGGGCTTCAAGGGGGTTATATGTATGACCGCAGTTTTTACATGTCCATGCAGCCCCCCCCTGTTTCCCTGCGATAGAGAAGTCCTGACACGGAGATCCACCAAACATGGTGTTAAAATTAGGTACAGACTTTTCATCTGCCTTTGTAATATCACCAATATTTAGCTCCGGAGATGTGTCATGAACCGCACAATAGCTTTCTGCTGCGTACTTATCGAACTCGCAGAAAAGGGAAGTAGTATATTTCATTGAAAACTCCTATGATTTGTCGATTTCTTCAAATACAATGGTTCTTGGAAGCATTTTGCTACAAATATAGACGCTACTAAACGGAGGATTAAGCGACGGTTTTTGCTCTGCATAATCCTTAAAGTATGAGACGCGCTTGTTCAAATACATAATTTCAAATTCATGCGACTTAAAAAGATTAAACCGATGTTGGCTTTCAAATAACCCAACAACGCCAACAAGCATTGCAAACGGTTTGCCGATTTCAAACAGGCGGTCAATAACATCACCTTTAAGGGAATATGGCGGATTGCTAATGATGTAGTCGCAGTTTGGAGTCTCCATAGTAAAAAAGTCCTGACCATTACAAATATGTGTTGCCAAAACTGTATACCCAGCAGCTCTAAAATGTTTCACAAACAAACTGTCTTCCGTATCAAACGGACACCAAATTACGGCGGGGGGGGTGCAAGATACTTTGCAATAGGCGTAATTGCATACTCTGGCGTGTAGAATTCGTCATTCCCACTGCCAGCAACTTTGTCCATCTTCATATACTGTATTCTCCTTTGAGTTGTTTAACTAATTTCTTTTCAAAATAATTGACAGCCTTGTTCCTTGAATTCATTGACTTTTTCGTCCCATTGAGATTTGTTCCAACCAAATTCTTTCATAAGGCATTTCTTGCACAAAAAATGATTTATATTTCTTCCAAACATTTTCATATTCATGGCAAGAGCATTTCTATCTTTGATCCGAAGAGGATGACGGCGCTTGTTAATACATCCATTTGCGCAATAGCGATTAAAATACTTTCTTGCAATTGATATATCCAGCCCAGAATACTGAGAAAATTCAGAAATAACCTCTTCTGTCGGCTCGTCACGATATACACCGCCAGTCCATGCTTTTGTTACATACTCATCAACGGTGCAATTCATAATGAGCCACTTGTTATTGTTGATAAAATCGTTCCGTAAGATATTTCTCCACCGATTAAACAAATATGGATACCAGTATTTATCAAGAACCCATGTATACTTTGTATAATTCGGACAAGCAATACCACATCCAACGCGATCATATCCGTATCTATACTTATCATTGATTTCAATATCTTCAGACAAAATATAAATCCAGATATCAAACTCAGACCATTGACGAATTGGAAGAAGACCAATCCAGTCGCGCTTGCCCCACTTTTCATTTTTCCAGACGTCCTTATAACCAGACCGGCGAACTGATTCTTGATTCCGCATTCCAAATAAGAAAATCAGAGGCTCATCATCAGGAAAGTAGTCGATTGTTGGGCTTTCCTTAAAATAATTACAGCAGAAGCGATTCAATCTACTTGGTATCATTTGGTTGCCCCCCCCCATCATAGCGTTGGATGTACTTGTAAAATCCACCATACTCCGGATTGGGCAGAATGTGTTTGAATCCGTTTCGTTTTGCCATACGATTACTTTCCGCAACATCCAAGGTTGTAACATTAAAATATGTTTCAAAATTTAATCCTGCTTTTTTCGCAAGATGTGTAACAACCATGCTGTCCTTGCCAGTAGAATTAGTATTGACTATCTTCCGCTCTGTCCCAATTCCATATTGACGAAGAAGAGCGATGCTATCACGCTCAATACTTTCAAGATGTGGTCTAAAACGCGCGATAGTTTCGTCCCAAGATTCAAATTGCAGACCATCAACATTTTGTTTGTGTTTTGTAAGAGCAACGGTAAGATCGTCAGAAACAGCGATTTTATATAGCGAGACTAACCGCTGCCCCCCCCTCGTAAACGCTTTTACAATGTTGTGATCCAACCAATATGTCCTTTCTTGAAACCAAGATATATCACACCCATTATCATATAAGAAATGAGCGTATTCTTTGAAAATTGGCTGCATTACAAAAACTCACTTTCTATTCACACGGAATACCAATGTACTCTAATACTGTTCGCATACCTAAGCCATGTTCGCTCCAAGGCTTCATACAATATTCCCATAGCTTAGGATGCGTTTCCTTTAATCGCTGGAAACGGTTTGGAGACTTCTCCAGATGAGCGCCAAATGCGCAAAAGACACAACCAGTTCTTCTTTCACCTGTCGTTGTCCACCCCCCCCGCAAGGTACAATCTCGCCATAAACGGAGGCGTAGGGAATATTGTAGGTGTGCAAATACTCAAGAACATCATTTTCTGTCCAGAAAGACATCGGCTGAGAACTTGGAGATTTCTTACTAAAAGCATTACAGCCTTGTCTCATCCATGTAGATCTACGAGATCGGCTCTCGTCTGCCATAGTTGCAATAATGGGAACGCGACCAGTCTCTTTGAAATACTTCTTCAGCGGTTTCTTCTTCATAATATTGCAGCAACGAGAAGAAACCTTAAATGGAGCGTCCAGAAGATAGCACCACTTTTCGCAATTAAACTCCGACGGAGTGCCATTACTACGGATAATTTCTCCATGAAGCTCTTTCCACCGATAAGAACCTGGCTTACTGCCATATTCTACGGTGTCGGCAACTCTCTTTGAGACAACTGGATATCCGTATGTTTCGATAACCTTTCTGAAATTCATCTCAGGCCGCAGAATCACAATGTTATCATGCTGCTTAACAAATTCTCGAATTTCTGGAAACTCCAAGCCAGTATCACAAAATACAGCCGGTACATCTGGATAAATACGGCGAACGATATCAAGCAAAACCGTACTATCTTTACCGCCAGAAAATGCAACATAAACATTTCCGCAGAAATACTCATACCACTCAATGATACGAGTTGTAGTTACTTGAATTTTTCGCTGCAAATCCCATGACTGCATTACATCTAAATCTTCTTTACTGTAAATGCCAAACACCCACTTTGTATTGTTTATCAAGTTCCTTTTGCTTCGATATCAGCGGCGTGAAGCTTCATCACATCTGAATAAAGCTTATTGCCAACAAGCTTTTTGAACCGCTTCTGCGCTTTGCCAGAATGGGGATCTCGTTCAAGTTCAAACGGACGCATATGCCACTGGATGATATTTGCGATATACAGCCGATTCAAACTCGGATTTGAGTAGAATAAGCTATCATAGGCTGAAACATGCTGATGTTCATAATAATGAGCAATCTCTGTTGTTTCGCCCTTACTATTAACAAAGCTTTTTGTGAAAGGCTTACCGATATCATGAAGAAGAGCAGCCTCCTGAAGCTCTGCACTTCCATCAGAAACCAGCCCGTATGTAGCAATACAATGATGTCCAACCGTGAAAATATGATGCGGATTGTCCTGCTCGAAGCTATTCAGTCCTCCATCACGATTAAATAAACCACTTACACTGTACGGCTCAAAATTATCTGGATAAACAAGCTCGATTACGTCCCACCCCTCATACCAGTATGGAATCCAGAAATTCTTATACATACGCACAAGAACCTCGTGTGGGACAACACGCTCACGATGCTTGCTACGCTCTTCACATTCGTGAAAAGGTGTCGCCATAACGATACAGACCTTCTGACACTTTACCTTTGACAAGCGATTCAGCAGATCAATACGTCGCTTGTAATTGATATTCGTCGCGTCGTAGATTACATTTTTACCAGCAGACAAATCAGAAATTACACGCTTGTGCAGAGTGTCAAAAACAATCTGATTGTTTGTCTGATCCTGTACATTTCCAAGAATCTCTGCTCGAATTGCATCGCTGGAATGAATCTCTGCGCCGAACTTCTCTCGCAGCCCCTCCGCATAAACAGATTTTCCGCTGTACGGAAGACCTACCATCATAAAAAAGATAGACATATTCTTACTCCTTTTTATTGGGCGAGTCGTTACCAAGCTCGCACTGGAAGTTGAACTTAAATAAATCAAGCAGAACTTTATTGAAAACAGAATCAACCTCACGGTCTATTACAACTGGATTCTGCTGCATATAAGTGTCCTTGATTGATTTCATCTCAGATACGATTCTATCCGAATTGACCTGCGCCGTTGTAAGATCACAGTTAATATAAAGCTTGATTTCTCTAAGACGCTCCCTTTGTTTAGAAACGAGGCAATCACGATATGGCTCGCCATTAAGCCAACGCTGCATGAATTCATAAAGGCGCTCGATGTGATGATACTGTTTACTATCGAAACCGTACTTATCAATCTTGCCTTTTGTTGCAGGATATGGGTGGCACAGTGCCTTCTGCTTTTCGAGCGCCATTCCGACCATACAATTCAATGCGGCATAGTTGTTATATCGACCGACTCTTTCTGCAATATCAAGAATCGGCTGAAACAAGGCTTCGTACTTTGGGTTCAGGATACGATACGGCGTAAAAAGAATTTCAACAAAGTTTACATTCTGCTTTTTGAAGCAATCGAGCATCAGACGAATATCCTTAACATCCACATGTTCATCGTTTTCCATGATATGTGTGTAACTATACGGCCTCTTGTTCAAAACAAAATCTTCAAACGAAGGGAGAACAATCAACTTGGAATCAATATCGCTACCCTCATAGTCTAAGTTGTAGTTTTGTGAACCTTGAAGAAAAATACCAACCCATTCAGGGTGTTTGTCTCTTACTGCTTCGAGGTGTTCAGAAAGCCGTTTCATAATCTTTTCTCTGTCACTCATCACAGCACCTCTCTTTCAAAATACAATCTCTGGCAATATGCCGGCAGTGTGCTGGAACTACTAATTCGCACATATTCCAGCACACCATTCGACATTGATGGATAAGATGCGTAACGACATTACGCGGCGCTTGCCTCATCCTGCGCTTCTTCCATGTCCGGAGCAGACGCAACATCCTTTACAATTCCCTCAAGTACTTTGAATGCAAAATTCTTGTGCTTATATGCTGTAAACTTTGGGCGGTTTACGATACGGCAAACAACGCCCTCTCGGACATGCGACTTACCAATCGGGTCTGCACCATCATAGAAGTTTTCGGCAATCTCCTTGACATATTCGCCAGCATTGACAGTCATCGGAGATTCAACAGCATCAGGAAGCCGGATGTAATCCGGAATGATGAATCGAGCGAATAGCGGAACGCACTTAACACCCATCTGCTCACAACGATAACGCATAAAGTCAGGTGTGTATTCGACAACATCGCCATCCTCATTTGTCATCGTCATTCGATACACATAAAAATCAGACTGCGGAGCAGATTCATATTCCGTAATCTCATTTGCTGTAAAAGAGGTATCGCCAATCATTACTGTTGCGTATGTAATTTTCGGATTTGTTACTTCCTTTACACCGTCTGGATAGCAACCATAGCTAAACACTGTCTTTTCACCGTATTGTTTAACAAATTCCTTGTCACCGACTTTTTTATTGTCGCAAGATGCCATAATAGGCTGCTTGTCTTGCGTAAAGCCAACGACTTCATAGTACACAGTTTCGCCCTTATGAAGTTTACCTTCAAAAACCTTGCTATGCTGTTCACGGAAAGAATTACTGCCATAGAAGCCGCCGTCAAAATCATCCAGAACAACACGACGAGTGCCAGTTACATATCCCCAATTATAAATCGGAGAACCAACGCGATGTAGGAGTTTATCAAGCAATGTCCTCTTATATCCTTTAAGCGTTGGCAGATATCCGGTTCGCTGAGATGTACCGTGCATTTTCAAAGTAATCTCAACAAGATCGCCTTGGTGAAATGCGCTGAGGTTATATGCAAGCTGTTCCGTGTCAGCATGTTCCGCAAAGAGCGGGGCAATAGGATCGTGATGCTTACGAGTCCTACCCCCCCCAACCATAATGGTACTCTTCTTACGACGTGGGATATACTTCTCACAAATTGTGACACCATTCAAAATGGTAATTACATCGCCCTCACGGAGCTTTGCTATATCCGTAAACCCGTTCAAACTGGACAACGGCATAAACAAGCCATCGCTCTTTTCGCCACGAAGCTTCAACGCCTTAATATTGCGCTTTTCAGGATCGAGATAACCACCAGCCGGCTTACCGTTTTCATCCTTACGCCGAAGCAGGTCATTCTTCACCGCATACTCAGTTCCAAGCTTGCCATCTACGGGGAAATAAACACCAAGCTCTTCTGGCTTTGTATCCAAGCCCACAATTACCGTATTGCCAAAACATTCACCGCAGAGAAGTCGATCCGCGTTTGAATGTTTGCGCAAATTCTTAATACGAGTTACATATGCTGCGTACATAATTCACCTCCAATTATTCATCAGCAATAATCTGAACAATGCCATCTGTGTTTGCCAGGTTACGAATGATAGAATCAAAGGTGCTATCATTATAATCAACCTGCTTGAAAACGATGTTATAACCATCGTTTAACAGCTTAGAACACTTATCATAATGTTCTTTTAGATAATGGTCATCATCCAAGATGCGAGGAAGCGTATTGATCTCCCCATATCCATAGCATCCGACAAAATATTTATCCAGTTCCTCAACAGTTTTAATCTGTTCACCCTCTGTCGTGTCTCCATAATCATTTGCGGCAAGCAAAACACTCTCTAAAACGGTGGTAAACCCTTTCAGAATTGGATAACGCCGAATAGTCTCTTCGTCGAAGTTGGGAGATGCTTTATAGGCGATAACATAGCTTGAGCTACTACTATTCGTTACAAAGTCTTCTCTAATTTTCATTTCAATTACCTCCGAATATAATCGCTGAATGCACGGTAGGTAACAAATCTCTTCTTCAGACCGGCTACAATATCGACAGGATTAAGGTCGAACTGCTTACATACCTCTGTCACATATTCGCTATCGTACAGCTTCTTGCGACGCTTATTCACTGCTTTTACCTTTGCAAATACATCACTGCGGGAAACCTTGTATTCTTTTTCGAGATACTTTCCAAGGTCGTACTGCGAATACTCGATAAACTGGCAAATCGGACAAAACTCTTCCGGAGCAGCATAACGATTGTCTGCCTGATCCCAGAAGATATCGAGAAGTGAATCATCGTCGTACTGACCATTCAGCTCTTCTTCACTTTCTTTTTCGTAGCCCGACTCCAAAATCTTTTTAATCAGTTCTTTGCGCGGAATCTCAAGTAGCTCATCATTGCAGATCGTATGCCCATTTACGCATTCAACCATGCCGGCTTCTTCTAAACTCATATCCCAACCAGATTCCGTTGCACCGCAGATATCACATGTATAACTGGAACTACTGGAATTGGTTACAAAATCTTTGCGAAACTTCAAATCGTATCCTCCTTTTAATGATGACTAAACCTGCGCACCGTAAAATCGCAGTTTGGAAGAATGTCATGTTCTAACGCACCGCCAACATCCGTATGGTCTTCATATTCAAGCTCAACCAAATATGGAGAAGAATCAATGTCGTTAAACAACTTCTTGAAAGCATTTTCCACATACTCTTTGATAGCAGCTTTCCGTTCCGGAGAATTATAGTAATCAGCGCCAGTTGCGCCAGGATGAGCGTCCTCCCACTTTTTTCTAAAGGTCGGTTTATCGTCAGACCACCAACCATCACTACCATAATTGAGAATGTAACTTGCTTCGCACTCAAACTCATCCTCAAAACGCTCTCTGATTTTGTCATGAGAAATCGGTTCGCTGTTTGAGAAGTCCGTCAAAAGCTGATCGACATAATCAGAGCCGTATCTATGTCTGAGATCATCAATCTGTTGTAGACCATCAGCCTTATCCGCAAAAGCGATAATAAAACTGCTGGAGCTACTGTTTGTCACAAAATCGCGCCTAACTTTCATAATTTCACTCCTTGATATTATTTAACAAGCTCCTTACCGTTGCTCAATAGACCATGTGTATCCGCAATACGAACAGCCAGTTTTGATAGCGTTCTGAATTGCAAGTACCGCATTGATCGAGGTGTTAATGATAAGATCCTTGTCTTTCTTGGGTGGACGCAAATGCGCAGAAATAACATGGTATGCTGCTTTGTTAATTGTTCTAAAAAGGGAAGTGTTACCCGTTCTCTGATTGAATGCTGCGATGTAATCAACTTTAATTTCAGGATGATAGTTACCTTTCTCTTCATTACACGCCTTGCACATCGGCTGCATGTTAGAAACACAGTCTTTTCCGCCTTTACTTTTCGGAACAATATGATCCTTCGTAATCAGAGAGCCGTCATCTGCAAACAAGTTGAAATGTCTACGCTGCGAATCTGGATCGCCACAAAGCTTAAAATGCGTTCCGACTTTTCCGCAATATGCACATGCAGTACCTTTCTGATAGAAAGTCATATAACGGAGCGAAATCGGATGAACGCGAAACCCGTCCACTACGATATCTGAGTTTTTCTTCCCTTTATCTGTGTCAAGAGATAAATACTCTTCTCCGATCATACGAAAGACTTCATCAATCTCGTATCGTTTGTCTTCAATAATCATTTTGCCCCTCCAAAACAAATCAAAAGAAAGTGTACCCCAATGGATTGCTGAAAATCCTATGACACAGCTCCTTATCCGTTACAAGCTCGATTTTTAATATCGTAAGCCAAGATATTTTGTCTTGAAATTTTGTTCGAGCCTCACGAATAGAATTTGCACAAACATAATACGGATATCTATGCTCATTGTTCTTTCTATAATCTGCAAAAACAGCATATAGGTTCATGTCATTGTCCTCCAGACGTTCAATCGAGCCAACGATTCTCTAAATACAAAAATCCATAAACACAGCCGGCCATAAAAACAACCCAAGCCAGCCAAAAGAAAATCAAATAAAGCGTTTCTGACTGTTGTACAGATTCAATCACTTCCACCGGAGTGTCATTTTCGTATAGAGAAGAAGCGTTCTTTATTGTCCCATCACTCAATGTAGCAAAGACAGTCCCGACAAGAGATACATCTGTTACATTGTAATAGTACCTTGTATCGCTGTTCTTATAAATATAGTTCCATCGCTGCTTTTCAACACCTGCATCAGCTAAGTTCAGACGTCGCACTGGCAAAGAAATTGTGCCATATGAAAATGGTTCACCCAAAAACACAATCGTATCCGTAGCAAGATGTTCACTGGAAACATAGTCCCATGAGTAGTAGACCTCTGTTTCTGTGTATGTATTGCCATTGCTGTCTTTCTTTGTAACGGTTCTGGTATGTCTTGTGTAATCCTCACGAACTTTCTCAATGTAAATATAACCATTGCCAATCTCATCGAAAGTCACAGGCGAATCCGTACTCAGCTCTCCATACAGCAACACATTGCCGAAGTCAGTATTCATACCGTACCGGAATTGCGAATGATCCTCAATAATCGTTGCGGTTGCATACTTCTCCGCTGTCTGCGCCGCGCCATATGAAATCTTTCCACTTATAAATAGACCAAGGCAAAGTAGGACGCAGACAATAATTACGCTGAAAAGCAGTTCTCGTTTTTTAATTACCATTATTAAAGAGATTCTGCGGTGCATCGACCGGCGCACCATAATCGGTATAGATCGTTTCAATTCGTTCATATCCAAGAATACTCAGGATAACATTGTTTGGGAAAGAACGAATCATCTTGTTATATGCTCGAACTTGCTCATTATAATTATTGCGATACTGTGCGATCTGGTTTTCTGTCATAGCAAGCTCATTCATAAGCTGTTGATAATTTTCATTTGCTTTCAGCTCCGGATACGCTTCTGCCACGGCATTGATAGACACCTTAGCCTCATCAATATCGCCATTACTCACACTGGATCTGGCAGCGGTAATGGCCTCAAGCGTTTTGCCCTCATAATCCTGATATGCCTGCACTGCATCCACGAGGTTATAAACCAGATCAACGCGGCGTTTTTCGGCAACATTGATATTGGCCTGAGCGCCGTTAATCTGCTCTTCCAAAAATATAGCTTTGTTGTTCGCACCGGCAAAAATGCCGACAATCAGAATGATGACGGCAAGGACAATGCCAACGATAATCCATGTAGTTTTATTTTTCATATTGTACCTCGTTCAAATATTTTCTTTAGCTGATTCATCAGCTCTTCATCTTCCGTATAAAATGGATCTCCGCATTTGCTTGAAACATAAGCCATTATCTGACCAAATCTCAAATCTGGACATTTGCTCTCCCATAAATCTGCAAGCTCATTGCAGAATCTTCGGATTCGCTTCGGATCTCTCATTTAATACAGCTCCTTTTCTACCTTATCGCACAAAACTACTTGCGGACGAATCGGACAACCGCCCATACAAGCGTGTTGGCACTGACAATTCGGGCAAGAATTTCTGAAATGGCTTCTGAAGCTTTCAAACTGCTGACTATTCCAAGCTTCTTCGATACTTGCATTGCTAATATCAAACGCCCAACGCAGCTCTTGATTATCGAAGCTACAAGGCAAAGCTTTCATATCGCTTGTGATATACATGCTCCATCTGCCGCCCTCGCAAGTATCAATACTATCGTGGTCAATATTGTGAGTCAGATTCAAAACGGCTGGAATAGAACATGAGTCGAAGCCAATTTTGAAATTGAATTTCTGTGTATCCACGATCTCAAAGAACTGTCTTACGAGCGGGTTATCCATCTGCAAAACATTCTCTTCGCTTCCGAGTCCAACGGGTTTGTGAAGAAGGAAAATCACTGCGTTAATGCCAGCAGGAAAACCATTATTTTTTAGCCGCATAATTGCTTCTTCAATAGAATTGTTTCCAAGAACATAATGAATGTTCGTTTTTACGCCAGCATCCAAAAGCATCTGAATCGCACGGTATGTATGTTTCTGACGATACCAGGAGATTGCTACTGCACCACAGTATCTTCTACACAGATCTACAATCTCATCTGTAAAGCCAAGCCCAGAAGAAGTGAAATTCGGCACGATATTGTTTTCCCTACAATACTGCAAAATCTCAGCAAAATTTTCGTGCTGGTCAACATCACCACGACCGCCAAGTGCGAGCTGAAATGTTTTACCCTTACATTCGTCAACAATGCGTTTGAAATTTTCAAGCGTCATATTTGGCTCTTTGGTTTTTAATCCGTTCTGATAGCACTGAACGCCAGACTTAAAGCAAAGACCGCTTGCTCCGTGAACACAATGCCCCATCACGCCGACATCAATCAGCTCTGGGAACGCTGTCATAAACGGATCTACGCCGGTGTCATGCCCATTCTCATCAATCACACCGCTACGAGCATAAAAGCCAGTCGTAGGATTAAACATCGCTACAAACCGATTTTTCCGATCAACCTTCTTAATCACCTATTACACCCTCCTTAATATTGACTTCCGTAGATGTTTTTTCGCATCTCGATATTGGCGCTATCAGCCATTTGTTTCGTCCAGTATTCACCAGCACGAACGCGGGCTTTAACGGTCAAACGCTTAACGCCCATCTCCGTCATTACGGTCTTAAATCGTTTTGCGAGATCCATAGCAGCCATTTCAGAGCCTTTTGCACTTCTTTTGTAGCTATGCTCTGGGACAGAGACATAAATCACAAGCGACTCTGTTGTTTCGCTCGTATTTTCGATTTTCAGACCATATTCAGCCCATGTTATCATCACAGCCTCACCAAGACTGCTCATGCAAACACACCTCTTTCGTTATAACTACCCATCGTAATAACAATTTGCTTACTAAGTTCTGCGATTCATTTGGATAACAAGAAAATCATTTGATTCTGATATCGCGTTGTCTTTGAATCGCCAAAGAGTATTGAACTCTCTATCTAACTCAGCGTTACACCGAGTACACAGACAACCACTTGGTCTCCAAGGCTTTGGGTTGGAGTTTTACTGATTTTCCAGAGCGTCACCGATAGGCTTATAACGATCAGAGTTCAGCGTTTCAAGCAAGCACTCATACGGATCGGTTTGACCGCTCATCACCATCTTTGCGATGTTCGGACTAAAACCGCTTACAAGCGCAACGCCCATCTCATTCTCCTTAATAGGAATAGTATTCGTGCGGCTATTCACATTCCAGAACACAAGCCTTGGCAGCTTATACCCAGCGTCCGCGTAGCGCTTTGCAATCTTGTCAAACAGACGAGAATCAACACTACCACGAGTATATCGGCTTCCGCCATTCGATGTTGCGCAGTAGTCAAACTCCATATCGGAGATAATAAGGATGTTTGCGGGAAGGTCGCTCTGTTCCATGTTGTTTTTCTTTGCCGTAGTCAGGATAAGATCAAACACCGCTTCGATATTTGTGTTTGCTACCTCGCTGTGTTTAAGCGCAATCTGGATCTTCTCACGGAGATTTTTACCCTTACTCAAATCGACGAGCTGAGGACGCTCAGAAAATGTAATGTAATTATCCTTGAACTGACCAGAGGAACGCTCTGCGAAATAAATTGCAAGCGCGTTTGCAACAGCCAGTGCAGTAACATTGCCGCCGCCAACATTCACGGTCATACTGCCGCTGCCATCCGCAACAACAATTGTATTGCCGCATCCGTTTACGGTATCGGGAAGCGCGTTCCAAAGAGCTTCAAGCGTCTTATCCGTAGGCTTCAGACCACGCCAACCATCGCTATACTTTGCAACAATGTCATGCGGGAAAAGCGTAGACGCATTGATTTTCGTTTCGCCCTTTTCCAAACGGGATAGGAAGTCACGGCGACGATCTTCGTCGTTACGAAGGAACGCGGAGTTGTAAATCAGATTTGCACGAGACGGGACAGCTTCATACGCAATCTCATCCCAACGCTTTTCGGACATTTTCTTCTCCACGATATCCAGCTTAGAACGCAACTTGGACAGCACCTTACGGTAGTCGCGCTCAGAAATGCCCATAAACTTGTAAATCTGCTTAGCATAACGCTTTGCGTCAGCGGAATGAGCATTCGCAGACGGAAGCCACTTTGCGAGAAGAGAAATACCATTGCCATCACTCAAGTTCTGGATATCCTCACGGAGCTGCTGCGCAATAATGTTCAGCACATTAGGTGCAAGCTTTGTATCAAACAAACACCACAGGTCATCATAGCGTCCATACTCAGGAACGAGGGGAAGCAGCGGAATGATGTATTCCGGATTTTCCTCGGCCATACGCTGAAATACAATGCGGAACAAACGACGCTCGCCAAGACCGCCACGAACATCACGCGCAAAGAACAGCCATTTCATTGCCGTGAGCTTATCCTCGAAAAACGCTCTGATGAAGCGATTTGCAATATCGCTCGGAGATGCCTTACGAAGAGATGCAACGGCAAAGTTGAGATCCAACAGTTCCTTGCCAGTAGTGCGGTAGCCAATAGCTCCGTTCTCAGTAACAGAAACATTGAACTCATCGTTCAAAGTGCTTTTCATAGCATACATAAAACCATTCATACTTACTTCCTCCTTGAATTGTTTAACTAATTCCTTCTTGCTTGAAATAGCCTTCAAGACACCATTTCACATTCGATGCTGTTTGTGTCTTAAAGGAGGGGCGAGACGCAAAAGAAATCCGCTTATCAGGCCAAATACTTTACTTACAAATTGCTGTGTGCGTCTCATACCGTTACTACCAACTTTATAAGGGGCTGTTTGAACGGAAAAGTCAACTCTATACCCGTGGAACGGCAGGTAGGAATTGAACCTACGATTGACAGCTTGGATTGTGAAATAGCTGTTAGCGAAAATCCACTTTTCGCATTTGTATGGCTGTTGTGTTACCGCTTCACCACTGCCGTATATAGATGCCCGTCTCTCCGAGCTGTCACCATTTCTACCCTTTTGTCGTGTCGGTTTAGAATGGTTTAAGCAGTCATTCACGTTGAGCCAGGGGCAGGAATCGAACCTGCAACCACGGGTTTAACAGACCAAAAGAAATTTGCTGTAAGCGGCTTAACAAGTCGCATTATTACGCGCTCTACCAGTTGAGCTACCCTGGCATTATAGGCTCGTGCGGTCAGAATCGAACTGACATATACCAATCACATCCACGGTGTACTTTCGTAAATGTTACGCACGAATATAGACGCAGAGGGGAGGACTCGAACCTCCGACACTCGGATTCCTTTAACATTGCTGTTAGTGCTAATACTTAGCACATTTTTTGTCTGATGCTCTACCGACTGAGCTACCTCTGCATTTCCTACTACATCTTCCCGTAAAAATTGTGAATTGCTCACCAATTCGAGAAAATTATTTAACGACTTTTGAGAGCTACGGGAATCGAACCCGCAAGCAGAAAAATTCCAGTTTTCTTAAAGAACATTGCTGCAGGTGTCCGCCGTTCAATACACCTTAAAGCTGTCATCCAGACACTCTCATTTATGCCGCACTTACACGGCAGTAGTGGTCTGTCCCACCGTCACACAAAGAAGGAGATGAAAGCCGATCATCACAACGGCTGGTGCTGATGATGGGAGTCGAACCCATAATCCACAATCGGCAGGGGATTTTAAGTCCCTCATGTATGCCAGTTCCATCACATCAGCATATATCAAGCAAGGTATAGGCCACACTCCCATACAACAGAACCCAATCTGTTTTGTGTTCGCGCTCCTGCCATGCAGTTACCGTGAAGAAAACGGACAAAATAATCAATGATTGCCGGCTTCGATTGCGAACAGACTTTCTCTTTGTCTACTTGCTTTTGTTGGCGGAGTAGACAGGACTCGAACCTGCACATCGTTCCCGATTACTGGTAGTTTAGCAAACTACTTCCTTACCAATTAGGATTACTACTCCATATCACACCACAAGACGCTTATCTGTCAAATTTCAAGTTTGATTTTGTTAGATTGCTGTTTGCGTCTTTCTAACTTACTTAATCCTGCTGTTCCTCAGGGGCAAGAGTTACACCCTTTGCCTTATACCAGATCTTCGTGCCATCTTCATAGAAGATAAGATACGGGAACTCGCTGTTTCCAGCATCAACTCTCTGAACCACACCATGACCGTACTTCTTATCAAAAACACGATCACCAACATTGAACTTCAGCTTCACGATGTTATTCCTCCAAGTTTTATTTCACACGACGCATGTACGATATAACCCAAATATATGTAAGAAAATTGCTGTTCGCGTCGTTACAAGTAGCTATTAGGCTACTGGCTGACTTTCTGTTTCCGGAACTTCCAGAAGTTTTGCAAAATTTGCAATGATCGCAGCATTGTGTGTACGATTCTTGCTAAGCTCCACTCGCGTACACGCAAGCTCAGCAGAATACTTGTCAATTTCTGCAACCGTGTCATCAATTTCTTGGTTAACAAGCTCCAAACCAGAAATTGTTCTCGTTACAAGATCAACCGCCGCTTCTGCCTGTGCAGTCAATTCTTGTAGCTTCACTTTCTTATCCGCAAGGATATCACGAACCTTATTTCTCATTCATATCCTCCGATCAGTCAACGCCGTCAATACTGACGATTGCTCCAGAACCAGAGACAGTAGGAAGCTCACCATTCCAGCGCTCGTACTTGATCTTCTCAATCAGATTTGGGGTGAGGGATGCGGCAATCTCACGGTTTGCCTGAGCTTCTGCTTCTGCTTCAATGCGCGTTACCTCAGCCTTCGCATTTGCATCAATGATCTGCTTCTCAGCGTTGATTTCAGCAACCTGACGATCCTTTTCGGCCTGAACCTTGGCAGTCTGAGCTTCGATATTAGCCAGTTCAAGTTCCTGCTGCGCAGTGACCTTCTTCTGAATCGCGGCGGCGGTTTCATCGTCTACACTGATGTCAGTGAAGTTTACTGTGTCGATAATAATGCCGTACTTATCGAACTTATCACGCAAATAAGTGTCCAACTCAGCATTGATTTCAGTACGCTTATCGCCAAAGATGTCAGTGACGGGGTAATTTGCAGAAACCTCCTGCGTCCACGCAATAATCTTAGGCTTGATAAATGTATCCTTAATCTGTTCTCCAGACTTGCCCTTGAAAGTCGTAAATGTTTCAGCAACACGCTCTTCGTCAAATCTGTAAGAGAATTCAAGATTTACACGGACGGTCTTGCCATCGGACGTCGGAATGGAAAAGCTCTCATCGTTCGGAGAGTCACCCTTTTCCTCGCTTGTAAGGTAGGACTGCTCCAAACCGATAGAATAGGTGGTTACTTTCTTTGTAGGCGCTACAAGATGCCAGCCCTGACTCAGAACCTCACCATCAACGCCGCCGTTCATATTATAAACGACTCCGACATAACCGGTAGGGACACGCGATGTACAGCTAAAACCGAGAATCACGCCGCCAAAAATGATGATCGCCAAAACGATAGCACCAACAAAACCATTCTTTCTCATAGGTTATTTTTCTTCCTTATCTTCAATTTTTTCATCTTTTTCATCCTTTGACATTGCATCAGAAGCATCTTTCAGAAGTCTGTTGGACAACTTACCGATAGGTATAAAGCCAAAGGACAGTAGCAGCCACAAAAGAGCTGCACCCACAAACACAAGGAGAACAAATATGGGCATTACTCATTCTCCTTATCATCCTTAACCTGCGGCTTCTGCTCTTTCTGATAATCGCAGTCCGTAGGCTTGAGAACCGCGACATAATCATCGCCATTGGTATAGGACGAAAGCGGACGAACCTTTCCAGGCTCTTGGTTGCGTCGGCAACCACACTTATAAAAGTTGAGGAACTTACAGCCGTTACAGGTCAAAGTCTTATCAACCCAGAAGTAACCGCTGTCGTTTCGCTTGTTAGCCATTTCATACACTCCTTAATTTAAGTTAGGATACGGCGAGACGATTTCGGGGCTGCAAAAATGGAAACAACACTTGTGTTACCCCCCCGCATCTGAGGTATCCAGCAGAGATCTTCCGCACATAGGACAGTAACGAATGCGCATTTGCCGCCCAGCGGTATCGTGGAAGATATTCGTTCCAACCTCAATATGTGCGTTCTGATAGCTTCCGTGAGGACTTCCGTGGCTATCGTAAGCCCAGAAAGCACGAGCTTTCTTGCAATACTGACACCCAACCAATCGCATCACCCCTCTCTCGTTCATAAGATTAGCTTTTTATCCGCTCAGGAGTTGAACCTGCTCTCAACTGCGTTTCACCGGAAACTATTCGGACATATCTTGTTTAGCTAATTCCTATGTAAAACCTAAAAGGCTTTTCGCCTTTTAAGCTTCCTCGTTGGAGGCGCTATCAGAAAAGAAATGCTGCTTGAAACCTTGATATTCATGCAAACGCTTATGCGCTACAGAAACAGATGGATACTTTTCATTAAACAAATTTTCAAGAAGTGGGATGTTGCCAGCCTCAATTTCACCGTTTTCCTGCTCATATTCATACGCACGGCTGAATATGCCAGACCAGTACACCTTATCATAATTAAAGATATTTGCTTCTTCATTGCCGGCCAAACCGAAGTTACGAATGAAGATCCTCATTACCTTAGGTACATCCACATGCGTCGAGCGGGCGGTGCGAAACAGCCATTCGGAGTTTGTATACTTCAAACGAATGACACCCTTTGCTTGAGACTCGTAGTCAACCGCATCACGGTAATCACAAAGATACGCCATAATCGTACTGTTTGGAATGATGGTTCGATCTCCGATTTTTACACAATCATCTTTAATATCATCTTTCTTGATTTGAAGTGCCTCCTCGATGTGTAAACCAAGCCACGCAAAGTAAATTGCAGAGATTTGAAGAGCAAAGACGCTATCATCAACTTTCTCAGCAGCCCACAAGGTAGATTCAATCGCAGATTGTAACGACTCAAAATCCTTGAAATACTTGCTGTCGTAAACATGATTTGCGTTAATCGCATTGTATCGAATGGCGTAAAGATTATCGACATACTCTTTTTCAAGAACACCTTTTTCTCGCAGCCACTTCAAATACTTTCCGATTCGGCTTTTTGTAGGAAGCAGGACGTTGGGGCTTGTGATATTCAACTTCGAGATCAGCTCGATGTATTCTGCTTTTGAATACCCATCTTCCAGATTTTTTCCGATTTCACCCTCTGCCTTTGCGACACGCCTCCAAAATGCAATTACCGCATTTGCGGACTGTTCAGACACTTTCGCAGTATCAGAGGCAATATACTGGCTACGGTAACTACTGTTATCCACGCGCCACCCTCCTATTCAAATTATAAGTTGTTTAACTTGTTCCTTACAAGTGATAGTATAGCGCAGCGGAAGCCGTTTGTCAATAGGAAATTGCTAAATAAGTTTTATTTTTTTTGCTTCGCGCCACGCCATATATTTTTCGTGATAATATGTAGAATAGTCATCATCCAATCCACAACAACCACATTGAAAAAACCTGTCCAACACCGAGGCGATCTCATCATTACTGGCCTGAACAAAAACTCTATCACGAAACGATGTTCCGTCAAACGGGAATACATCAACATAGGCAATGATACGAATTTGCGCCGGCTGAACATTAAAAGAGAATCCAGCAGAAACTTGTTTTACAAGCTGCTCATACAATGCGTCATGAGGAAGCGTCATCTTTCGAGATACGGCGTTCATAATATCCAAAAGAAAATCTCCCCATAACATCCCAAGATACGGGAGGACGATCTTATCGGACTGTGCGCTCTCCATACCAAAATCTTCTACTCTCATCTCATACTGCTCTGAACCGTTTAATATATTCATCCTGATACACACCCTCCAATATTGATTATCATGTTGACAGCCGCGAAAATATGGTCTATAATTTCAACCATAGCGATAATATCTTATCGACACTACGCAGTATAGCAGAATATCTTATCGCTGTCAATAGAAAAGCGTGAAAATATTATCTGCATTGGAGGACAACCATATGGAATCAATTTTGTATCTTAGAATAAAGGAGCTTTGCGCTGAGCGCGGGATCACTATGGCAAAATTGGAAGAAGATCTCGGAATCGGGACATCCTTAATCCGCAAATGGAAAACAAACACTTCACCGTCTATTGATAAGGTTAAGATCATCGCAAAATACTTTGGCGTTTCATCTGATTACTTAATTGGACTATCAGACATTCCGTCATCTGCGGAAGAACTGTTATCGGATGATGATTTTGTATCCTTGCAGCGAGCAAAATCAAAAATGTCAGCACAAGATCGTGAAAAAATGATGAAGATGATCCGTCTTGGCTTTGAATATGCCTTTAAGGACGAGAATTAGTCCGCTTTATTGGACACAGAATATGATATACTACATCCCACTGGAGGTATATATCCGTGATTAGATATCCTTACATATACAATCAAGTATTGCAAGTGTATAGGGGAATGGACAGCATCTCATTCCCAATCTGCACCTACGATATCCTTGCACAATTGCCAAACTGTAGAGCGCTGACCTATCAGGAGTTTGCTACAATCAACCAGTGTACCGTTCGGGATGTAATCATTCTGTGTGAAAGTAAATCTGGCTGTACGCACTATGACATTGCAAATGACCGTTATCTTATCTTGTGGAATGAAGATTGCGCCGATAACAATGTTGATGGGAGAAGATTATGGACAAAAGCACATGAACTTGGACATGTCATCCTAAAGCACCTTCCGCTGGTCGCAGAACCAATGCTTGCAGAAAACGGTTTTAACAACCTTACTGCTCCGGAGTTTGAATCGGAGGCAGATCAATTTGCCGCCACATTACTTTGCCCTATGCCGCTGTATGAGATACTCAGAATTGAATCTCCATCAGATATCAAGCGCGTATTTGGCCTATCCAAAGAAGCATCTGAACACCGCTGGTCTGAATATGTGAAATGGACAAGATATCACAGAAAAACCGCCTGGGAGAATGACATGCGCCGTGTATATCTTCAGAAGAGAATTACTAACTAACCCTACTGAAAACTCCGCCGCAACACTCACGAAGAATGACTTCGCATGTCTGTCCAAGTTGAACAGTGCCATGACAAATCGGTTGTCCATTAGCTGATATCACATATTTTCCATCCTTCACAGAAACCGTCCAGAAATCTTTCATTCGCTGCGTTACACCATTTGCTTTGCGCATTCTTACGAAAGTCTCTTCCATATATGCTCTCTTTCCGCCTCCCCGAAACGGGGAGGCTTATTTTATTCGATCTTTCTTGACGCTTCCAGTTCTTTTGCCAACTCCTTATGCGCTTCCGCTATTGTATCTGCCGACAAAACAAATCGTCCCATAGCGTCAACAACTTCAATATGCCCTCCGCGATGGATGAAAGAGTAGCTCATATGACACCTCCAATATTGATTTGCTAACTCCTTTGCTAAGATAAAAGGCTTTTTGTGTCCTCTGATATATTTACCCACAAGATATTGCGTTTGCTTACCACATCATGCAATTTCTTGTTCGCCCCACCTGATATGGAATTTCCCGTTCTCATCCATCTCGCGTGACATCAGAGCAGACAGAAGATTATAGTCCACACCAAACCGATTATAGATTTCATCCAAGTCGGTATCTTTCCCTCGCATGAACATATTGATCTTTTCCTTGGCAAGCACCATCTGCATCTGGTTCGACTCAATGCTACCAAGATAGGTAACAAAATAGATATCCTTCATCCGCTTAGAAGTAAAGCGAATAAAACGCATATAAAACTGGCTCATCCGAGAATTGTTGTAGTGCAGCTCCGGAATTATTACCTTATCCACATATTCAAAGCTCACAGAACTTGGCAAGCTTTGCTGTGTACAAAGTAAGATTCCATTCTTGCTTTCTTTTAAGGTCTTACGCAATGCTCTACGCTTTGCAAGCGTCGTGGTAGATCCCGTAACAACAAACAGAGGTCTGTCTGGCATGATCTCTCGAATTGCCTTTGCATAAGCATCAACAACAACCTTGTGCCGTACACCAATTGCTACGATCTCACCGCTCATGCTCTGCAGCATTTCAATCACTTTTGCAATTTTCGTCGGCAAACCTCCGTCATACTCACGAATTGTATTAGGGGCTGCGCTGATTCTGAGCAATAGCGTAATTTGCTGAATAAGCCGCATCATGGAATCCTTGCGAGAATTTCCAGTCGAAGCAAAATAATTACCACGCATGACATGAAACTCTTCAATCGCTTTGGTATAAACCGCGCGTTCGCTTTCCGTAAAACGAACGGTGACTTGGTGGATACGCTTGATATCTCTGCCTGAGATTTCTTCCAGCGTCCGTGTAATCACAAATCTGGAAAGAATGTTATCCAGTTCGTCCGCATTATAAATATCCTGTGTTCTCTGTCCAACGCCAAAGACCGTGATCTTTTCCGGAAGGTGAGAATCTGCAAAAAGGTTATACCCCTTGTGATATGCGGGGATAGGCTGTCCATAATACGGATTCCCGTATACATGGAGACCTTCTTCAACGCCGTCTTTCTTGCTGGCTCGATCATAATGATAGATTGTATTGCACCAGGAAATCATGTTGAACGAATTGTTATAGGCCAATTCCAACTGCGGCGCAAACTCGCTGATATTATTCCGCGTACTTGTACCAGTCATCTCCAGCTTAAAACGGCAACGACGAAAACAATCCAGTACGGACTTCGTGCGCAAACTGGATGGATTCGTCATCTCGTCGCTCTCATCAAAGCAAAGCACGATATTTTGATTATGAATCATCACCCAGCGCTTTACTTGCTTACGATATTTGCCAAGCTTGTTCAGTGTAATGAGGACAAAATCTCCACGCTGCACCTTGTCAAGATCCACGAGCTTGTTCACCATAACATATCGGACTCCGAAATTAGGGAGCATGACATCCCAGGTGTTCTTGATTGAGATTGCAGAAGAGACAACAAACGTGCAAAACGCATTCTTCTGCTCCATCCTATAACGCCCAATAGCAATACCGGCAAGAGTCTTACCGCAGCCCTGTTCCCACTGCAAAAGAGCATATCGCTTTTGTAGAACAAGATTGATGTCGTGTTTTTGCAAATTGTTCAGCATAATATCTTCTTCATTTTCTTCATCATGCAGAACAAAACCATCCAGCCACGACTTAATGTCAGTATCTTCAATCATTTCAGAAAACTTTTGCTGTTCAATACTGTATTCATGCTGTTTGCGACGCAAAAGCCGAGCGTATCTTCCATATCGCTCTGTGTCTTCTTCACTGATGGCAATATCATAAATCGGAGTAGGCGTTTTCATCTCATCCGATAATTGACGCGCCATTTTGGGGCTATATGCCTTATACACAAGATCATAGTCTCGTTTTACAAGACAAATTTTATCCTCGTACTGAACGGGGTGCTGATGCTTTACGACATTCCGTAAATAAGCCAATACTTTTGCCTCAGTCAAGCGGATGCGACACCACTCTTCATAAGACATACTTTCAGGCTGTTTCTCCGTATAGTAACGATTGAGATATTCACAGCATTTCGTGTATTTTTCTTTGAGATTTGGGTGCGTTTTAATTGCGTATAGGTATTTCTTCACATTGTACAAAAACTCAGCAGATGAATCATGATCTCTTGCGAGTTCCAGTAAAATGTGCGAACGATTTTTCACGAATACCGCCTGAGCATCCGCTACAATCTGTTCACGAACCTTTCTGACCATAGCTGCGTTCATACAATCCACTTGCATTGTCATCTCTGTGGAGTACGGATTCCGTTTCCAGCTATCCATATCACTATTACGCTGCCAAAATTGCACCTTTGTCTCATAATCGGCAACTCCCATTGATGCGAAAGTATCTGCGCGAAGCATAAACTGACCAAGGAAACTAAAATGCTTTTCCATCTCCTTAATCAATCCGCTATCACTAAAATCATCCGCAAGAAATGACTTCGGCACAACAAGCGCCATAATGCCCATAGGCTTTAGCAAAGCTGCGGCTTTCTGGCAATAGTAAAGCTGAGAAAGAATCTGTGCGCCATCCACCCACCAACGAAGATTGAAAGGAGGATTCCCAACAACATAGTCCAGCTTGATACCAGGTTCATAACTGCGAATATCTCCACAGGTCAAATTTGCTTTTGGATATAGATAATGTGCAACCTTATAAGCTTTCGCATCCAATTCGCAACCATAAGCGTTTGCCTCCATCGGTGCGTAATTGAAAAAATTGCCCATCCCACATGTCAGATCTGCAAAGACATCCTGATTGCTCAACGAGAGACAATCCATGATAAACTTGCACACGCTATCCGGTGTGAAAAATTGACCGTTTTCAATTTCTTTCTTTGCGCTGGAGTATTCGGAATAGCTGTTGTAATCAGAATAGCGCAGACCGTGCAATCCACCATCGCCAGTGTAAGCGTTATAGATATCCTCGCAGGTAATACCGGAAGACTCAACCAAATCGTTATCTACAAGATAAAGAATCTTATTATTTAATTCACGGCGGCTATCTTGCGGAATCGACTGGCCTAAATATTTGTATTTCATGCTACACCTCCAATACACTATAACTACCCACTGGTATATTGATTTGCTTACTTCTTTTTAAGGCGAATCACAAACATATCGAAAAATGTATTGCAACTCTCGACCTCACGATCTGCCAGATGTGCAACGGAACAAAGAACCTCTCCAATAAAACCGCAGGCAACCTCTTTTCCATCATCATAGATGGACAATCCGCTACAGAAACACGCAATATTGTTGTACTTCAAATCTCTCAGGCGGCTACCTTCTGTAACACGAAGAAAACAATCATCTGTACAGCAACGAGCTTTGTCCTTCCCACAACTTGTAATGCACTTTCCCATATATGCCTCCTATTCATCCTGACATAGAGCCAGAAACGCCGGTTTAGATTTTTCCTTGATCTCTTGCCATACATCTGCCATTGCAAGCTCATGTGTGAAAACTGGTCGCTGTAAGAGCTGTTCCACATAAATCTGAAACTCCGAAAAGTCACACATCAACACACCGGTATAAGCCGATACAATAAGCCGTTCTTGCTTTGTCATAACGTACCTCCATCAAAGTTCATTTCCAAGAAACGTCTCTGCAAACTCACGGGCGAATGCCTCGCTGGTAAAGCGAACATCCACGCGACCGTTTTTGAAACACTTGATACTCTTCAACTTTTCCAAGCCAAGCTGCATTTCCGTGTTGTAAGTTTTCCACTGATATCCAAGCAGAGTATTGAGCATCCAAGGAATGTTATCCGCAGTGCCGCACTCAAAATATGCAAGGGCGCGAACGACATTTTTCATTCCGTCAGTAAGCTGAATCTCATGCTCACCGTGATAATACTCTTCATGCCAGCTATCAAAGCTGCAAGCATAGTGAGCAAAGGAGATGACAGCCTTTTTCTGTTCATAACACTTGTTCCCGTAATATCTGTTCCACGCAGCATCGTGAGCTTTCTGCTTCAGCTCGTTCAGTGCCTTTTCCTGGAACGAGAAACCGCCAAGCTGAATGAAAATTTGGTCGAGAATGTCTTCATACTTCAATTCCGTGTTTTCCACCGCATCATAATATTCTTTGTATTCAGCACTGCTGGGCGACGCATAACGATCTGGCTCTTTCGGAAGAAGGACTTCTTCAATTTTGCTTGCCTCCAACGAAACCTTATATGTTCTCTCAAAGTAGGAAACAAGGGCGCTAATGAGAACATGGTGCGCGTTACGCAAACGGCTTGTGATATCATGGACATGTACGCTGTCCCCAAGAAAAAACGACCTGTCGTACATCTCATCTTTTGGAACAACGCGAGAGATGATCGACTGCTGCTCATTCAAATATTCCTCAACTGACTGACGCAAGGACTTCAATGCAGCGCGACCTTTGACATAAGCCTCATGATAGGCCATGCAAAACTCACGATCACGCTCCGAAATACGAGTATCCGCCTTTACCTCAATACTGTTAAACTTATCAAGTAAGCTCATATATGACCTCCATCATCTGTTCTCATTCACTGCCTGACGATATGCACGGTACGGGTTACAGTTTTCCGCGTACCATTTTGCATACGCCGTTTTACAACCATCATAAGTCAGCTTGACTACCAGAAAAACAAAACACAGTACAGCCAATGTTCATACCTCCTATGTTTTCATTCGAGATTGGAGCGGGTGTTGCTGCCAGTCTCAATCTCGTACTGATCTGCAACCCGCTCGCCGCCTGGGAAACGATAGATTGGAAATTCCCCGTATTCTAAGCCAACCAGAACGCCAATATATCCATCATATGTCTTAACATAGTACGGGAACTTCTGCGGAATCAGCTCATAATCGGATGACTGTTCTACAGTCAGAAGCTTTTCGTAGTCAACATATCCATATGCCAGCCGACCGACCGCAGGACAAAACATCCGCCCATCGTATGTGTCAAAGTTTTCAACCGCAATCACCTTGTTATCGGACGGCTTTGGAAAAGCGCCAGGAGTAAGCGGGCGCTGCGTACTAAAATATCTCATTGTAAAGCCTCCGTTTCTTCCAGCTCATCCGCAAAACGAATCAAATCAGAATCGTCAACCAGGCAGCCCTTGCTTTTTGCATATTTTTTCATAAAATAGACCTTGCCGTTTGACTCCACCAGCCGTCCATCCATTCCGTAAAAGGACACGCGCTTTCCCACGAGCTTTTTCGCGGCGAGCTTGGCATCGTTTGCCAGCCTCTCCTGATCCCAGCGGAGACAATACTGAATCGCGACATCAATGTTTTCGCTGTCGCCGAAAGCTCTTTCCAGCAGCTCCAACAGCTCCTTGCAAAGCTCTGCGTTTTGCTCCACCGTATTCTCCTTATTCATGCCGAGGGTGAAGTAGGTATAGTCGCGACCGGTCAAGCCGCTCTCTTTCGTCCAATGGCTACACCAGAAGAACAAATCCCACTGATCGCTGTCATAGTTGATCTTGCGATCCTGCTCTTTGTCGTACTGATAGCAGATAAACCGCTGTGCTATGGTCTCCATGACCTTGTGCATGAAGGTGTTGTTGGTTTCACAAGCCTGTCTACGCCGCTCGCACCAAGCGTCCTCCGGAAGTATGTCATGCTCACGCCTGTTTTCATCTCTCTGTGCGTCCGTGTAGCAAAAGTTAAAACGCAGGTGGTAAATATCCTCAGCGGCGCATCCGCGAGACACAAACCTTTCATAGCCCGCAGGCAAATAGGACTTATCGTAATTGACTGTCATCAAAATCATCCTTTCTCATTGTGTTGTTCTCTCACTACAACTACCTTGTAAAAATTCTATTTGCTTACTAAAGTGCAAAAAAAAAGACGCTGGTTTTTCCAGCGTCTTTCGTCGTTGTATTCAGTTAATCATAGATAAAGTTTTCTCGTCCGATATACTCACCAGCTACATAATCCTCGTCAGAAACACCGGAATACCATACTAAATCACCATGCTCATCTATCATAGAAATCAGGCGAGTCATGCAATCTTCTTCGTCAAAGCCGCCGACCTCGATCTCTTCATCATCAGCATATCTGCCAACCATTTTCCACGGGTATAGGACTTTCATATATTTCTCCTTACTGCCAGAGGCTTTCAATTCCAAAGCTGAAACGAATAGCTTCATCTTTCAGGCCGCTCAAAAATACGGTGTCTGCCAGTGCATTCATTGCAGAAAAGATTTTTAGCTCGCGTCCACGAAGGGAAGAGAGACGTCGTAGCTCCATCGAAACGACCACATTCTGTCTGGACTGAGACGGCTTGTCAATGTCAACACAAACGACCTCCATGCTATGATCGTTCATCCATTGAGCTGCAAGCTTCAGCTTTTCATACCGCTGCATTTTAGACAGATCGGCAACTCTTCCATTGAAAAACTCGTTATCCGAAAGAATGCGGTCAAGCTCTTCATCATCAAAAAAATCTCTTACATCAACATCAGACTGCTTTGAGCGCTCCAGCTTCTCCTGATATTCTTCCTCAGCTTTTTTCTTGGCCTGCTCAACCCGTTCACCAAAAGTCACTCGAATCACCTTGTTTCCGTTCATGTTACCTCCGCATTATATCATCATTTCCGTTTTTCTTCAAGAATCGTTTAGGCATCTTCGCCCATAAAAGTCACACCGATGAGCCTTGCAAAATCATTCCGCAAAGTACGCGCCTCATCCATGCGTTCATATACTTCCGCAGCATTCTGTTGACGCGCATTTGCATATTTTTCTTTCAAGAATTTGTACTCGCTATTTAACGCTGTCGTTACAGTGTCTATTTCTTCTCGTGTAAGCTCCACGGTATAAGTCAAGCATTTTGATTTCATCGTAATCCCTCCATCACGCAATTTCTTTTATGGCGCGAACAATACGCGCTCGCTGTGTATTTTCCACCTTTGTGTAAATCGCTTTACCGTTTCCAAATACAGCGGAACAATAGACCTCATCGAACCCATATTCTTTCGCAAGCATTTTCAAAATTCGATTGATCTTATTGATCTCACTGTTATACCGACGAATTGCTACACTACGGCATACATCGAAATAATAATGGCAATCGTCATTATCATACTCATTCGGGTCATGCTTCTCCTCCACATAGAACTGAACCCCATAATATTTTCCGCCAACAGTTGAAATAGAATGAAATTCAAGCTTTGCATTTGCATCACTCAACAGCGTCTCCATCTCTTCCGCGAACTCAAATGCTGCTACCTCATCCAGATATACTTTCCGCTCCGTAGCTGCGCCACAAATCGGGCATACACCATCTTCTCCATATGTATTGCAAGCTGGACAATAATCCACCTCAGAAACGAAATCTCTCACATAGAGAGGAAAATTTTTCATCGTATTAAAATTTGGCATCGACATATTATCGCCTCCTATTATATCTACCCATTCAAATAGGCTTTTGCCCACCAGAATATAGTTTTTTCTGCCGACTGCCCAATAGGGCAGTTTCGTCTTGCTTTCCAAAGACTCATCAGGACAGTTTTACCATACAGCTCTCCAACCAGGCTGAGCAATCTGCTCGTCAAGCTCGCGCTCACGCTGCTCCGTTTCGGTCAGCTCGCTTTCCTCCGCAAAATCAGAAGAGTCAAGATCATAAACCTCGACACCGACATCAGCATCGGAATACACCTCTTGCACCATCCCGCCATGAACCTTGACAGCGATATTGACATCAAGCTCTTTTTCTTCGATACGCCACACCTCAACATCAGAACCGTCTCGAATAGAGGCATCCATATCGGAAAACTCGCAGCAATAATCGTCCGTTTGATTTTCAATATCGAAATCCCAACTTACGACTGTCTTCTCATAAACCGTTTTCATCTTGGCCTGCGCCGCTTCCAGCGTCGAGAAAAGATCGACAGACGAACCCCAAGCGGCATCCGTATCCTGTTCATGAATCAAAAGGAAAAGCTTCATTTCATAACCTCCAAATGCAGCGGACAATCTTCGTGCCGCTGAGTCAAGTATTTCTTTTTCAACTCATCAGAATAGCCCCACTTCCGCTTTTTCAACGGAAGATAGCACCAGTGACAGGCGCAATCTTTGCAGCTATCCGGAATTGCATCTAAATGTGTTTTGAACCAGACAACGCGATTTTCTTCCATGTTACCCCTCTCTACGAAAAGAGCCGCCCATTCGGGCGGCTCTCAATCACTGTTTATCGTGCGCAAACAAGCTCTGTCATGCGGTCGAGCATCTTGTGGCCATCCATGATTCTGTTCCAGTTGTTTTCACGGTAGCTGCCAGTCTGACGGCGCGGGGCAGAATGAGAAATCATATCGCTCATAGCATTCACAACGCCCCAACCAGTGTTAAGGAACTTCATGATATCCGGACGGAAATAGCAGATCATAAACTCGTCCTTTGCCTTTTTCACGCTGTTCTTCTTGCGCTCGGTATCGTCATCGTCAACAGGAAACATCTCATCCAGAAGCTTATCAAGCTGTTCATCGGTGATTGTCGTATTTGCAAGGCGATCTGCGCAAACAGCAAGCTCATCCATATAGGCATCCGCAAGCTGGAGACACATACGCGCTTCCTGCATCTTCTCGTCGATATTGCCGACATGCTTTGTTGCCCACTGGCGCTTCGCGCTATTCAGCGCAAGATTCAAAGTATTATTGCAAACAACACGAATCGGAGTCATGCAGACACGGATAGAACCGCTTCCGTCGTGCGTATTCGAGAAACAAAGGTACGGCTCGACCTTATCGCCAACGACCTCGCGCTCAGGCATCTTTGCCAGCAGCCAAATCTTCTTGCCATTCTGCAAACTTCCAGCAGTTTCATAGCGGACATCACCGCCGATCAGCTCATCGGTAAAGCTGAAAGCGTCCCTATTCTGTACGATCTGATAGCGGTCAGAGACAACGCCAAGCACACGACCATCTGTGCTACGGACATTTGCCTTATAATTCTCGATCTTCGCACCGCCACAGACCTGAATATTTCTCTGCTTGACCTCCCAATCAAGACCAGCCATTTTCAGCGCATCAGCGCTATTCAACGCTTCCTGAACCTCAACACCCAGACCGTGCCAGGGCTTCTCACGCACATAAAACATAGTTTCGACATTTGCTGCCATTTTTGAATCCTCCTTAAAGTAGAAAGTAATTTGTGATGATTGTTTTGGGCTTTCTATTATATCTACCCATAAAATTTCGGCTTTGCCCACCAGCCGTTGAAATTATTTTTTATATGGAAATGCTGCTACAACATTGCATTTCAGCTCCAGCGTGACTGTATTTTCCGGAACATCAAGAGCCGCACAAAGGGATTTCCACTTGTTTTCACTGGTAAAATCATCTTTCCACAGCATCAGAGATTTTCTGCTTTCGATTGTCTCAGACTTCTTTTCGATCAGCTTTGCCGCAGCGTGATATCCGTCACGATACAGCACATTCACAATATCTTTTTCTGTCATTTATTCATCCTCACGATCTTCGCATAAAGTAATGACTTCCTCACGAGAAAATCCATTTTCCTCAGCGGCCTGCCAGTCATCATCTGTGAAATCCAAAACCGAACCGACGCAGCTATGATAGTCCATGATTGCATAAGGAAGTCCCTCGTCCGTCCACTGCCAATCAAGCTTTCCGCGACGCTCCAAATACATTGCTTTTGACTCTTCGATTTTATTTCTCAGTGTAAAAGCGCTCATTTTATCACATCCTCATCCATAAGAATTTCGGAATATGAGATCTCAGCGGCGGAGCAAAGCTCAGCACGGCGCATCAACTTTTTCATCATGTCAGCGGGATTCTGCGCAGAAATTACATATCCACGGGAATAATTGCCCATTCTGACAATGACAGAGTATTTAGAAAGAAAATGCTCTTCCTCAAACTCTTCTCGTGATACGCATTCCACTACATCTTTCCCGCAGGCCGGACATTCGGTAAAAGTAAAGCCCCCGATATGCTCATCGCACAGCCTATCAGGAGTAAAATACGAACCACAATTTTCACAGGAAATAATATGCCCATTGTTGCATTCATCCGGAACACAATCCTCGCAAACAAAATATTCGTTATCCATACCTTCATTGACAACAACACCACAGCAGTTATCATCATCAGAAGAACGACCACAAATCTTGCAAGTTTTCATTGAAAAACACCTCCTATTATATCTACCCTCAAAAGCTGAGTTTTGCTTACTCATAAAATGAAAAAATGGGGTATGGTTTTTGATTTCGCAGATGCCATTCCAAAACTGCGCCGCTTTTAGCCGATGATCTTCTTCATTTCAAACACCTCCGATCAATTCATCCAGCGCATCCGCAGAAATATGTAACGCCTCCGCAAAATCTTTTGCTTGTGCCGCATAGCGATCTTCATAATATCCGCGCTCCATATCCGTCTTTGCATCGTCTTTGCGCTTGCGCAAATCCAGCAAACACGGCTTTACAATACGCTGGAAATAACTATTGGGAGCTACATTGATATTTTCGATATCATTCATACATACACCTCTCATCTCAGATATGATACGGCTCGATTCCACGCTCAACCGTTTCACCTCTGAAACAATGACCGCAATACTCCCAAATGCCATTAGGCCACTCTCCACCGACCTTACGGAAAGTTTCGTAAGTGTCTCTCCATCTGCCGGTCTTTTCATCCATCCTGGCAGAATAAGGCTCGCCCATCTGGGAGCAGTCTGCCCGCATACAAGCGGGCGGCACACAATCCATTGCAGCATCTACGATTGCCTGCTCCACATAGTCACCAACCTTTACAGCTTCATATGTGAAATCGTCCTGCTTCCAGACAGGCTTGCCATTAAACATAT